ACTGTACCTCCACCACCCGAACCTCCTCCACCGCCAGTAGCTACGGGAGCAGCAGGACCACTGAACCCAGCCAAAGGATGAGGAGCACCACGACCACCACCGAACCCACCACCCATTGACTTATTCAAGCCGTCAACGGATTGACGCAGTCTGTTGATATCGGCTTCAGCAGAACTGACAAACTGTTTCACCGACCTCTGGATATCGCTGAATCCTCGCTCTGTCGTTTTGAGGAGTCGTGTGGTTTCGGAACTGTCCCCACCGACTAAGGAACCCAGAATACCTTTGACCTTGGAACCGATGCCACCGGCACCGGCTCTCTGCTGTTGACCCGCTGGGGTCTGGGCGTGGGCGGCACCTCCAGCTCCTAATTTGCCCGTACTGACCCCTGCTGAGGCCTTGGACAGGGCTTCCATCGATTTTGTGAGGTCGTCGATCAAGCGTTTGGCTGTTGCGGCCTGCTGTGGATCGACGAGAAATCCGATTTTTATCTGTTTATCCGACACCCTATAAAGATTGGGGTCAAATTAAATGTTGACATCCGGAGGGAATCCAGATATAACAGTTTATTATGTATATGAATCTCTATATCTACGAGGGCCATCCCGTTCTTTTGAATTATAGCACCGGCATGGTTGTGGTGGCGGCCTCCTCTGAGGACGAAGCCAGAGAAATGTGCGTAAAGCACTTCGCCTATGAGTACGATATCGAGCCAGATACAGCAATGATTGAGCAAATCAAGAAATGGCCATTCCCTCGAAGCTATGCTCTTGGAGAATTTTGTGCGCCCGGTATCAAACACTACGTAAGGGGTGGAGATTAAAATGGCAAAAAACGAGTACTTGGATAAACTAGAAAAAACCACAAGACTGATTGCAGAATGGGCTGGATCTCTTCAAGACATCAACACTAGGCTCCTAATCGCCGAGGCCCAGGTCCAGTCTCTTCGCACCGATAAGGCCAATGCTTATTCTAAATTGGAATCAGCAAAAGAAGCCCTGATCGGTCTCCTGAAGGAAATCAAATGAAAAAGATCTACGAACTTGAATTGAAATTTCCAGCCCCCAGCGATGTCATACTTGCGGCTACAGTTGTGGCGTCTTCTGTAGCGAAGGCTCGATTGCTAATGTGTGATATCGTGGGTGATGGGATGATGGAAGGAGAGCCTCAGTCTGCCTGGTTAAATCCGATTTGCTCGACCGTGATTTTAAAGAAAGTCGGAGGCCAATGACCTGGGATAAAAGCGTTCTGGCCAAGATCGAAACTGAGATCTCAAAAGGACTCCTGCTGGGTCAGAGGCCTGATGAAATCGCTACCGCCGTGATGGCCTCGATATCAGAAAACGATGTCTCAAAGGCCAGAGCTAAATGTGTCAAGTGTAATGGAGTCGGATATACTTGGAAGCGTCCGGCTCTTGACGAAGGTCACTTTATCCAGTGGAGATGTGGGTGCCAATGAAAACTATCATTAATCGTCTCCCGAAACCGATGACTGGTGAGGAGTTTGCCGATAAATACGGACTCGTAATGGTTGTAGACGAGATACTAAAAGACGCAGAATTCCATGCCAGACTACAAGGAGTTGAGGTTAAGGATGGAGGAGTTTTGATTGGAGCCTATGGGATGGGGTGGGCTCCTGATTTGGCGATCTTGAATTACTGGACACAGATCTTAGGCAAGACGATAGTGATCGATGCCTACAAGAGTACCAGACGAGAAATCGATGTCCCTCGTATTTTGGATTTAGGTTTAGAATAAGGATCCATTATGATATGGAAATTCAGAAAATCAAACAGGTCCAAGACCCCTACTCATATCGTTTCTAAAGGTGATCCCGAAACCTTTTTAGGCGAGTTCGAGGGAGACCTCCATACAGTTTTTATCGAAATGGCGATAAATTTCAAGCCTGGGGATATTCTGGAGACTCCAGAAGGCTTCATGTGGTGCGAAAAACCACATGGAGATCCTAGGAACTGAATTGATAGATGTAGTAAATGTCACGACTTCTAACTACGTTGGCATGATTCTTGCGGACTCAATCTTTGAGGTATGCCACAGTACGCAGTGGACGTTTGGTCACTGATTCACTACATCGGATGGGGCGTACTGGTTTTTGGGTTAGGACCACGGATTGGAATAGTTCCGGCCATTATCTTGGGAATCTGTTCCGGAATAGCTTGGGAACTGATAGAGCCCCTAACCGTCGAGGTCTGGTTCGGCTTCAAGGAACCGTGGTATAATCGCTGGATTACAGATATCTCCGCCGATATCCTGGGCGTCATCTCTGGTGCTATTTTAGCCCAGATACAGAAGAATCGAAACCAGCCTCGGCATCGGCGCTAAGGATTTTGTCGAATTCCTCGATGTCGAGGAAGCTCATCTTGATTTCGTCTGGAGGTTTCACCGGTTTCTCAACTTCTACCGGCTTTTCTAGGGGGATGCCGCCTCTGCTATGAGTAACTGTTTTCTTGACAACAGGCCTATTCTTGGTTTCCGCGATTTCCTTCTCAATCGACTTCGAGAATTCGAGTTCAGACAGCGCCTCTGCTGCCTTGGCCATTTCGGCATCGAGAAGCTGAGCCGGAGTCATCGTGAGTTCGCGGAGTTCTTCTTGGATCTTGTCTTCTCCGAACTCTTCGTAGTGAGACTCGAAGTAGCTCACCAGAACATCATGAATTGGCAGAGTGTTGACAACGTGCAGCGGGGTACAGAATTTCTGGGAATACCACCGAAAGATGCGCCTCAGGCTGTAGCTCTGACTAGGGGTGTCAGATAACACCTCCTGAAGAGCTACAGTCCTAAGGGCTTTGTAGTAGTCCATAACACCAAATCGGAATGTTCACTACGCAGTGAACTAAAGGATTTCAGTGAATTATTCCGTCTTGTGCTTTTCGAGGTCTTTCTTTGCCTTTTCTGCGGCCTCAAGAAAGGAAGCTCTGGCCTCGTCAATAGCTTTGACACAAGCATTGTTGACCTCAATCAAGACGTTGCCGTCTTCTAGGTCTAGACCATTATTTGAGTCCTTGAACCAGTTCGGGGCCTTTTGGACTCTAATACTCAAGTAAGCAATTGCAGCAGCCACAGATTTAGCGTATTCCGACGCCTCCGTGCTATTGACCCCCAGGATGGCCCTACGGACCTCGTCCTCTTTCAGGGATTCTCGATGGGAGAGCTTCGTCTTGGCCTCGAAGACCCCTTCGTAACGACGATCTGTGGATTCACCTTTGACATCAATACCGAACACAACCTGATTAATCATATTTCCTCTTCTGGGTCGATTTGGACCCGGTTTCCTCTTTAAAAAAGATTGCGTTCCAGATCTAGGTGTGGTATTTATAATGCTGTCGATGAGTAATTTGAATCGAATGATAACGTTGGTCGCCAACGAATTTGATAACGTCTACGACAAAGGCGGGAATCCATACGTCCTTCATTGCTTGAAGGTTATGCATTACGTCCGTTCAGACGATGTTGAGATCCAACAAATCGCCTTGGGTCACGACCTAGTCGAAGACCGAGGAATTACCTATAGTTACCTGAAGTCTGCGGGGTTCTCGGAACGGGTCATTTCCGGAATCAGGGCTCTGACCAAGGTTCCTGGAGAATCGGAAGAGGAATATCTAGCTAAGATCAAAGCAAATCCAGATGCGATTAAAGTAAAGCTGGCCGACCTGCGTCATAACTCAGATATCCGCCGCCTCAAAGGAGTGACGGAAAAAGATATCAGGCGTATCGAGAAGTACCATAAAATGTACCTGGAACTTCAAAAATGTTAGAATCAGAACTTTGCCAGCAGTTCATCTCCTGGATCAAGCCCCAGGGATATAAGGTCTATCCCGAAGTTAAAGGTTGGGATATGGTAGTAGTTCCAACTTCTGGGAGGGTGCTCAGAGAACCTTCTGGGGGTCAAGTCGGAATCCATGCCAAGCTGAGGGGTAACGTCGAAGTCCTGGCGCAGTGTCTAGATAAAGGCCCCGGTACCAGATTTGTTTTAGTTCCATGGGCGTCATGGGAATTCAAAAGAGTAGCCAATGCCCTTGGTCTTGGGGTTATTTGTTTTTGCCGTAAACGAAAGGTTATGGACGAATGGGAGTATTTCGGAGGCTTCGAGATATGGGGTGAGTCCAAGGTCTGGACAACTACAGAATTCTGGCTGCCTCCGATTGAAACCGATAGGCCGTGTGGAGTCCAGAGCCCTCAATCATTGACGCCGTGGAGAGTCAAGGCACTAGAAATTTGCAGACTGTTTGAATCCAAAGGCGTCCTGACTTCAAAAGACTTTAAGCGAGTCGGGATCAATATGAATACATGGGTCCAGGCAGAATGGATCAAGCCAGTGGGTAGGTCCGGTAGACTAACGACCTATGCCTTGGGGCAGTACCATCCTGGATTGGGGTGGGAAAAAGAGATGGATGCGATTAAAGCATTGATGCCTTCTCAGAATTCCGATATATTGAAAGAACCCGATGAGCCGACGTAGAATTCAAAAAGTGCCTAGCGAAGTGATGCACGCGGTTCGGTGGCTTATAGAAACCAGCGAATGGAGTCCAGCTATTGCAGCCGATGTATTCTTTGACACCTGGACCGCAATGGTAGATAGCTCGAAGATTCGTAGCGGTCCACAGGCGACTGCACTGGCTGATTTGCTGCTAAGTCTGAATAGATATGCCGAACAACAGACCCGTATCGATGCAGAGTTTTTGGGAGAAGGAACCTCAGATGAATCCCGAGAAAAATCGACTCAAACTGTCCAAGGCAGCTCTAGTCCTAGTCCTGGAGAAGAAACTCCCTAGACTAAGGGATTCGGCTGTTTTTGATACCAAAGGGAAGCCGTGCTGCATCATTGGTCATTTAATCGACAGAGCTGGTCTCAGAAACCGGCTACATCCATTCAAAGGGAAGTCTTTTGATGGCACCCCCGGAATCAGGCATTGGGACGGAGCCCAGACCCTAAAGATCTTGCTCGGAAACCTATCTGAATCCGAAGAACTCTTACTAGAACAGATCCAGATCATAAACGACTCCCATAGGGGTCGGACCAGAATCAACAAACTGAAGCCATTACTACAGAAGCTGTCAATTTACCTGTCGAGGAAAACCGATGTCTGAATTCAAAGTCGAAGCCGTAAAAATCGAAGCCATCAATCCACACCCTGGAGCCGACAGGCTCAGTATTGTCGAAGTCCTTGGATACAGAGTCATTGTTAGATCTGGAGACTTCTGTCCCGGAGAGGTTGCCCTCTACGTCCCAATTGATGCCGTTGTTCCTTTGTCAGATTCGAGATTCGCTTTTCTCGGCAAAGAAGGCAAGACCCACCACAGGGTCAAAGCCGCAAGACTCCGTGGCGTTTTCTCGATGGGAATGCTTGTCAAGGCTCCTGATGACTATGTTGTTGGTCAGGACTACGCCGAAGCCCTAGGTATCATCAAATTCGAGGAAGTTCAGAAGGGGATGAGTCTGAGAGGAAATGCCGATACCGCATCTCCGCCAAGCGGACACGTCCCGGTCTATGGCATGGATAACCTGTTGCGGTACAAGGAAATAATTCCTCCCGGAACCGAAGTCATCATTACCGAAAAGATCCATGGTTGCAACGCCAGGGTTCTGATCGATTCCGATGGCGTCCATGTCGGTTCACATCGGACCTGGTGGAAGCCCGAGGATTCCAATGTCTGGTGGGCGGCGACAAAACCCTTCTTCGATAGACTTCCTCCCGATCTGACTCTGTATGGCGAGGTCTACGGCAAGGTCCAGGATCTTAACTACGGCGTTGATCTAAGTTTCGCCGCCTTCGACATCTGGGATAATCGCAAAGGGGTCTGGTTGCCCTGGGATGAAATGGTAGCATTCTGCGAAGCCAGGAGCATTCCTGTGGTTCCCGTTCTCTACAGAGGTCCCTACGACTTCGAGGCAACCTATAAGCTGGCCCAGGGCAATTCGGTTCTGGCCAAGGACCAAATCAAAGAAGGCGTCATCGTCAAGACCACAACAGAAAACAGAATCGCTTTGAAGCTGCTAGGAGAAGAATATCTTCTCCGTAAGAATGGTACCGAGTTTCACTAGGAGGTCAAGATGCAAGCGGTAATTATGGATAGAGGTAAGGGTAAAACCACAGAGCTAGTCAAGAAGTGTGCTGAACACGGAGGCTATATCGTTGTTCGTAGCTCTCTAGCTTGTACATGGGCTGTGAAGGTGGCTGAGTCATTGGAATTGCAGATTCCATTCCCTTTGACATACCAGGAACTGATACAAGGGCAGCTCCACGGAAAGAATTGCTCTCCTCTTTGGATCGATGACCTCGATGCCTTTGCAGCCGCTTTTGTGAGCAGTGTAGGTGCCAAATTGGGTGGGTATTCTCTGTCTCCTTGACATCCCCAGACCTTTCCGATATATTAAACAAATGAAGACGAAACATCCAAAAATCGAAGCAGCCTGGAATCAATGCCAACAGCTCTTTGCCGAAGGCGACAAGGTCTAGGACGAAGGCAACAAGGTCTGGGCCGAAGGCAGCAAGCTCTATGTCGAAGGCCGCTTGGTTTATAGAAATTTTGTAGTCGAGACCTATGGCAAAGATGCAGAAATCGACTGGACGACTGGTGAGATCCAGGTCTAGGTCATGAAGTACCCCGAAGACACCTGGGCGTTTCGAGAAATCGAGAAGGATGTCTTTAAATCGATTGATACCGCTGACTGCCTGAATTGCGGCGAACCCACTAGCTATCTATCCTACCGGTTCCCGAGACCTGCGATTCCGGTTTGCAGCCCAGAATGTCATCAGGTCTTGCTTGATCTACAGACCGAGGGTCTCATCAATATCGAGGATTAAATATGATCAAATCAATGATCGAAGAAATCAACAAGAAATGCCCCTACGGACAGGGGGTCTTCGTACAGCCATCCGGTATCCCGATTAAGATCAAGACTCCTGTCATCTATACGAGGTACCTAACAGGTGGAGCCGCAGGTGGTAGCTGTTTTGACGAAGATGGCGACTCAGGTGCCACGGACTTCGTAGAAGACGAACCCAAAAATAAATGGAAGGTTCTAGATATTGTTCTCGAATATCTCAAACCTAATATAACCTACCTTCAATACAAGAAGGTTCTTGAGCTGGTTCACGACAATACCGAAACAGAACACGATTACTACGGTAATTATTCTGAGTACAGGATTGAGTATATCGTGGTCTCTGAACTTGAGAAGTTGTTGTTTGAAATCTCATGATCAGAACTGCTTCAGATCTAATCGAAGGCGACATCTTCTTCGACGCCTTCGAGGAGGCTTTCAGGGAGGTCCAGCATATCTCAATTGCTGGAGACTCCCTAAGAATTATCTGTACCGATGGCAGGGTGGATTTTCCGAAGGAATATCCAGTCTACATCCTGCCTAAGGCCTCGGTGGCTTCCTATAGGTAACCTCGTAGTTACAACACGTACAGTAGCCCTCGATAATATTACCGGAGTCGTGTTCTGAGTAATACGTAGTTTTGCACTTAGGGCACGTCGAGGTGCGGACCCTGACGGGCCTGAACTTGTCGTCTTCGACCGGCTTAGGCTTTATTGGACTTCCCCTTGAACTTGAAGCAGAGGTCTTTGCAGTCTTGGAGGTATGGAGTCATTTTAACTCTATTGGCTCTTAGATCTTCGATGTGTTGGATCACAGCAGACCTCACCCAAGACCTAAAAGGCCACATCCAGTAGTATCCGGGACCAGCAAAGGCCTCCACTACATATTTATCGACATAGGATTTATATTTCTTTGGTTCGATGTCGCCCCAAGTCCAGAAGTCTGTAGCGATACTGATTTTGTATGCTGGCCATTCGATTAGAGCCCGGAACGGAGCCGGTATTGGAGCGAGAAAGACCAATCCGACCAGGAGCCAAGGGCTCCAGAATCCAGTAACAGCTGCGATTAGGTTCAGGAGGACAGCCAGGATACCGAAGATCTGAGGGACTAAGTAAGCAGCAGAAGTCAGGTACTTGGTGTATTTCTGGTTCTGGATGCTATGCCAACCTTCGTGTAGAACAGTTTGCCAGCTATCCTCAGCGAAACCGTCGCTCAGATTGGTGGGGTAGCTAGCGGTATTGCCTAGGGTTGTCCAATACTGTTCGAGATAGTCTGGGTTGCCTAAAACCCTCAAAAGCTTACCAATAGTCTTGTGGACTCTGGAATCGGCCTTGGGTTGGATCTCAAAGTTCGGATTATGTTTTCTCACAACCTTTTCGGCTGCAATCGCTTTGATTAAATTGATCATTGCTCTCCTCTTAGCCATGCTCAATGGGTGGCTGGTCTTCTGGTTTCTCGTGCTTCTTGGGTTTGGGAGTATCCTCTTTAGGAATATCCTCTGTTTTTTGGAACCTGGATTGCACCCAACGAGTAGCGGTATTACCACCGGTATAAACGGCACAGCAGCTAACCAGACCAGCAATAACCTCACCGACCACGGCAGGTGGCACGACGTATCCGGCCACTACGATAAGTACAGAGGTACCCGCAGCGAACCATAGCTTTCTTGACTTATTGCCACCGTCTGATTCTCGATGAGTCATGTCGAAAAGATTACTTTTCTTTTGACACCCTCTCGGGACTTCGATATATTAATTAAATGGACATCAAAGCAGAAAACAAATCGGTTCTGAAGTGGTTCAGCGGTAAGGCTCTATTCAATGCAATTGAAGCCATGGACCTCCTTGAGGCTTCGGAAAAGCAGGGCTACTGGTTGCCTAAAGCTGCGACTAAGGTCCGTGCCGCTCTTGGCAAGGCCAATGAAGCCGCCAAGATTGCGAAGAAGCACGGCAAAGCTCTGGAAGCGATTGGAGACTACCGCACTCCTCAGAACGAGCGAGGCTGGGAGGTTGCTTTCATGTTGCGCTATTCCTGTCCTGCTCGCGACATCAACTTCGTTGCGATCCGAAATCGGGCCCCAGAAGAGCTGAAGGCAGTTGTTGACATCGGCGAGCAATTCTATTCTGATATCGCTCCTCTACGAGAGGCGATGGACCGTTTGGACGCCACCCGTCCGGTTCCCCAAATCTCATACCTCGGTGCGTCGCCCACCGTAACCGCTACGATGGAGCGTCTCGGTGTTGTCGCCAACATGGGTACGGTTCGGGTATGCCCCATGGAGTGGATCGAAAAAGAAATCACCGACAAAGCCGGGAAGAAGTCCTGGATCAAGGTTGGTCGCCTGGTTTGGCCTCAGGGCACCGTCCACAACAAGAGCCGCTTTGCCTGCAAGACCTCTAACTGCCATGCCTGTGGCCATGCCATCAAAACCAACAACTGGATCCCTTTGGTCGTTGACCAAGCCGATGGGACTCCGGTCTCGGTTTGGGTCGGTCGGGATTGCGCCAAGACCCTGTTCGGAGTCGCTGTTTCTGGACCAGTCGAGCTGGAGGCCTAGTCATGATTCACCTAAAACACTTCCTCGATCTCAATAAGATGAGCAAGAAAGAACTTCTCTCAACAGCAATTGAGCTGTTGGGAAAAGTGTCGGGCGAAGAGAGGTCTGATTCCGAAGCCAAGGAAGCAGTAGAACTGTGTCTGCACGAACTTGAAAGACGCCAATTTGATGTTTTTCCGACAGCCGAATAATTGTTGACTTCAGGCCTGGAGTCAGATATAAAGGATAAATGAGATTCGTAATGAACCAGGAATACCGAGACCGGACGGCTGCTGCCCTCTATGAATCCATGGAACTCTACAAGAAGGTATCAGACCCGAATCGAAAAACGGAGCTTCGCCTCCATATCGATAAGCTCCAGACCTTCCTGGCTACCAATGAATTCGAGTCAGATGACTGGCTTAAAAATCCTAGACTGGTGTAGGCGTCAGGTCTGGGCCCAGGAATCTCTCTGGGCTCCTACCGCCGACGTTGCCTATCGGTTTATCCGAGACCTAGCCAAGCAATTACGGCAGTGGTGACAACTGTACCTATGGCGCCGAGAACCCATCGCTTGATGGCCTTTTTGGATTCGGCTCTGTCGTCCATATCCTTCTTGAGATCATCGATGGTGTCCTGCTGCTCGCTGACCCTGGAGCCGGATTGGGTCTGGATCTGTTCCACTTCCTTGATGCCGTCTTCTATCCTGGTAAATCTCAAATCGCCGTAGTCTAATCTGTTATGAATGGCCTCGAAGCCGTGGACGACGATTTGCTCCAGTCTTGCCAGACCTGGCAGGACCTGGTTATTCATTGCTGATAACCCGTTTTCGACCTTCTGGATTCGGTCCTCGTGGGCTTCGAGCAAGATATCAGTGGTAGAATTGGGTCTTAGTTGCGGCGCCATTTCTGATTCCTATATTTGGAGGTCACGGTTTCAAGATAGCTACCGAATCCCTTGGATTCGATACTATCAATAGCCTTAGCCGCAACTGCCTCTTCTGGTGTCATCACCCAGTCGCCCTCGTTGAATTTTTGAATCATGGCGGATTCCTCCATCTCCATCCGAGGAGCCAAGTCATGAACCATCTGAGCCTCTCTACTGATTAGTTGTTCTAGTAGAAAGTATGCCGCCGCTTTATTGACTACTACGGTGCCGTGGAAGGTTGCCCTTGGGGTGTGGGCCATCAATACGGCTTTGGGATCTACATTCCTGGTCGTACAGGCCTGAAGAGCCCAGAAAGCTCCAGAAGCCGCCATGCCTTGAACATAGCAGTGAACCGGAACTGGAGAGGCCTTAATGGTGTCAAAAATCCGTTTTGACGCCATGAAATCGCCTCCGGGGCTGGCGATTCCGATCACAACGGCTACAGCCTTCGACTTTTTCGCAGAGGCCAGGAACTTTTCCAGCCCGTCGGCCATCTCGGCATTTATGGGGCCGACCATGGCACCGACCGGGATGCAGGGAGCCTTACAACTGGCTTCGACCTGGAACGTGATATCATCGGATTTCCGAGAAACTACCTCAGGGGCTCCGATCCAAATAAATGCCGCAACAAGACAACAAACAACCCATTTTTTAATAGCTCGCATCTGGTTCTCCTCTTTGTTTTTGGTTGGAAGGAAAGCCAGACTCCTGCCCAGGACACAGGTATCCTGATTCAATCAGGTGTCTATGTCGGGTAGTGGATATCATTCTCAGATGTCGGAGTCCTCCTTTGAAGATTGTATTCCGTCTTCGGGAGAATAGATGCCCTGGAAATCTGGGTTAGAGCTAACCAGCTCGAATCCGTCCTGAGTCAGCTCTAGAGCTTCCACTGTGGTCTTGCCTCCTGGGGACTGGACCAGGGCCAGGAGCCTGACTCGCTCCCTGTGGCCACCTCTATACAGCATGAACAGATTTTCAGGTGCCTCCAAGACCTGAACAATTTTTGGTTCGCTCATGGCCTATTGAAACTTTCATGGATATAGACACTAGATGATGCATAGATATGGTAGTAAGGCTCTCCAATGTCTGGGGCCAGGAATACCTTGTCGGTGATGACGTAGTATTTACCCTCGGAATGACCACCTACGGGATGGGGGACGCAGTAGTAGTCGCCCTTGGCCAGAGCCCTACAGTGGTCGGTTCCTATATCTTCGACTTCGATGAGTCCGAAGTTGTCCAGAATAATTCTGCTCTGCATGATGTTTGATGCTATCAGGAAGTAAGAAAATGTCAAGGTAGTATCATTTTGAATTATTTGTTTGCTTTTTGATCGGCTCCGATATATAATTGGTCTCATGAAAACAAAACAACTGGTCCTTAAGTTCTACTCAGACCCAGGCCACGGTTGGGTCGCAGTCAAGACGGCTCTGCTTATCAGTCTGGGAATTGCCGATAAAGTCTCCTCGTATTCCTATATCAATGGGCAGACTTCGTACCTCGAAGAAGACTGTGACGCCGGATTGTTGTTGGAGGCTATTAAAGGCAGAGGAATTCCTTACTCCATTGTTTCAAAACACACCAACCGACAGTCCCCTATTCGCAGCTATGATCGTTACAAAAACATTTGACATCAGAAGCTATTTAATATAGGTTTGAGGAATGATTTATTTGTCAATTTACGGTTTTATCTCTCTACTCATCCTGATGTTTGGTGCCGTGGTCTGGGGCTACCGAGATGCGGCCTGGAGGTATCCGACCAAGAGATCAAAGTCGGAACCCTTCAAGGTAGGATTCTATTTCCTATTCGTTGTACTGTGGCCAGTAGCCATAGCCGCAGCGATTCTGGTCGGAATCCCTAAGGAAATCGGTCGTCAGTACTACTTCGTCTCGGAGGATTACAAGATATTTGATTCCTATAGGAATGGCTATAAAATACAAAAAGGACAACGAGAGTGAAAATCTATATTGCAATCTACCTCAGTGTCCTTTTTGTGGGTCTGTTCTGTCTAGGGGTGCTGAAGGGCCGAGAACTTATGCTCAGCCGGTTTGCTCTGTGGGAATCAATAAAACAAAATTACACCGACAGGATGTGGATGATGGTTCTGTGGCCTCTTCTTTTTGTTCCATTTACTCTTTTCTGGTTTCCGGGGTGGATCGGTACCAAAATCGCGAAGAGGTCAAAATGTCGGTAAAATGGACAGTCTCAAAAATTAAGCCCAATCCTGTGGTTCTCAAAATTATGGTAGGAGGCAATCCGCTCTCCATAGCCTTCTCCGAGGCCGAGGCCCAAGACCTGGCATATGCCTTGAGAATGGCGGGGACTCCGGAAAACATCCAGTATAGCCGTCATTCAGACCCAGACCTCACCCCGATGCCAGGATGACACCATGCATATCTGTCCACAAGAAATTCTGCCAGCCATTGGAATCATTGCGGTATCTTACCGCTGGATCTGGATGTATCTGAAGAGGTCAAAATGAAAAGCACTTTCGAGATTGCAGAGATAGCAGAGGACACTATCCTTGACATAGGTAAAATCATTAGAACGGTTCGTAAAAATACAGGAGACATCGCTGTAAAACTTAGTGCGAATGTCAAGACAAGACCACCAGAAGAGACAGGAATCATTCAATGCAACCTCTTTCTTTATACCCCAGGGGGTAGATTTAATCACGCCCTGACATTCAACGTATCGACTATGACCAAAGATCAGATCTCGACGCAGATCCTTGTTCAAATCAAGGCGTGGGCGCAACCAGGGGACGTGGTGTAATGGTAGCCACGGCGCATTTAGAGTGCGTTGCCTCACGGCGTGAGAGTTCGAGTCTCTCCGTCCCCACGATGGATGAAGAATATGATATGAGGCCGATTCAGCTCCCGGAGAACTCCGTGTTGCTGCGCGAGAATATCAGACACCCGCTATGGGAAAAGAAAGGGCCCGACTCCCACGAAGGCAAAGTGAGATACTACCGATACGTCGAAGCAGATAAAAGAGGCAGAATCCACATCCTCCAAAAACGCCAGAACGGTCCCGATGTCGGTGCCTGGTATCCTGCCGTTATCCTGACTACAGAAGATATCGACAAGATCTTAGACTTCCTGAAGAAGTCAACGGGCCCTTAGCTCAGCGGTTAGAGCGTCGGTCTCATAAACCGGTGGTCGTCGGTTCAAATCCGACAGGGCCCACGAAAGGAAAGAAGATATGGGAAAATCAGTAATGCGCGGAATGGTAGAGCCCGGGATAGGTGTGATTTATCCATTGGCCCGTACTGGTGGCAAACAGGCCTATGTTTGGAGTCGAAATGATGTCTGGATGCCAGGAGCCTTCGCGACGATCAAGGCACTGAAGATGGCATTTATTAAGCTGACGCCGTCTGGGATCCAAGAACTTCAGGACAAGGTGAGTCCATTTGACATAACCGAAGAGGATGTATTTAATAGTTGACATCTTCAGAGTACTTCGATATATTAATCAAATGGAAATCAGGATTGAAATCGATGAGGTCTATTCCGATGGTAGCGGAGCCCCGGGGCTCGTCTATATCGATGGTGTCCGAGAATACGCTATTGACTGTCTTGGCGAACCCAAGCTGTCACGGTTCAATACTACGCACATCCTGAAGCTGAAGGATTCGGAGAAGCAGAGAATCCTTGACGCCTACATCACAGAGATCAAGAAAGTCTTGGAGACAGACATTAGATATACTTGTCCTGATACCTACTTCTCGCAACGAAACACTGACTTGGCTGTAAAGGCCTGGTTCGAGACCAACTATGCCATGTACAAAACCGACGAAGGTCTTCTCTCTGAGGTGGAATAAATGGATAAACATCACAGACTCCCCAGTGGCAAGCTAACATCTAGCACTAAAAAATATATTGATGAGTGGCGTAAGATTTCATCCAAACTAGAATCCATACTTGGAGTTGATGTATACGGATTCGATCCCGACTTCGGAGTACGTGACAAAGACAGTGGTAAGTCATTCTCCTTGCCCCTTTGGGCGGCCAAGAGAATTATTGAAAATGTGAAGAAGGTCGCTCCATGAAACTACCAGGAGAAGGCCGAGACCCGTTCGATGTCCACTTCAATGATGTCTCCAGGCGTATGGGTGATGCCTACTGGAAATCTCAAGATCTCAGGGCGCAAGGTTATAGGTCATGGTCAGAGCTTGCCCCAGAACAGAAGAAAGAGATCTTGGACCTCCACAACATCTTCAATCCAGAAGACCGGTTCTGGGCCATAACTCTTGATGGCAACTGGGAGTCACGAAGAAATCCGTATCGATTCACAGTCAGTTCTTGGGACTGAGAGCCTAACAGAAGACCTCGTAGCTCATCTGGATAGAGCGGAATTTTCCTAAAGTTCAGGCAGCAGGTTCGAGCCCTGCCGGGGTCACTTCAATAAATATAAAGGAACAAGATGCCAACAGGATACACAGCAGATATCACATCAAATACATCATTCGAGGATTTTGCAGTGAAATGCGCCAGGGCATTTGGAGCCTTGGTCGATATGCGAGATGCCCCCCTTGATGCCCAGATCCCAGATAACTTGTCTCCTGACGGATACTATCCTAGACGGGTCCAAGAGACAGAAAAGGAATTGGAACAATTCAAGTCTGCCGATGACGACTCCTTGAAGCGCCTCTATCTAAAAGAACGAAAGCGTCGGATGGAAGAGGTAGTAGAAGGTCTCCGGAAGATGAGAAACCAGCGAGCAGCCTATGAAAGGATGCTCGTAATGGTCGATTCCTGGACTCCACCATCCAGAGACCATGTCGGGATGAAGAAATTCATGCAGGAGCAATTGAAAACATCAATTGATTTCGATTGTAGCCACGAGGACTATTATCTGAAGCGAGACCTGTTTCCTCCGTTCTATAAATGGAAGAAATCTAGGCTCCGGGAACTTCGCCAATCACTAAAATATGCCAAAGACTCCTTGAAGAAGGAAGAAAAGACCTATGCCAAGCGTAATGTCTGGATTAAAAAGCTGAGGGATAGCTTGAGATCTACTTGACATCACCAGGTATCAGGAGTAGGTTTCTGTAGGAGGCCATACGACATGGATATCAGTAAAAGGATGAAAGATCTTTTGTCTTTTTCTTTGCTTTTCTGTACCAATCAGATGCAAAGCAAAAACGCAAAACCACGACATTCCCTAGATTCTTCTGAGACCGCAGGTTTGGGAACAGAACTGGCTCTAGGGATCAAACCAAAAGGTCCAGACGAGACAGCGGCTCCCTTTAGGGGTCCTTGGAACACTTCGTCTATCAAAATCTATGACAATCTCGGGATCTAGGAACATGGACAAACACCTCAAATACTCAGACCAGACCGTAATAGCAATGGCGGAATTCCCATGGACATATGGGGAACAGCTCAGAGCAGCGGCAAGGGAGCGTGGATTCTGTGGTCCTTCGATAGTCTCGATCTGGGAAGTCGTACTGTGGCTGAGAGCGAACGCCAAGAACGCGACGATTCAGGGCCCCGTTCACTGCGTCGGGGTTGTTGTTCGCTACGATATCGCAGCCGCGTTGCCGAACGACCGGGAGTACACGATCAACAAGGTACTCACCAAGCACAAGAAAACGTTTGCGAAGCTCGCCAAGTGATCGATCCCGTTTTTCTGACTTTTACGACAATTTAGTCAGATAAGGGCTCAACACTGATCCCCAGAGCCGCTAAGTCATCGCCGAAGCCTTTAGATACGGCTAAGTCATCGCCGAAGCCTTTAGATACGGCTAAGTCATTTATCCTCTTGATGTCGTCTAGACTGATCAAAAAGAAAACGGGGACCTCGACAACAACCTCTGCTGTCTTTTTCCGAGGTCTAGGCTTCTGTCTTGGGGCAAGATTTTTCTTTGGCATCTAGGCGGTCCCTTTCGGTTCTGAAATTGCGTCTTCCAGTTCTGAGCTGGGGTCCATCTCGGCAACAATAGCGATCTGAGCGATGCAATTCAGTGTAGACTGAATCACTGCCTTAACCGCTGCCTGAAATGCTGGGTCCGAATTTCGTCTTAGCTCAAGACTCCAGAACTCCCCCAGATGCTGTACCAGGTTGTTGGTTAGCGCAACCTTGGCCTCTGCCGAGGTCTCGTCTATGGTGTAGGCGATGACTTCGGCTAGGGACTCCTGGAATTCCTCAAAGACCGGATGCCGCTCCAAAGCGGTATCAAAGACTCTCTGGGGAAATCCAGGTTCGGGTTCCATTATTCCGGCGCTTTGTATTCCCCACGTTTAGCGTCTTTGAGCCTCTCAATTAAGGGGCTCAGGACGATGGCAAGTTCAGGATGCATCTTGCCTGCACTGACCTTTTCGAGGAAGAAATTGATGATTCGACGCGGCAGTTCAAGAACTTTCTTGTCTCTAACGCTGAGCTTCTGAGCAAGACCTGCGGCCTCTTCCTGGGACATGCCCTGGAGCAGATCTTCATAGGCATCCAGCATACCAAAAACCGCAAGGGTTTCGCGTAGTTGCTGGAATTCCTCGTGACCGCTGGGGCTATAAGCACCCGATTTGACATGGACCATGAGGTTCCAGGCCTCTCTGCCGCTGACCTCTACTTTAATCGTGTTCTCTGACATATTTCCTCTTTTGAAACGACTATCTCGATTGATAGCCAAGAGGAAAGATTATGATTCTGGAATGATTCCGGATTGAATCAAGGCGGCCTCGACACCCTCTTCAGATTCGATTAAATCGAAAAGTTCTAGGATTCCGTCGACTTCAACTGTTTCGATTCCGATATAGTCAGATCTGAGGATATCGACAATATCGGGCTGCGGAATTTCCTCGATTTCGAGAGCACCCCCTTCGTCAGCCTTTGAAGTGCCGTCTTCATTTCTTTTGACTCTACGATTCGGTGGCTGCGATTTAATGGTTATATGTAGGACCGCAATTCCTAGTTTTAGATCTAGTTCCCAGGATTCCTGGGTTCTCTCAGCACCGACTACTTCGATTTCTGAGACACCTGATATCGGGGTTTGTAGTTGAATCATTGGACTAAGCCGGGTCAAGCGATGCCGGAATCATTCCTACCACAAGCATTGCGGACTTCATCAAGACTTCAATATTTCCTCTGGCACCGATTGCATCCTGGAAGGCGTCAAATGCTCCTTCGACCTCAATGGTTTCGCGTCCGATTTCTCCTGTCGTTGTCAATCGATCAACGAGATCGGGTTGAGGCTGCGAAACAGTCTCAAACACTGGACCGTTGATGTCTGTGACTTGGTTACCCTCGCCATCCAGAACAGGTTGCCTGACATCCTGATTTGGTTGTCTCTTGACGGTAAGGGGGATTCCGACACCACCGACAGAAACAACGATTGTCCAGGAATCGTCGCCTCTTCCATTTGCTGGAAGGATTCGGTGATATTCTCGGATTTCTACAGTGGTTGCTGCGGTTCGTTGTCTTGCATTTCTTAGTGTAATGGTCATTTGTTCCTGTTATGCTTTACCAGCATGGGATATATCGGGTATTTCCGTCGAGAGTTATTTTTAGCCACTCGACTACTGTAGTATTCGCTCCAGAAGGACCCAGGGAAGTAAGTGTTACGGCAACGGTCCCGTTGGCTTGTTTACTAGGGGTTCCGAAGTCTATGGAGTTAATATACAGATCGTTCCACCGACCAGATGAATATCCGATGTCGTAGGTGTCATCACTGTAAGGGTACAAATCCCCATCAATGTAGGTAGTTCCAACCAAGCGAATCCTAGAGTTGCCAGTGATAACAAGACCAGCCACCTCCGGTATTCCCTCGGGATACCTCATCTGGACGCCAATGTTTCCGCCGTGTCGCTCTGTCGGAGTGCTGTAGGTGTCGTTGACGTAGAACTTAAGGATGTCAACTACGACATCGCCGCCTGACCCGTTCTCAGTCATGATCATTTTAGACCACAAATCCTGCGCCATCGTAAATATCGACCTGCCCGTCACCTGTAGTTTGTATCCGGTGATGTCAGATGCCGTTGAGCCTAGTTGTAGGTTCCCATTATTGTTGAATCTTCCGGACTCGACCCCGTTGTTACTGAATCCAACCATGTCGGAGTCGGGGAAGAAAACACCCGTGTTCGTTGCCGTAAGGTTCCGAATCGAAGGCGTCCCTGCCGAACCAAGTGGAACCCTGATACCACCTTCAGCATGGAAGACTAGCGTCGCCCCAGCATTGCTATTTGTGGAGTATAGCCGGATATTACCACCGGTTGTTAGTCCCAAATAGTCACCCGATACGAGGTACATCCCGGTCCCGGTCGAATTCGAGAAACTGTAGCTGGGGCTACCTACGAGGCCGTTGGCCACCCAGATCGGCAACGACGATTCAACAGCATTGGTGTAAATCGCAAATCTGTTGACACCGTTGGTTGAGAATCCGATACTATTCGCAGCAACTCTCCAGATACCGGTGGTAGTCGCACCAACTAGGTACATCCCCGGATTTGCTGCGGATCCATCGGGAATACCGAGATATGTTCCGTCGAAGAGGAGATTTGCAGAGTTCGAGAGATTACTGGTTGAACTCCAGTATGCGACCCTATTCGCAACTCCGGTGCCGCTGACGTTTCCGACAGCTTTCCACGTCGTGTTGTGGTAATATAGTCGGTCATTGACGGTATCGACGATAATTGGTGTCCGACCCGAATATGAGGTAGGATTTACCGTTGGTGTCCCACCCACGGTTGGGGTATAGAAGTAGCCGTTTGCTGCATTTGTTGCAAGGGCGCCGGTTCCGATGATGACGTTGCCATTAGCATCCCAGCGTTGTCTCTCGACATTCGAGGTCCCCAGAGCCATGACACCCGCAGACAGCCACGACAGTCCGGTCTGGTTGTCGGCATTTGCCGTGATATTTGGGGCGCCAATGGTGCCATAGGCTGTGACGCTATAATTTGTACTGCTGATTAATGTGGCCCCAGTGATGACTCCAGTTACGCTGATATTAGGCGTACTCAGGGTTCCTGATGCGAAAGTAAATGTAGACGTGCTGCCAAGGGAACCGGTTCCGGTCCAATGGGCAACGCGGGTGTTGACTCCTGTGCCCGAGACTCCCGTTGCTGCGTACCAGATGCCGCCGTTCTTGAAGTATAGTAAATTATTTGTTGAATCTATGACAAGGGGATTTCGACCCGTATATGCTGTATTGGCTGCCGATCCCGTAGGGGTGCCAGGCATCGAAGTGATGTAGACGTAGCCATCAGCGGTACTGGTAGTTAGTGCTCCGGTACCCCATACAAAATTACCGACGCCATCGGTTAGAGTTCCTCGTTCGGTTCCACCTGTGGTTGTTGCAGATGACGATATCTTTAGATTTCCACCAGTCTCGTAGAAAAGCCCAGCCCTGGAATCTGGGCCAAACGTGATCCAAGTAATAGCAGGTGAGCTTGCCCCTGTACCGTTGGCAAACTGATGGAACTGGTGTGAATGGACACTGTATTGTCCAACGGTGAAGCTGTTGGAACCTGCCGCTGTTATGTTAACAGTCGAGGCAGATCCGTATATACCGGTATTCGCAGTATTGGCAATCTGGATAAGAGCTGTTGCTGCAGATCCACTGCCAGAAAATCGGAGATTTCCTCCTAAAAAGGTGTTACCCGATGCGACTCTTAGTGCCCATGAATTTGTTAGAACTGCAGATCCTGCTGCTACTGGGGCTCCTGCAATATTGAGCGTTGCTGCATCAGTTACCGTAACTGCGCTTCCTGCCGTAATTGTTGGAGCCGCAAGTGCAGTCAGAGAAAGGGCTGATGTAAGTGTGGTTCCTGTTAGAGTTAGGGTGCCTCCAACCGACATCCCATCCCATACCGCACCTCCAGCAGAGGCCACTGTAGGGGAGGAAATTAGATCTAAATAGTTACCATCAAAGGTGAGGTTTGGGGAGGAGTCCAGCCTACTATTATTTCCGTAAAAAGGGACACGAGTCGCCGCCCCAGTACTCATCATAGGGAGTCGAAATACATCATTCGAGGAATCCCTAATAGAAACCTGCTCTATGTCAGTTGTGGCATTAAACCAGACATCTACCATTCCTGTGGTCGGGACCTCTGTAGGATCGGTTATAGTCTCTGGCAGACGAAGCCATGAACCAGTTGCTACTCTTTGAATCCTATTGGTAACACCAGTTACGGTAGGAATAATTTTATTACCCTGTGTATCTATTCGCTCTTCTGCTGTGGCTTGTGCCCAGGTAAGATCGAAATGGCACATCCTAACATCAGCATTGATACCGGTTACAGTGTTGCCTGACCCAATCAATGCAGTGGCTCCGTATGAACCACGGATTTGGCTACCAATAAAGCTTAGTCCATAACCACCTGGCACAGTACCTGTCACATTTGTCATGCCGGTAACAGTACATGGTCCTATAATGTTTCCATCGCTATCGCCGGTAGAGACCTCTATGCCCCAGCCACCATATGGGCCACAATGTATATAGTTAAATCCAATAGTTGCGCCATATCTGATACCAACACAAGGGCGACTGTTTAGCGGACCACCGCGAGCAAGCAACCTATTGGTAGAGGAGCTACCACCCAGCGAAGTGATTTGTCCCCCCTCAATTATTAACGGACCATGTATGGTGCTCGAATAAAAGAAAAAGGGTAGGGAATCGCTAACAATAGCTCCACTTACGTTAAGTCTAGACTTTGCAAAAATAAAACCAGGAGCTGATGCAGCAAATGATGAGTTTCTAAAGAATAGAGTAGAGCCAGTATTTTCTGGAGTATTTGCTGAGATCGTTAAAACATTGCGAATAGTAGCAGCTGTAGTCTTGTCTTCTCTCCTGTAAACACCCGAAAGACCCACGATCCCATCAGCAAAAAGTAGACTTACTCCAGTTGTAGATACGACGTTACTTATATCAACAAAAATAAACCCAACAGATCCTGCATGATCAATAGAAGTATTGGTAGTTTGAAGCTGAATATCAAAACCACACACCTGTACTGGATTTGGGGCTCGTGTTCCTGTTACAGTGGAAGCTCCACCTTCTGCTTTGCCTATGATTCCTGCAAACCTAACAGATGGTTTTCTCAAAAAGAATTCATCATTGGGTGCTGGTAAAGTTGTAGTAGAGCTAGCTAACTCAGCCGTAGTGGAGGTTTGCACACATTGTAATGATGTGCCCAGAGTTCGCAAACCAGAGGTGATGTTACCCTTCCATTGAACTTTGGCCCCAGTAAATGATGTGTCTACTGGCATGGTACCAGCTGCAATTGTCATGGTTGGAGCAGTGTATGAACCGAGTGTCCATGAGTTGTCTCCATTGGGACCATTTAACGCTGCTGGAGTATAGCCACAAAGATCTATTACATCGTTTGAGTCATTGGTAAAATTACTGCAACGAATCGCCATATACGAATATCCAATGAACCCATCTATATTGATGGAATCCATTGTTATTCCGTCTCGTTTATACGCGACGATTGGAGTCGTCGTTATGCTTTGATCTCCCTTAATCAAAACAACCACGGCACGACCATTACCCTGTTTGGGAATTCTGTCGTAGAATTCCTCGTAAGTCTTTAGAGCCAATGAAGTCATCGTTGCGGCATTGAGGACTTCAAGTGGATCGCCGTCGTAGTATCCGATCCTGGTATCATCACCAGCCACGGGGTCGATCAGGTAGAAACGAACCTTCGACATAGGCCAGTTGGCCGAATAAGATGTGCGAGCGTCAAATGCTGGAATCGCAGCTACCGCCGAAGCCTGTATCGCCACCTTTGCGAGTGTGCCGCTAACAACTGTGATTACACGCCCGACAGGAAGAACATGATTGGTTCCTGTATTTAGTGGAATTGTCGTAGTCAACATCTTCGGTGTCGTTGACAAATAAGCTATTGCTCCAGGAGTCGGAGCACTGTCAAAATTGCAGACTGCGAAGGGACCGTTTGTGATAAGAGCTGTTGAACCGTTCGTTGATTTTGCTATCGCGACACCGAGGAACTCGGCATCAGCAAGCGACGTGGCATATGCCCGTGTCGTTTGATTCGCCACGCCGTTACCGCGAACTATATCTCCGACTTCGTAGTTCGTTGCGCTTTGATTTGAAACAGCAACAGATGTCGTGACAATATTCAGACCGGTTCCGATGAAGTTGTTGCCGTTGACATCAATGACATTGGTTTTTGTCAGATCATCCCATCGGAGAGGATTGTGGCCAGCGACCGACACACCTGGGTCACCTGTTCCAACCGCAGTGTTTGCGGCTTCGATACCCATACGGATGGTAGAGCCATAGAGACCCTCAAAATTGAATGGGTACGGTGCGGAAGTTGTTCCGGTGACATTGTTGATAATTAGGCCGAGTTGGGTGCCGGTCCAGTAGACGAACTGGGAATCTTCGAGGACAAGACCCCAGATACCGAAGCTACCTTGCCAATGATTCGATCCGGTGCCACCGAGTCGGATCGGTCTTGTCGTGGATGAGCCTTTGTTTCCGAGAATTCCGTCATGTGCAGAGGTCGCAACAGAGCCCGCATTACCATTACCGTAGCAGACGATTTTTTTAGTAGTTTTGTCTAAATAAAGGGCGCCATGCGTTGCAGACGTAATGGAGTTTGCAAATAGATTGAAATTTCCCGTGCCTCGGAACGATGAATGACTGAGGACAGCTACACGGTCGTTCTGTTCAAAAATAACCGATCCCGTTGAATCAACACGCATCCCCGTGCCGGGCGATCTCGACGATCCCGAAGGTGACAGATAATCCTTTGAACAGTTTAAGTTCCTGAATCCAACGATGCGAGTGGTGGCACTCCCGACAATATTGATAAATGCAACCCTAACTGTCCCACCTGAACCGGTTAACGACAGCTTCGTCTGACATTCGATACCAGCGACACTGAAGTCCCCAGGATTTGCCGATGAGTTCGATATGTATACCTGGAATGTCCCGAGTTCAACGCTAGGCTTCTCAACAACAAAGGTGTCACCAGCCGTTGCCGCCACGGTCGTGTTGGTGCCAGGGGTGATCACGCTGGATGTGTTATTTTCCCAGTGGTAGTGCGTTGTCCCTACCAGGGCTCCAGATGTGAATCTGATCCTGTAGGCATAGGGCGACTTGTCTGTTGGGAGTCCTCCACCTACCACGGGGATCGATGATGTCGTAGCCCCGGTGTCAACGGTGTAGGGGCCAAGGACAGTTTCGGAGCCCAGGAGTCTTTCGTCGGTGGCATCGTTGCTGAAATCTGCCGTGCTGCGGACAACGATGTTGCCATACCCATACAGCGCCTTGACAAAATTCGCAATCGTAGAACCGTCGGGCCCAACGTACTGGCCGGTTCGACCCTTTAAGGCGATGACCAAGACGTGACTAGGATCCCCTATAGGAGGAATAATCTCGGCTAATCTTTCAGGCGTCTTGACAGCTACGGCTCCAGCCGATAGCATGTCAACATCGGAGTAACCCAAATTTTCGTCATCACCCAGGACGTTATCTACAGCATAGAATCTAGTACCGGTCCAGTCAGCCCTGGAACCACCCTCAATCGACCCCCCACCTAAATCTCCTAAATTGATTTTTTTGAGTAACCCATCCTCTGAATCCATAATGGCAAGGATGTCCTCGTTATCTGGATTCAGCTTTTGGGGCAACCCTTCGATATATCCAGGGAAGCTCTGGCCCTGGTTCGGTCCTAGAGTTCTAAGACACGGCTCGTCATCGGGTCCATCGACCCCGGCTGGAGTCAGAATAACATTGGGACGCAGCGCGATGCCGTGGAGATAGTCTCGTAGGTTTTCTGGAATATCCGACACCCCGTAAAGATTGGGCTTGACACCTCTTTACAGATATGATTAAATCCTATAGATGACACCCGTATACTTCAGTAAATCCAAAGGACGAGTTTTCAGTGTTAATGAATGTGTTGACGAAGACGACAGGGAAGACCAGGTCAAAACAGAGGAGATCATCACTTCCTTCATCGAAGCTATTGAGGTCGTAAATCCTAACGCCAGGCCTGATTCTATTCTTCAGGCAGCAGACGAATCCGACATCGAGCGGCTAGTAGGAATCATTAGAGGTAGTAGGTTTTAAAATATTCAGGCATGGTAGCTCAATTGGTAGAGCGTCTGTTTGAAAAGCAGAAGGTTGCTGGTTCGACCGCAGCCTAGGCCACCTGCGTCATAACTAACAAAGAAAGAAGAACATGAGATTTAAGACATTTGATATCCGAGATTCCGCAGTTCAGCTATTCGTTTTGATGGCTGCTGGATTTACAGCCGCTGCGGTAGCTGGGGCAATTGCGATCAGAGGGATGGAGAACTGGGTTCCTCCTCTGATCGTCCTGGCATCGACCTGGGTAGCGGCCTGCTACATCGTTTACCGCTTCTTCAGGCTCCGACAGGACTACAAGGATAGTATCGTAGGATACAGTGCCCTTTTTGACTTCGAGATCTCAAGAGATTCCCAGAAAACAGGAATACTTCCTTTTTTCTACGATATCGACAAGGTCGAAGCCGAAGTTGCGACCTGGTTCAGGGATAATTACCATGTCCCGAATCCGTTTGGACCCAAGTACAAGAAAAAGAAGATCCGATTTGTAACTGACCCGATTCCTAGGATTAATGGTGGCACCGCCAGAGGTACCTGTGACGGTACCGAGATCTTAATCCATAAGAAGCAGGAAACCTATGAAGCCGTCATATCTACTCTAGGCCACGAACTGGGGCATTTTGTCCTGCTCCAGAACTTTCCTCAGCTTCCTGATGACGAACATGCACACCACGACTGGATGAAAGCCCACAAGTTCCCTTATGCCTAGTTGACATCCGGAGACCGATCTGGTACATTTAATAAATGCCAATGATTCATCTCCAAGGTATAGGTTATGTCCAGGCCAAACCGGCTCAGGACTTTAGGATTGGTGACTACACTGTTTTTAACTACGGCAATGCCCACAAAGTAGTTGAAAAATACCAGGTCTCGCCACAGTTCATCGAACTCGTCCTGGAGTCCGGACACATCAGAAAAGCGAAGAAGACCACCCTTTTGGGGTGGTCTTCTTCACTTGAGGACTGGATGATTCCTGGAACTACCCGACGCGATTAGGACCCGCCGATTTCGGTACCCAGGTTCGCCGTGGCATCCTCTTCGTTTCCACCACTTGCGGAGTCATCGCTGATATAGATGCCCATGAAGGTGAAGGTGGATTCAGACAGCTGCCTATTGGAGAATCCGCCAGAAGCTGAAGTTGCCCTGACATTTTTGATATGGGCCAGCTGGGCATTGCTGACGCGGTCCATAACAAGGAAGTCCATGTAGTCAGCAGTCAGCAAATCTTGGAGCTTAGGAAGACCTGCACCATCATGCCAACCAGCCCCGGCTACTTTCCAGCCAGAGGCTGTGATCTGGACCACGTCTTGGGCGACATAATCTATAGAAGCAGGTGCAAACTTACCTAAGACATACGCGGGCTGAGCCTCGTAGGTTAGGCCGAAGCTAACATTCGAGAAGAAACCAATCAGCTTGTTATTAATCAAGACTTTGGCTCTTGCTCCATGTACTATATTTGATGCAGACATCTAGAGAACCTTTCTTTTATGGACAATAAAAAGATTACCGCTCTTACTGTTACTGAAAAACTACTCCTGACGGACCTAGAGTTTGTTGATTTGCCCCACAAAGTAACAACCAAAACTAAGGTAACAGCGATCTGTGAGAAGTGCGGCGGTAACTTTAATGCTATGGCCTGGACAATTCTAAAAGGACAGCGTTGTTGTTCTTGCAATAAAGGGAAGCCAGGACTCAACACACCAGAAAAAATCAAAGAAGCCGCTATCGCTAAAGGGTTTGTAGTTGTAGATTTTTCCCGGCACCTGAAGGCCGATGACCGAATCAGGCTCATTTGTCGGTGTGGTGTCGAATTTTCCCCTGAGGTCTATCGATTGGTTCATGGGTATGTAAAAAGTTGCGGATGTCTACCCAGGGACGGGAAGGTCAAGACATCAACATATACTTACGAGGATTTATATGATATAGCGGCTTCTGGTGGGTGTAAGGTTCAGGACTCTAGCAGAACTGGACCGATTTCTGGTGTCCACCAAAAAATAGAGGTAATATGTAGTTGTGGTGACAAGTTTTATCCCAAAATAAACGGATTTTTGTCCGGTATCTGGAGGAGCTGTGGATGCGAAGCGTCAAAGGCGGAGACTAAGATATACGATTACATTAGAAGTCTTGGAGTCGAAGCCTATTCCAGGAGTCGTAAAATAATTCCTCCTCTGGAGGTGGATATCTGGGTCCCTGACCGTAAAATCGCCATAGAATATGATGGTCTCTACTGGCACAGCGAAAAAGCCCTGGGAGCTGATGCCAAGACTAGGATCAAGACCAAAGCAGACAAAATAGCCAGCACAGGAGGTAGACTTATCGTCATCTTTGAAGATGAATGGCTGCAATCTGAAGAGAAGGTAAAGGCCAGGTTGCGATCTATTCTTGGCCAAAACGAGGTTTCTATAGGGGCCAGGAAGTGCGAAGTTGTCGAAATCTCTCCTGAGAAAGCCAGAGAAGTTGTGGGAAACTGGCATCTTCAGAAGTCGAGACCTGGAATCCATATCGGACTATCGTACGTCGGGAACCTGGTGGCTATAGCTACGTTTGCTAGAGGCAATCCAAGCCGAGGAATCAAGCCAAATGAATGGGAATTGTCTAGGTTTTGTTCCAAGCCGAACCATTCGATACCAGGAGGGCTGAGTAGAATCCTAAAAGCCTTCAAAGCCAAGACAGGAGCTACTGAGGTATTCTCCTATTCAGACAATAGATGGAGTCGAGGCGATGTCTATGCTGCTTCTGGATTTGTTGAGGTCAGTAGATCTCCGCAGTCCTACCACTACGTAAAATCCCAGAAGAGATATCACCGCTTTACCTTGAGGAAGGACATCTTACTTAAGAGGTTTGGAGGAGACCCTAACAAAACAGAACGAGAACTAGCTATAGCTGCCGGATATTCCAGGATCTGGGATCTGGGAACAACGAAATGGAAAATTTCTATTTGACTTCTGGTTCATAATCCTGTATTTTGGGAATAAATGACAATTAAGGAAGATATCCGGCGCGCACCGGTACAGGGCGACCAGGGCTGGGAGCTGGACAAGCTAGGTTGGGGCGGACGATACCTGAAGGCGTTGCCACCAGGCTCAATCACCTGGGAGGAGCATATCGAGGCGTGGCACGTCTATGCGGCCCTGTATCCAGGCCAAAGTGCAGAGCGCCTTGCGGCGCGTGGGGGATTTGGTCACGACGAGCTACGAGATTTCTTGGGCCATGACCCCCGAACTTTTGAAATCCACCCGGCCTGCATCGCCAAGTGGGACCGAGTCAAAGGCCCGTTTTTAGAAGAGCAATTGAGGCTAAACAACAATGATGACTAAAATCTACAAATATACGCTTCCGATGTACCCAGGGATTCATCCCATGCTGCTACCGGAGAAACTCGACACTGTCTTATCCGTAGGAGTAGATCCCGGGGATGAATACAATCTAGCGATTTGGGCCAGAGTAGACCACTCCTACGTAAAAGTGCGTCAAATCCATGTAGTCTATACCGGAGACGAAGATCCAGGTCATACCTACATCGGTACGGTAATTGGCCCCCAGAAACTGGTCTATCATTTATTTATTGAATAATATTGACATTCTCTCGGACTTCGGATATATTAAATAAATGGAAACACTTCAGGAATTCGTAGCTTTCTGTCAGGATGTCGTCGATACCAAAGGTATCCAGACCCCGTTCAAGAAGACCCTTGTTGTCGAGAAGGGCAGAAAATATCACAAGATCGTCTGTACCGATGTATCGTCTCGGTCCGTCTTCGGCTTCGTAGATGTGGAGTCAGGAGACATCTTGAAGGCAGCAACCTGGAAGGCTCCTGCCAAGGGAGCCCGAGGAAACCTCTATCAACCTGAGACCTGGGCATCAGCAGTGACTCCTTACGGAATGGCTTACCGATGAAAACTGAACTTGAAAACCAGATGGAGCTAAGGGAAACCCGCGATCTCCTGGACAAGGCGATTCATCATCTGGAGGTTGTTAAACGACGTGTCCAGGCGGGTATGTATCCTATCCTGGGCCTAGATAGCAAACCTTGTGATCTGCTTCCGGCAAAAATCGAAGATACTTTGCTTGAGTACGAGAATCTCAAAGAGGCCTACGATGAATAAGATCTATGTCGTGATTAGGAATCTCTGCGATGAAGATGATGATACTACTCTAATGTGTTGGTTCAGGGATTATGAAAAAGCCCAGGAATTTATTCAAACACAATTGAGATCAGATCTCGACTACAAGTACCAAATCGAACCAGTGGAGCAGGGTAAGGAACTGCCTCCCCCATTCCTTTCGTTGATTATCTGATCGGCACCAAATGGGTAGCTAAGTTTGATAGAAAAAAATACTGTTGTGTCGGGTCCAGATGATCTAGGAGAATATGACTGCACGTCGGAAGACGGACGCACCCTTGGACTCGACCGGACATGGATAGGATTAAATGACGAGAACTACCGCAATTCATGGATACTTGATGGACCCAGTGGCTGTTCGGGTCGGTAGGGTAAAGAAAATTCATTGGCAGCTCTACACCAAAGACTACCGTCTAGTAGCAACATTTGAAACCCGCGAACTAGCATTGGAATATGCTGCAAGGAATCCACGATGAAATCAGGAATCGATGCAACTGAAGACGCCTTCAAGGCGGGGACCGATCTCACGATGATCGGAGGCCCCACCAAGAAGAGGAAATACGTCCTACAATTCCATGGTCGCAAGATCGGTGCCATTGGGTTCACATATCCGATACAAAAAGTAGTCGAGGCGCTGTCTGAGGATTCCGCCAAATCAATGGCCTACGACAGACATGATCACGTCTATGGACTCCGATGTCGGCTTTTTCCGGACTCCGAAGTAAATGGAGAGTAGAGTTTTTGTTCGTACCAGCCAATTACCAGCAACGCCAGTGCGTAGCTTCAAAAGCTTTGGTGCGACAGGACCACAGATTGATTATGTTTGTTACAGCTACGAAATGGAGACAATTGATATGACCAAAGATGTTAAGTTCCAAGACCTTCTCGATGCCTGCCATCACGCCTCCGTCAAGGCTGGTTGGTACACCGACCTGAAAACCGGCGGTAGGCTTGAGCGCAACAAGGGAGAGATGATCGCACTTATCCATTCGGAGCTATCCGAAGCCCTCGAAGGCGAGCGGAAAAACCTGATGGACGACAAACTGCCTCACAGGCGCATGGCCGAAGTCGAGATGGCCGATACGGTTATTCGAATCCTCGATTACTGTGCCTATCAGAATTATGACCTGCTAGGGGCCATCTTGGAGAAGATGGAATACAACGCTACGCGAGAAGATCATAAGATCGAAAACCGATTGAAGGACAACGGCAAGAAATATTAAATACTCTAGACATCCTCAAGATGAGGAACCAGAATCGACGCCTTCTTGATGCCTTCATTGATGATTTCAAAGGCATCGCCCATGCTGCCTGGCGTCGTATGTGTCGATTTTGTCTCATCCCAGACGGCATCGGCGATTTGGGCCGGGGTGTAGCCGCCACCTCCACCACCGCCAGCAACAATCAAGCCTGCTGAGTTGCCGATGATTAGGCTGACCCCCGAGGCTCCGGGGACAAAGACATCGGCCAGGTTGTGATTGGCCCCCGTACATCTCACTGTATAAGGTGTTCCGGTATTCTGGAATTCGATGGTGTAGCCATTAATCATCTCGAAGGTTCTGGCATAGGTGACTCCAGAAAGCGTGACTTCGGTATTATGCCGATGGGTATCGGGGAAAACGATACCTTCGCCATCCTCCAGGTCCTTCAGTTGAAGCCTTAACGCATTGACATCAAGATCGTAGAGAACCCCTGAGACCAGGACAAGGTCTGATTGAGGTATCGTAATTCTTTGAGTCAGCCAATTCATCGAAATCGCCATTTATGCGTCTCCGACCAGATACGACGTAATGGAAAGACCAGAGGTAGACACGGTTCCGGACAACGGTGTTGGTTTATAGTATGGTGCCGCTGTTCCTTTTCTTGCCGTACCCGATACCGCAAGGCTGGACCCAATCAATTCGACTTCGGGGTCTGTTAGCAATCCGTTGGAATCCGTGGCTCCGTCTAGAATGACACGATACGACGTAATTGTTCCCGTTGCTGGGGTAGCTGGAGTTCCGCTCACGGTATAGGTGTAGGTGTTGGCGTCAACAACCGTTATGGTTTTGATCCCGTTATATTCGCCTTCAACTGCTCCCGATATAACAACTTTTTTGCCATTCCGGAATCCATGTGCCGTATGAGTAACGGTAGCCGTGCTGCTGGCCCTAGTAATCGTAACAGTGCTGCCTGTAGATGCTCTGAGGAGAATCCGAGCCGATTCGATATCAGAGGAACTAGCTGCATCTAATGTAGTTACCGAAACTGGAACGGTTTGCAGAGGATATTGTTCCTGTTGGGCACCAGAAGTTGTGGTCCCTGTGATCCTGATATTAATAATTGCATTTGTTGTGCTGGCGCTGTTGCAGGTTGCCCGCAGCTTGAGCCTGAATCCAGTGGTAGAGCTTATAGTCTCTCCCGACAGATTGGTACCGTTTGCAGTCTTCCAACTGGACCAGCCGGATCCGGTATCGATCTGATAATCTATGGTGTGATTTGCCGAGTTGGTTCCGCTGAACGTTGGCGAAGCGTTATTCAGCGCCGTCCACCCGAGACAGAAGTAGTCCATTTCCCAAACGATTGCATCATTGACGGCCAGTAGCTTCACCTGACCCGTCGAGGTATAAACCGCTGTTCCTGCGGTTGTCTGTAGTTTGGTACCACTTAGATCGGTTGGTTCATTGGCCAAAAATACGAGTCTGGCTTCAGTCGTACTCACAAATGTATCGTAGAAATGGGTACCATAAACTGCCGTGGCACCGGTTGTTGGGTTTGTCGAGCGCAGCCCCTTGGCGGTTGAGTTCAGGGCATTCAATACAAAGCCCGTATCCGCTCCGTCGCCCCAAACGTTGACGTATTCGATCCTCGCATCCGAGTTCGTGTCGGTGGCACCGCCTGTTCTGGCATTCGTGGTGTAGACTCTCTTGATTTTATGACCAGAACCGTTACCGCCCAGGGCGACACCACCGGCACATGCGTTCGCGCTACCACAATCATAGGGAGAAGCAGGGGTTCCGATATTCTGAACCGTACAATCATAGGATGCAGCGATAGCAACAATTGCGTTGTAGGGGTGAATGTTCGCTATCGCTGCGAAGTTCCCGCCGTACCCATCGACAACGATGTCCGCCGAAGCACCGCTGATGTCGATAGCCGAAACAGGGTTCGTGCTGTTGGTCGTCTGCCCCTCGACCTGATGCCCGAAAACCAGGTCGTTGATCTGAACATTGATGCACGAGACAATCCTGCACGATGCGCCGATAACAGCAACATCGTTGAGCACGCTATTTGTCACACGGGTAAGCGTCAGTGCGCCGGTGCTACCAGCGCCACGGTTCAGGGTTGCCGCAGTATTGTCGCCGAACGTGTAATAAATGCCGCCTGTGATCGTGACATCGTCACAGTCGGTTACCGTAGTTCCGGTATCTGCGCTTTCCGCTTCGTACTTAAGGGCCACGCACCCGTCCATTGTGACGCCAGAAAAGCATGACGCTATGCTTATCGGTGCGGTATCAATCGCTGCCGAAAGACCAACTACTGCCCTAGTCAGTACGGGCTCCGTCGCACACTCGGAAATCAGAAGCTGATCCAGGAAGCCGCAATCAGTAACCACAACGGCATAGGGCTGCGAAAAAGATGCATAGATATTAAGAGACGACTTATCTAATTCGATATCTCCTGCTGACGTAGTGGTAAAATCCCATCTCGTAGCCAATGTTGTATTGCGTAAATTTGTGGCCCAGTTTGCCGAAGTGCTTGATGAGTAGTGAATATTCGGAACCCTCACCTTGCAACCAGACACAGGCTTGAAACCTGAGTCGTTCCCTACTCTAGTTGCAATTGTTATGACTCCAGCCGTAGAACATCCGAACATCTTGCCACGAGCATCTGTAGCTACACGCAAATTAGCTTGCGCCCATCTTGTCGTACCGGCGCAAACCCACCATTCGTAAATACCGGTCCCAGAACCAGTTTCTACCTGGATAGCAGGACACTGATCAGCAACATAAAACTGAAACGTCTGATCATCAGATCCATTGGTAGTACCTAATTCAAACCAATCACCCAAAGACTCGAATCGACCGACACGAGGAACAGTGATTGTCGCGGCTTCTTCCCCTACAACATGAATCCACCCGCGCTGGCCACCGGTCGTGCTGTTGACGGTACAGGTTGCGCCGCCTGGCAACGTAATGACCTCGTTATCGGCGAACGCGACCGAACGCTGCCTTAACTTGAGGAATCCCGTCCCTGGCATCGCACCGCCAGAAGCCGAAGGAGCCACGCCGAGCGCCGTCCAGATGCCGAGGAATTCACCGGACCCAGCGACGCTGCCCGTACAATCTTCGGTTCCCGCCGTCCCCAGGGTCGGCACGTTTCCAGACGAGGCATCAAACGGAATCCACCAGACATCGGTACCGTCAATCGTACAGGTGCCTCCTGTACTACTATCAATCGTGATAGCCCCGATAACGGCTGCTTGCTGACCCCATCTGACATCACTGTTAATAGTTAATGTGGCGCCAGTATTGATGGTGATATCTTCGCCGTTAGCTAGACCGCTGATTCCTGCGTCGTCAAAATTTGCGTTAGCACTAACGGTTTGATTGGCCATTCCATCTCCGTATTATGCGTCGCTAGTACGTACTGCTGTTGCGCTGCCGCCTGCGGAACCAAGGGTACCGGTAGATTCAAATGTTTTAATTGGTGTCACGCCACCGTCTCGGACACGGACATACAAAGACCGATCAGAGACATAGACCGTTGTGAAGGCTTCGCTGGTAGCAGCTGCGAGTTTGTCGATATAGCTAGGATAACAGTTGGCATCATCAGCGGCATTATTAGACGAAAAATCATGGCTAGTAATTGTAAAGGTCTTTGTACCCGCATTATACGCACTGTAAGGATGCCGTGAATAAGCACCGCTTGCCCTTAGAATACGGAGCGTTCCTGTGGCCGGGGTGTCGCCCGGAATAGCCTCATTGACGACTACGCTAGTTACAGCGGCTCCGGTCAGGGCTCCATTAAGAGTAAAGAAGTCTAGATCGATGACGCCGCCGCTAGCAGGGGCAACCAGGACATAGTCCTCGCCGCTTACGATTCCTTGTACCGTGAAGGATACGTAGTTCGGAGCCTGGCGCTGAGTATTTGTTAGGTCGAAAACCTTATCGTTTGCAGACAGATCAAGAGCTTCGACACCGAAACCGAACGCGCCGATGAGGCTGGTACCGGTAGAAACGCCACAGAACGGAAATGATAGAGTGCGGTCCGTGACTGTGACGTTAACCAGACAGGTTGCAGATGAAGTGCCGCCAGTGATAGTCTGGTTGTCGGTCGGGGCAACACCGGTAAGTAGCTGGATCCACATCTTGGTTCCTGCCGTAGGGCTATTAATTGCCAGCATCCTGCCGGTACCACCAGACCAAGACACGTTTTCGCTGGCATCGAAAGTACCAGTAGGGGTATCTATATTGATTTCGTGTGTGATGCCACGGAACAACTCACCATTGAGGCCGTAGATTGTTGAAGCCGATCCTCGTCGGGTCAGCCATTTCATTCTTTCGTAGAATGTATTTATCGAGTTCGCACCACGATCCCACTCTGAGTAATAGAACTCATTGGAGCCATCATTATTGACATCTATACCGTTGTAGCCCTCGGTGCCGTTTGCGATATCGCCAATAGCAGCAATGGTACCGATGACAGTCTGATTATTTAGGTCAACTGCATAGGTCAGAGGTACGACGTTGATACCACGGCCTGTTCCTGGAACCCTGAATTCAGAGTAGGTAAATCCCCATTCTCTGGTTTGGAACAATAGACGACGCCCATCGATATCAGCCGCTCCAGTCCGGACTTTAATCATAAATCGAGCTGCCGTACCAGTCGCAACATCGGGATTCAAGCCTTTGTTACTTGATCCAAATGGAACCGAGTTCCAGAAATCATTCGCAATAATTGCGCCGTTCTGAACGATTTCAACATGGACACCGGCATTAGCAACGATCTGAACACCGTCGTAGATTACATCTCCGTTGGTTTGCAGAATGGATCCGCCATATAGGTGTTCCGCCGCCGTATCATCAACATTGAATCCATTGATCAAATTGATAATGGTGTCGAACGACTTATCGGAGGGGGTATCTCGCGTGATATCCAGAAAATCATCCCCAGCCGAAGACGCATCATCTGCCAAATCTTGCAACCATCTATGGAACTCCAGAACAGTGTAGTAACCTGCTCCAGATGCACCATGGGCGGCACCAATATATCGGATATCTTTGTCGTTCTGAATCTCAAAATCTGTATTAATAGACATCTATAATTTTCCTTAGGCTCTGGCTACGATAAGATCTGACAACACCATCCCGGCGAAGCTGCCATAAAAGGCGTCATCACTAGGATCGTAAGGTTCCGGTACCAAGCGGTAACGAGTATTTCCATCTAGGGTGTAAGTAAAGACGGTTCCGGCAGCAACGCTGCCTGCAACCGTAGGGGCCGTATCCCACAACATGGCATATGTGATCCAAGGCGAACCTAGACCAGGAACACCCTGGACACCTGGAGTCGAGACATCGATGACAGGAGAGGTCTGTTGAATCTCAATCTGAGGCGTGCTCTGGATGAGTTCAATCGGATTCTGGACCTCAGTTATCTCGATTCCTGTCGAGGTCTGGACGACTTCAATAGGACTCAGAGACTGTGAGATATCAAGAGGAACAGTGGTCTGGACAACATCGATAGGAGTGGAGGTCTGGACAACATCGATAGGACTAGTCGAGGCCTCAATATCGATTTCAGTAGAAGTCTGGAGGATGTCAATAGGATTCTGTACCTGTAGGACTTCGAGTTCTACGGGTTGTTGAATGACATCGACTGGGGTGCAGTCAGTCGGCATTTAACGAGTAACCTCCGGATTAATCGTCATAGTACCCTGAAGAATTCTTAAGACCTTAGCTGACGCATCGATTCGTTCTACATCATAGACCAAGACCACTTGCGAGGTTCCCAGGGGTTCGGTTTCGGCTGCGGGGACCGTCCAGACGACCTGGCCCAGGGTTGCGCCGCTTTGCGCCAAAAGGGTAAAATCAAAGGTAACGCTAGGACTCGCGGCTTCGATACTGGTTCTGGCTTGACCCGCAAAAGTCCATCCCGTGATATTGATGGGGGTTCCTGTGGAGTCTTTGAAGGTCAAGATTTGCTCGTAGTCCGAACCCTGATCTACTGTGATATTAAGAGTCTGAGCCATGCCTAGACAAGATTGGGTTTAGGTGATATCGTGAGGCCATGGATAAAATAAAACACTTGAGACCAGAGGATTACGACGGTTTCTGTGGCGAACTAGCCAACGAGGTTTTGGTCTGTTACGACGAGGTCGAAGACCAAGCCGTATTATATGTCGAAGCAAGGGGAGGAGGTCTCATCTTCCCTAACTACGACCCATCTCAGATCTGGAAATATCACCAGGTCCCCGTGCTCGGAGGCAGTGTATTTGACCTCTACTCCAAAGGTGTCAAGGGCTGGGAGAGTCCCCAGAAATACTGCGAAGACGTATTTGGCGGCCAAGACATCGAGGCCACATTGTTTCGGAATGATGGGTCAGAAGAAATCCTTGACTTCAGCAAGTAGATCGGATATATTAATCAAATGAAAAACATCTGGTGGGTGATATGTGTTATCTCTTGGATCTTGCTCTTTTCTTTCTTCGTTGGGTTCTGCACTACCAATATCAACAACGAGGATGAGGCCTTAAAATGCTCATCGCTGAAGGCCCAGGGAGCGCCTGCTTATCTGGCTAAAGGAAAATACTCAGACAAGTGCATTGTGATTGGAGAAACAAAAAATGACAAATCTTCCAAATTTCGACCCTTTCCGGAATTCTTTGGTCCTCCTCCGGGACAAGCTTGCCGACGACCTGCTACAGATGCAGCAAAACGGAGACAACGTCTTTGAAAGCTCGCGAGAATTCTTCCTGACGCGAAAGCGTCTGAACAAGACTTCCGATTTGCTTCGTTCCATGAAGTCGTTTCGGGAAGCCTTCGAGGACTAAAGCAGAAAGCCCAGGGTAAAACCTGGGCTTTCGTTAATGATTACAGATATTTAAGCTGATTGCTGGACTGGCGTCACCAAGAAGGTGATTGGTATGAAGTAAAGCGCGCCAGCGAGCTTCGCTTCCAGGCTCACAACCATTGATGGTCCGTTGATCTTAATCGAGGCATTCTTGTAGCCACCAAGGGCGCCATCATCAGAAGGTGCTGTCAGTTTCAGTCTCAGGATATCGCCCATGATGCGGTCCAGAGCGGCTTTGGCAACAACACTGCTGACATCAGCCACAGACTGACCGACGAAGGCCAGTTCCATTCGCTGAGCCACGGTCTGAGCAATGATGTCGGAGACATATACGGCCTGGACCGAGTTGAAGACGAAGTTATCATCTCTGGTGTAGGTGGTTTGATCACTGATCCAGCGGTAGCCACCGGATTCGGCACGAACCGCAGGATTCAGACCAGCCTTCAAGGCATCTTCGATGTTGGAATCCAACTGGTCATTGAAACCACCACCAGGATGCAAGACCCCCGATACATTAACCAATTTGTTAACAATCGGACGATAGAACCCAGCGGCCTGCATACCAGCAGCCTTGACTGCCTGCATCCAGGGCTGGAACTGAGTCAGAACACCAGCAGAGTTCGTGTCCTTGACATCCTGGAAGCCCATGTAGACTCTGGAGGACGCCATGTTACCGGCCTTGTTCTTGGCATTGGTGAAGGTGTCGCGACAGCTCACAAAGGCCTGACGCGGACGCCTCTTCTTCATCTGCGACATCTCCAGGACGTGAGCCCTGGCATTTGTATTGATGCTGTCGATGGTGTAGGTTGACGCCGCATCCGTGATGCCATCAGTAATATCGAATGATGCGTCTCGGCTGAATAGAGGAATAACGAAGTTGCCTCGACACGCCTTGAGCGCATCCAGAGCCCCCAGAACGGCAGCATCAGTCGTTGCACCTCTGGCACCACCGCTGAGGAAAGCCAGCGAAGCCACATCGGGGAGACCGACCAGGGCTGTTGCAGGGATAACCGCAGAGATATCGACGAGGATGTTTCCAGAATTGACTTCAGTCAAGAACCGGTAACCATCTGCCTTGATTCTTCCGGTCTTGGCACCATGCTTGGTAGCGATGGTGTAGGTCCCGGCGTCCAAGGATGTAGAGGCCTTCTGACCCAGAGCTGTTGTGGCAGGAGCCGCAGTGTATCCGGTCAAGGAGTTGAGGTATTGGCAGAGGTCTGCGATTGTGGGGTAGTCAGCCAGCGTGATGGTCTGAGACGCCCCGGCTCCACCCGTAACCGTGATCGTCATGACACCAGCCGAGATCACAGCCGATGCCGTGGTGCCCGTATAACCAAGAGTCAACCAGACCTGGCCCTGGACCGTGACGGTTTCAGAGATGTTGTCGGATTGTTTTGCAGTATTAATGCTGACACCGTACTCAGCCGAAGACGTGATGACCGTAGGAACCACAGAGGTGGAAACGAAGGTAGCATTAGCAGCCGGAGGGCTGGCAGTTGCTGAGGTAAAGACATAAGCAATGGACCCGAAATTTCCAGTGCTGGTATTTGCAACTTCCAGCGACTTTCCAAGACCCGGAACAACAACACCGGCCTCGTTAGAAATAACCACAGGGCTGTAGCACTTCAGGTCGGTTGTTGCCGCGATGGCAATCGGACCCTCAGCGGTAGGAGCCGTCAGAGCAGAACCGGCACCGGCAGCATCGAGTAGCTTGCGAGCCGAAATAACGGTACCAGCAGCAGCGGTGACTACATAAGTACCCTCATTAGCAGTAGCCAGGGGGCTACCCGTGGGGACATAAAGGATATCACCAACTGAAGGCAGCACGTTATATGTTGCGCCAGTGATGGTGAAAGTAACGGCATAACCGCTGACAACTGCAACCGTCAAAGAACCGGCAACGGCATTAACGGTAAGCCTATCAACACCACCCGTAGCAACAACACCGGCCAATGCGCTGATGGCAGCGGCCATCGTTGTCGGGCTATTCGCAGCCGAGAACGAAGCCGTAACTTCGGCTCCACCGTTGACGCGGAAGGCAACATCAGTGCTGACCTGAGGAGGACAGAGAACGATATTACCAGTAGAAGGAACTACCTCAGTCGTAGCCGAGGTCAGAACTCTGGAAATCAAGTTACCAGACTTACCAGTTGACTTATCGCTGATATTGGCGTAGGTTCCACCACCGATAGCAGGAATTGTTCCAGTAGCTTTAGCCGAGGTATTGGTTTTAGCAACCAGGAACCTACCGAAGCTACCTGTGATTCCGGTATCATTGGATGCAGCAACAGCACCTCTGAAGGCATCGACAATGGGGCCTGAGCGATACTTGGCGACGACATCACCGATTTGATCCGGACCGAAAGCGTTCAGGCTCAGGTCTGATTCCTCGGCATAGCTGGGGCCTGAATCGGCCTCACCAACAACCATGAGGACGCCAGTTGTGGCCAAGCCACTGGGGTTGTTCTGGACCTTGACGATGGGATAGGCTCCAGGAATCGTTAGAACTCCGGAGTCGGTAGCGAATTGTTGTGCCATAGTGCGTTATCCTTTGATCTGCTTAAGTTAAAATTATTTCTTCGACTTCTTGTCGGACTTCTTTTCAGCCTTTGCCGTGGCTCCAGGAGCCTTGGGGCCTTCGACTTTAGGGGTCTTCGGAGTCGGAACAGGGGCGACCTTAGGGGGCTTCGTCGCTTTGGCTGAGGGAGCCTTTGGAGCTGCTGGGATCTCATCCTTGACCATCGGAGGCTTCAGATTCAGCGACTTGAAGCCTCGAATTTCCTTGTCGGCTCCAGCCACTGAAGTATGGCCACCGGTAAAGGACATTTTACCCTTGGGGAAAGCCGTAGGATTATTGAAGATAGACTTGAAGCCCTTGATTTCCTTGTTGGCTTCTTCGGCAGTTGTCTTGCCCATTGGGACAGTGGTCCCGTTGGATTGCATCTTGGCACCATCGTTCTGATGAGGCATCTCTGCAAGAGCCATTCTGGAACCAGTTCGTCTTGCCACTGCACCGGGACTAGGGGCTGTCTGACCAGTCTTAGCCCAGGTCTTGTCTCCGGCACCATGAAACTTTGAAATCAGGCCGTTAAGGAATCCGATACCGGCAGCTTTCTTTTCACCACCGCTAATCGGAGCCTGGATGTCATCAGCAGCGGGCTTCTTGACGAATGCGGTCTCCCTCTTAGCCATCTTGCCTTTAGAGACATCACCACCGGCACCTTCGGCATCGACAACCTTAGACTTTTTGTCATCAGGCATCACGGCGCCATCTCGTGGCTTCTCATCAGCAGCCTTAACAGCAGGAAGCTCTTCTTTCTTGACTTCCTTAGAGGGAGTCTCTTCCCCTCTGCTGTGGGTCAGGCCGCAGCCCTTACACATAAAATGCTTCCTCCGACCCATGGGGCCGAGTTCGTGGGATTCACCACCACATCCGGGACAGCTCGAAGACTCTGCGGGCTCGACATCGGATTTCTCGATTTCTCCGCATTTCTCGATATCAGATTTATTGAGTTTTTCGAGACCTCTGGATTCTGATGCGATGAGTCCAGTAGTAGTCTTGGCATGGGCCTCAACAACGCTGCGAAGTGATTTAGCTAGTTCGGATTTAAGTGTTTTGGCGTCCATGTGACTCCCAGTAGTAACGGAAAGATTAAGTTCTGTGTCAGGGCTACAAAATTTGACTAATTCGGACTTCTGCAATAGATCGTCGTCATGCCTGAGTCCGAGTCTTTTCGATTCTTGGTCAATCATACCTAGAGCTGTTTCCAGAGGAACCTTGTGAGGGTGAGGACTAAATCCTTCGTCTCCGGGTTCGCTGAACTTGCCCGTGATAGCACGATGAACGGCATCATGCATAACCGTATTGGTTTCTCGATTAAAATCAGCATCACTGATATGGACACCTAGTTGCTTAGCCAGTTCTCGCTGTTTGTGGGCAACTAGCCATTCCCAATGAACCGCTCTTTTGGCTTCTCTCGGGGTCCTGTGTTTGCCTAATGCTCCGATCCTTCGACCTTCGCCATAGAGACTGTTGACATCTCCATAAGTCAAAGCATGGGCCAGTTCATGGGTCTTACGCCAGGCGTCGGTATAGGAGGTGTCCCCGAAGTCGCCTCCAGATCCAGCACTGGGGTCATATATCATCAAATTTTTAGTATTGTAGTTCTTAGTAGCTAGGTCTGGCTTCCCATGGGGGCCACCGGCATAATAAACCTGGTAGCCATGATCTGTTACCTGCTTCGAGGCTTCTTGGTGCTTGCCTTCCAAAGGATAAAACTTGAGGTTGGTTTTGACGCCCTTCGTCACAGTACCATAAGGTGCCGCCATCCTGCCGTAGTCTTTCGACCCCACCCCAGCGGCCTGGTCATTTCCTATGGGCCCATGAGCCATGGTGTTGGGATGATCTGTCTTCTTCATTCCGAGATGGAACGAGGTATGACCATCATGCCAAGCGTAACTGTTATGTGCCATTGCTAAACAGTAAAGGTTAGTGAGGAGGACTGCGCCTGTAGTCCACACTTGGAACAGACCGGAGGAATCACGCCATGCCATATCTGAGGGAAATCGTGACTGCATATGTAGGTGAATTGAGGAATAAAAGGGACCTGGGGAACCTGAAATGTTTGGGGATCCTTCAGAAGCCTTACGATTTCAGCGATTTCCTCTGGGGTCCCCTCACAACTGATACCTTCTATAACTGCTTTCATGGTTTCCTCTTCTATTTGACAATAATTCCGACACCGTCTTGGCTCATCCAGGGTGCCTCGCCATCCTCGAAGCCGTCTTGAGGTACAAAGACCTCTGCTAGTTCCCCGGTTCTGGAATACTTGATGCCGCCATCGGCACCGACACTTAGGATTCTTTCGCCGCTAGCCTTGGGCCAGTACTGACGGACATATCCGTTGATAGTAATAAATCGGGTCCAGACGTTTTCTTGACCAAAGGCTTCGTTCTTAGAGAATGGGGCCGACGAAATGGTAGACCTCTCAAATCCCCTGGCCTCCAGGAGAGCTTCTTTGTACTTCAACAGAATAAACACAACAATGGCATGGAGCCAGGTCAAGAAGAATGGTTCGCCATGGGCGTGGCAGCCTATTCTGTAGGATTCCCGCATCGAGACAGATTCTATAGACGTAATGAGTCGTGGTTTTGAAGATTTAATCAGAGATGACGTAAAATTGGCGACAGTTGGAGCTATCTGAATCGTATATCGATCCGAGACTCCGAGGATTTCGTGGTGTTTGCCACTGGAATCGACCAGAACCATGCCAGGAGAAATGACGAGGCCGTCCCCGATTTCTGTTGGGATCCCAATTATCCCTGTGGTCGCATAATATGAGGTCGGAGTAAATTCCGAGGTCAAAGGAGGCCATACTGCCTCGGTCTCTTCGGTCGGGATATAGTGGACATCGGCTAGAGTCACTTCGGCCTCAGAGGATTCCACTAGCGATATCGATATACAGGTCCCTTCGATGTCATCCATCCTGTAATCCATGACTACAGGGATGTCGGTGTTAAGAAACCATTCCTTGGCTTTTTGGCGTTCTTTTTCGCCATAGATATGAGCCGTCTCTAAATCGTCAATCAATGAGGCAAAGACGTATTCAAGCAGCCAAGGTCTGGCTCTCAAGTCGGCTATCGCCATTACCAGAGCTGTCCTCATTATTACGTCGGACTGATGGATTCCTCTGGCTTCGGTCATGGATTTAGGTAGAGGCTGTAGAGCCCTGACCAATAGATTAGGTCTACGGGGAAGTTCATTATTTTGCTGAGAACTAAAAGCTACCTGGGCAGAGACTTCGGGACTGCCTAGGACGATCTGAATCTGGATGCTTCCTAGAGAGATTCCTCCGGGTCCAACTACTGTGGGTTCTCCCAGATTGATTGATTGAACGATGCTATTTGGAGAAACACTTAGTCCTGCCGAGGGGCTGCCTAGGACGATTCCCTGACCAATGCTGTCTGGAGAAATATTTAGTCCTGCCGCTATGGAAGGGCTACCCAGGCCGATGCCCTGAACGATACTAGCAGGAGATATGTCTAGGGATATCGACGGACTACCTAAGGCTGTTCCTTGGCCGATTCCCTCTGGGGAAATTTCGAGACTGACCCCAGGGTTACCTAAAGCTATTCCCTGACCAATGCTGTCCGGAGACAGGGCTAGAGACACCGAAGGGCTTCCTAGAGCGGTTCCTTGAGCGATACTGCCTGGAGACAGATCCAGAGCTACTGACGGGTCCCCTAGAACTACTCCTTGAGTTATACTGCTTGGAGACAGATCGAGAACTACAGACGGGCTACCCAGAGCGATGCTCTGACTAATACTGCCTGGAGACAGATCTAGAGCTACCGAAGGATCTCCCAGAGCTGTTCCTTGGGCTATGCCGTTGGGTTCAACTACGAGATCTGCGCTATCCTGTGAAATAACGAAGAATGCATAACTAGCATCTGTGCCAGACGAATCACGCTCAACTCTAAGTGTATCGGTATCAAATAGTGTTGCCGTGCTCCAAGAATCACCGGCATCGCCAGATGAGCTGTGCCCGCTTGCCCAGCTCCAGAGACCGGCACCGATAACGACTGAGTCTGGATCGACCGCTGTAATCGATACGTCTTCTGATAAATCTCCGTTTGCAATTGTTCCGGATATATACTGAACAGTATATCCGGTCGGCAATTCGACGATTTCTGCACCCCAACCCTTTTCAGATCCATCGTCGTAAAACGCAGTAGACCCACCAGAGGGACGCTGAATCCTGATCGTGTCGGTGTCGTCAAATGACACCAATGGGACATCGCTACCCGCTGTAACACCTACAGCCGCTTCGATATATGACGAAGAGATAACGAATGTTCGGTCTAGATCTACAGCAGTTATCGAGGCGGTGTCGCTATCTGTGCTTGCGTCGTTGAGCCCCAATAAAGCATGTTGTACCGATGCCCCTGGCCATGAGACGACCTGATAGCTTAAATTACGTCCATCTAGAAACCAAGCCGCTCGCCATCTTATCTGCGTAGTTGACGGTAGCAGTACGCGAATACCTTCACCGTAAGACCAGCTAGTCAAGGACGATATATTTGACGATATCGGGAACGATTCGTCTAGGTCTACAGTGCTTATTGTTTCGGTTTGCGATGTGTTACTGCCTGATGCCGCATATACTGCTGCCTGTACCGTGACATCGTCAAACTCTACAACCCACCACTGAATCGTGGTGTCTACGCCTGAAGCACCAAAGATTTCGACCGTAAGCTCGTCTACATCTGTAAGACGAACTATTGCTGCTCTTGCTCTTGGATTGTAGGAGTCAGCCCTAAGCTGCCAGAATACTACTGTATTTGCGAGGGTAACAGACGAAAGTGCATGTACTGCTACGTTGTCAGGAGACTCTGTTAGAGAAGAGAATCCTCGCTGTATTGAAACAATTGCCACGTTTTAGATAAACGCGTTTACTGTAGCGTCCTCAGTAATTTTCCAAGTATTTGTTCTAGAGGCAGGAATAATCCATCTACCGAAATGGGAAAGATTGATGGTTCTAGTCGCAATTCCATCGACGAAATCTAGATGAAGCAAAGCATTCCCGATTGGAGTATTGATCGGGATCTTAGCAGACACATTTACTGACCTAGAGGCAGTTACAGTTATAGTAACGTTATTCCCGTACTGGATCATATTGCTAGAAAAACTCGGACTCAGAACAACAACATTGTCTTCTTGACTAAAGTCAGCAACCAGGTCCCAGGTTCCGTTGGTCTCCTGTACTCGGAGAGTGACGAGTTCTTTGGCGCTAATCCTATTAAATAAGGTCTCATCCGTAAGCAGGACTACGGCGTAGTCCTCGGGGGCCCCGCCGAGTCGTCTCACTACTGAAGTGAGGGCCTGTTCAGCCGTAGGTGTTGGCTGCGTAAAAGACGAATAGACGATGCTTCCGTTACTTTTACGGCCAACATAAATAGCATAAGTACGAGTGGGCATTTATTGGACCCCAAAGGGATTATGTCAACGAGAAAATCTTGTTGGCCCCATTGGACCACGTAATCGTGATATTGCCGCCACCAGGAGTCACCGGCAATCCTACTCCGGTATCGAAAAAGGCAATCAGTCTAGAAGTAGAAGCCACCCCGGTATCAACATAGAGAACAACGGCCTCGCAGACATCCCCGGTAACGGTCGAAAAAACGACATCATCGGCATCGAAGACTCCACCTGTAGAGGTCTTGTTTGCGAGATTGGCCGAGGTCGCGACTACACCAGCACTGATATCATCGAGAAAATCGTTGGTAGCGATGTTATGGGTGTAATCGTTGGTATCTACCAATACGGCCTTGATATCGTTGACCAAGAGGTCAATATCGCCGTCCAGAAGTGCCTTTTTTGCTGCCGTATAAATCGCGTTCGCCATGGTTGTTCTCCTTTTGAATCCCCCTCAAAAGGGATTTCCTTCCAGCCTGTAAGATTAAGGTCTTGACGCCAGCCCGAAACCCTGGTATTTATAAATGCATGAGCAAAACACCAACGATGCCAGCGATTCACCTCAACGGAAGCGGTCTGGATTATTTGACAGAGACCTATTCAGACGCCCTGGATGCCATCCGGAATCTGGAGAAGGCCCTGCGTCAATGTGCTCCTCATGTTAGGGATTATTATCCCCTGGGAAATGAGGCTTTCGCTGCCGCCGAAGACGAGCATACCGAGCGTATGTTGAGTCTTGGAGCCATGGAAGAAGATATCCGGACGATCTATTACAACCTGAAGACCATTCAGAACGAGCGCACCAGGCGTCGAGCAGGAAATGAGACATAATTACAGATTCATGCATCCTTCAGATCCTAGAATCCTTCCGGGCTGGGCAGGATTCTTTCGACCAGGAGAGGGAGCTGTGGAAATCTGCGCCTGTGGCGAGATGCCGGAGGGCGAGCATTTCAATACCTGTAGGCTTGAGGTACGGAATTACCTGAAATCGCTATTTTTCGGCTCTTATGATAAGCAGTACTGGAAACAGGTCTTTAAGGACATGGAGGAAAAGGGCATCGGCTCGATGAGGAAGCCTCTCCAAGTCATTGACTCAAAAAATAAGGCCCTGGCGAGGTCTATTGTAAAACAGGCCAGATTTGATGCCAGGGATGCTGTCCACAGGAGAAGGCTGAGTTCTCCAATAAATCAATACGGGTTTGAGATTGGACACCAAATCGAAGCAGCAATCCTAGACGCATCAGCAGACAAGAAATGCGTCGATAACTGGAGATGGGCCCTGAAGAGCAATTCTCCAGACCGCAGGAGATATCGCAAAGCGCAACAAAGAGGATGTTGTGGCAGTTTTGACTCCGAAGTAAAAATAAACGGACAGACCTATTTATTCGGATTCAACTATGGCCACTAGCAGGTAATGACCTTACCAGCAGTGATGTAGCCGTGCCATCGACATGGCTGGATTCTCTGGATACTTGGGGTCAGCGACATGTCCTCAAAAGAAGTTCCGGTTCGGGTCCAGTGCTGCCGTGTCGCATCGCAACAGGGACCGCCATCCGGAGGGTTCTGGAACAGAATGACTACGGGGCTGTCACAACCACAGGGACAGTCGAATCTGACACCGATATCCGGTCTATACGGTACCGGGCTACCATCGGAGGAATTAAAGACCCCTTCACCACCGGTACCTAGGAACTGCGGATTGAGATCTACAAAATTCATGTCTAGAAGATTGATTCTAGAGCTTGTCTAAAACGGACTGGATAATTTCTGGTTCCATCTTCTTGAATTCTTCCCACATCCATTTTTCTGTATCCAAAAAAAGATGGGTCGGCTGGAGGCCGGGGTGGTCCCATCGAGGCGAACTTTGTTTAGAACTGACGACCCTAAAGGTCATCACAGACCTCTTGGTGCCGCCGCCACCATCCGGTGTCTGATAAACCGATACCCCTTGAAGGAAAGGGATACCGCCTCCACCTGGTTTGGATTTGCCACCTTTGATCTGGGCCTGATTCGGACCCTGCTTGACATCGCCTTTAGGCCCCCAGCCCTGACCAGGACCTTCCCCGGTTTTTAGGGGGGTATTCTTGATATGGAAACTGTGAAGTTTTCCTGTTTTGGGTCTGCCCTGAGAATCTCTCTCAACAGTGGCCCAAGGAATCTTTCTACGCTTCATCTCGGCTTTGACTGTATCGACTAGGTCTAGCTGGGCCGGGGTCGAATTAGTGGCTCCGTGTCCTGGGCTGTGGTCAAATGGAACCACGAGGTATGATGACCCGTCCTTCGATCTCTTCGCCTTTGGCGATTTCAGGAGGTTCTCTATCATGTTATGGGGTTCGATGCCGTCATCGATCCAAGCCATGGATTCATCTAGTTTAAGGACCCAGACGCCCTCCTCGAAATTTAGACTTAAGGCATCGATAAATTTCTTACGCCTCGAATTCAGCCGTTCTGAGGCTAGCTCAATGGCTTTGGCTCTGGTGCGCTGTGCCAGCTCTTCTCCAGCCTGTTTTGCTGCTGCTTCCAGGGAGGTCTGGATGTCTTTCGATAACTCCTGGATCTGAGAAAGGTCGAGATTGATGCTGAACATTTAATTAAAAGATTGACATCCCTGGACCTTTTCGATATATTTTAAAACAAATGGCGAAACATCCAAAACTAGAAGCAGCCTGGAACCAATACAAGCAGCTCCTGGCCAAAGGCAGACTCGACCGAAGGCCTTATATTATTGCCGTAATCGATACCTATGGTTATGGTAAGGACTTAGAGATTGACTGGATGACTGGTGAGATCGAAACAAAAGAAAAGGAATAACATGCGAACACAAGACGTAAAACAAGGTATCACAGTAAAGACCCCTAATGGAACTACCGCTGTTGTAAGCGGAGTCCGAATCCACAAGACCGGAAACAAGGGCCGACCGACGACATATTTCGTAGTCGGGGATACGGAATATCGTGCCCGCGACCTCAAGGCGGCTCAGTAAAGAGAGACCTCGTCAGAACAGTTCTGGCGGGGTTCTTTTTTAGAAATAGCAAAGCCATGGACCATAAGCAAGGCAGGTTGGGTCGGTTGCTGGTAGAATTTGTAATTACGGGAGCTAAGACAAGAGTTCAACTGTCGGACTGGGCACCTAGCGTTGGAGATGCTATAGATTTAGTCAAGCAATGGGTCAAAACACATCCAGACCCCGGTATGAAGAATGCTGAGATCAGATATAAGATCTCGAAAAGGACCAATGGAAGCTAAACAAATCGCAGCAGAAGCCATTGACATCGCAATCAGATCAGAAATGATGCTGCCCTACGGCGTTCCCAGGACTAAGCCGTGTCCTAGTGGAGAGATGCTTCGGGGCGAGGCTCAGGAGTCCTTCAGGAAAGGATTCTACATCGATGCAACAACAAAGGCGAAGAGGTCCGTAGCCTATTCTGTAGGGGTCATGGATAAGGCCTACGAGGATATCAGAGAACTTGAAATAAAAATTCTTCAAATCAAGGATTGACATTTTTAGGGATTTGATTTATATTTGATTCATGGACAACAAACGACGATATGTGGTGTTAATCAAGGATCGGTTCGACCCTGATCGAGAACGATTCGGGAGCGACTGAATAAAAAGGGGACAAGACCCCATATATTGGGCCATAGCTCATTCAGAAGAGCACTCGCTTGATAAGCGAGAGGTGGCGAGAGCATAGCTCGCTGGCCCAACAAAAATTGCACCGTTAGCCTAGAGGCCAGGCGGCTGCCTTCCAAGCAGTCTCACGCGAGTTCAAATCTCGCACGGTGCTCAAATCGTGTTCAAAAATATAAGGCGTAATTTGCTACTGAAGTTCATATGGGTGAACAAGACATTGGTAATGTCTAGGGAGGGCGTTCGATCCGCTCCAGTAGCTCTATAAGCCCGCTTAGCTCAATGGCAGAGCCCCTGTTTTGTAAACAGGTGACAGAGGTTCGATTTCTCTAGCGGGCTCAAAACTCTTCTAGGTAGTCAGGATTCAGTTCCTGTCATAGCGTTCAGGGAGAAGAGTAGATCGGATAGAGTGAACGTAATCCGATCATATGGAGATGAACCGGCAGAGTGCCGGAGACATGGCGGACATCCTGATGAGACCGATTACCTCAACAGATATCCATTGTTCGGAGCAATCAACCGAATCGACCCATGTCTGGATTGGATTGTTTTCTGGGAGAATATTAGAGGTCTCTTGGAATTCTCTAAAGTTGTGGTGCAAGTCCACCTTCTCCACCTAAGAGGTCTGATGCCGATGTCCCTCCTGAAGGTAGTCGGCTAGGAGCCACTTATGAATGTTGGGATAATTAGATCTAGACACCACCCCAGCCTCTGGTGTTTAGGACCGTTAGTGGGTGCGGAATCATTCCACTCTGCGACGATGCAGTATATACGGGCCGGTTGGAATCGATTCTTTGACCGGCCTTTGCTTCCGTAGCTCAACTGGATAGAGCACCGGCCTTCTAAGCCGGGGGTTACAAGTTCGACCCTTGTCGGAGGCGCGAGGAAAAAACAACATGGGAATGGGAATTATGTCTAGCAGTAGGTCTGAGTCGGATACGACTCCGGTTATTTCTGGGAATCCGGATCCCTATGACTTTAAGATCATTGGTACCGTCTGGTTCGGAGACCGAGACACGGGATATGTTGTCGTGCAAGTTCTGTATCCAAATTGCAAGAACTACGAAGGGGTCAAGATCTTGGTTATGACCAGAGAAAGTTTGGCTGAGGCCCTAAGTAAAGGCTTTCTGGATCCCCATTTTGATCCCAACAGTGGTATCGTGGCCAGATTCGTGCCGACAGCATTGGGGCTGGATCTGGCCAAGGTCTGTGCTAGGTCTCTTTCGCATGAGAGCTAAGTCGCCTGATATGGCGAATATCTATAGAGCCATGGATGTAAATCGTCGTTTCTGGCGAATTATTTCGAGCTAGGCTCTCTAGACGATACCGGATGAGAATTGCTGCCTAGCAAAGGTGTGTGTGATTCTTGGGAAGCGATGAGGCCTGCCCTGACGCCCTTCCATCCTTTGGTCCCGTCGTTATGCTGGACCTTCAGCTTTCCGTTGAGGAGAGTTCCAGGAGGTAGCTTGAGATTCTTCTTGGCATGAGCCGAATCCAAAGCGATCTTATCGAGGTCACTGGATTCCGGTACGGATTGTTCTGGGGCGAGTTCAGACTTTACGACAAAGACCGGGTCGTTGTCGGGATGGGGTTCGAGATGGAAGTCTTTGATCTCGTCTTTGATAGTATATTTATATCTATCATGACCGAACGGGACTTTTTTCCCGCCTTCGACCTTGAATCCGTACTTCTGGGCCAATGACTGGTGAACGGCAGAGGCTTGAGGACTATGGACGCCGCCGTGGATCTGATCGATGCCTTGAGCCATAGCTCTGGCATAGAGGGCTTCGTACATGGCCTTACCTACACCTTTGCCGTGGTGTTTTTCCTTAAGGAAGCTGTGGGGAGTCATCGTTTTTTGGCGAGGAACCTCTTCGCCCAGGATGCCATGGACTAGACCTTCGACTCCGTTGCCGTCTCCATTGGAGTAGCTTCCGGCGACATCGACGTAGCCTAGTTCGGGGTCTTTGAGACTGGGGACAACAACTCCATGGGCTGGATATCCGGGATCCGACTTGCTGCGAAGAACCGCGATAAGACGACCCCTCTTCATGTAGGAAGGGGCCGTTTTGGAATGGAAGACTTCCAGGCTGTGTGTTTTCTGGTAGGCTTGAGGCAGGAGATGGGTATAATCGAAGAACTGCGACCTCGGACCATCGGGTGCCTCAGGTTTAATCGCTGAGTTCTGGGACTTGATGTCCTTGAAGCTGGCCTTTTCGAGATCTTCTGCTTTTCTTACAACGATATGTTTGTCATATTCCCCTGGAGCCACGATTATTTCGTGCTCATATTTTGTCTGATTCGGAACCTGGTCTTTGTTGTCGATTCCGCCTAATTGAGGCATAGAGAAACGAATGGAGTCTTCTGGTATCCATGCCGACACTCCGCCTCCACCTTTACTCCAGTCCGAGAATTTATTTGCTACCTCTAGATGAGGAGTCCAAGAAGAGGAAGAGGTCGAATTGCTGTATTTATTTTTGACCCCATTTGCTATAGAATCTTCGTCGGGTCCGTAGCCGCGATGCAACAAAAACTCTCTTTTCCCGTTGCTGTTTTTTCTGACCTGGGTCAGTCCGTGAAGTCGGTGAAGCGCCCTCTGTCTGGCGGGCTCCAAAGCTGGCGAGTTGCCTTGTTCTGCTAGTGCTTCGCGGGCACTATCATGTCCCGACATTCGTTGACCAATGAAATCCTCCGTAGTGGCAGGGAGTACCTTGTTGTTGAATTTATCCCATCTGGTGCCGATCTCTTGTTGCTTGATCTTTCTAGGATCTATAGGATACAGCCTCTGCATCGCACCTTTGACTAAATCGTTGTGGTGAAAAAATACTGGATGAAGCTCGTCCAAGGGATCTGTTGAACTAAATACAGGAACGTGACCTACTTCATCCTCGGTATCTGAGAGTTGTTCCTTACCCAGATCGTAGCTATACGGGGAATAGGGCTTCGAGACCTGAAGTTTCCTTTTTTCGGCACCTTCAATCGTAAAACCATGCTGTCTGGCTAAAGCATCATGAACCCTATGAGCAGACTCACTGTGGTAGTCTCCCGATACCCTATTGTAACCCTCTCCGAGAGCATGAGAATAGAGAATGCTGTATAATAGCTTCCCAAATCCTTTGCCTCTGTATTTTTCATCAACGAAACTGTGGGGTTCTATGGCGTTATCACCTTTGCTGGATTTGAATCCAGAGACGCGGCCTACTTCTTCATCGTTGTGATTTAGTAGTGAAGCCCTGATGATTCCGGGGTCTTCATCGGTAGGCTCGTAGGATGTTACCTTGAGCTTATGTCCTTCCATTCCTTGAGGAAGGAGATGGGTATAGTCGTGGGCATTAAATTTGTAGCCTCGATGCTCTCCGGGTTCCGGGGAGCCTATAGGCTTTAAATCAAAGGCCTTCTCCAAATCGGCCTTCATCACGACACCAGGAATCGTCTTCAGCTTTTTTGCTTTAGCGGCTTCAGTTCTGTGGGTGCCGTCGAGGAGTTCGTACTTATCTCCTAGAGGCCTGACAACCACAGGAGGAAGTCTATCGGACCCCGCTATTTTGGAATAAAGCTGGAATCTGTCTTTATTCGCTACCCCTCTGCTATTTCCTCCGACGATTTTGTCGATATCGATATCCCTGAGTTCCTTTACACCAGGAAACCTATCTTCTACACCACGAAGGAACTCCTGGTCCCAGGCCTTGCGGTCTGGATTGCTGGATACTGGAATCCGAAGAGGATTCCCGAAGCCTCCGGTATTCTCTACCCAGTGTTTCTTTGGAATCGCTTTCTGCAAGTTACCAAACTTCATATGGACGACATCGGGCCCACCTGGGGTCCAGTTCGGTTCCCTGTGGGTTTCAACTGCCCCATGTCTAGAATAGAGTCCGACTAGGTGTGGGCTATCCAGGACATTGAGATGGGCTCCTGGGTGGTTTGCAGAGGCATGGGAAACTAAGGCGTCGCCTCTGCCTTTGACCCTGGAGAATAGGTTGCCGAATTCGCCGTCGTCGAATATGGCGTATCCGGAATGACCATCTGAACTGATTACGAGCTTTTTCGCTTTTCTATAATGCTCCACCGGATGCTGTGTCAGATTTTCGGCTCCATGGCCCCGGAAGCTAGGAGCTATAGCAGCAGAAAATTCCTCTGGACCTACGTCATGAAGACCGATGTCCTCTGTTTTTTGGAGTTCTGATTTGATCTGGTAATGATAGGGAACATCTGGACCCACATCTTCATCGGGGTCCTGTGATTTTATCTTGAATCCATACTTCTTGGCCAAGGACAAATGGACATGATGGGCTGATTTGCTGGCACCTTCACCCCTTACCGTATTGACACCATGCTTGTTTTTTGCATGGGCATAGAGGGCCTCGTATAAGGCCTTTCCTATACCTTTACCTTGGAGGTCAAGATCTAGTCCTGAATGAGGCTCTACGGCTCCGTTATAGAAATATCCCGATACTCTGCCCTTGGGCGAACCGCTAGGAGAAATTACGGTACTGGAGAGAAAGCTATCTCCGGGATTACCGGTTACAGACGACTTCATTTTTACTCTAATCTTGTAACCCTGCGATTGGATCTGAGGCGGCAACAGGTGGCTATAGTCGAACTCGTTTTCCTCTTTTTTTTTAGGCTTGATATCGGCAAATCGGGGTCTCTCCGATTTCTGGACGTTTTCTAGCTGCTCATCAGCAGCCTGGATTCCTCTGGACAGCCCGATGACGGACTGAACCAAGGAAGTAACCGCCTTGTAGCTGTCGGGGTAAGCCGATTTCAACTGGTTCAGAACCGGCAACTGCTGACGCAAAGACTCCAGGGAAGCTGCGACCTTGGCCTTGAGTTGGGACATGTCCTCTGAATTCTGTAGATTCCTGGCCCTGTCCTTGGTTTCCTGATGCGTCGCGGCACTATGAAAACTAGTCTCATAGTCCTGTTGGGGAGGGGCACCTTCGGCAACGGCTCTAGCGGTTTCGGCTTCGGTATGCTCCGAGGATTCGTGTGGGGACCCTCCGATGGCATCGGGACTGACCTGAGCCGAACCTTCAGCTTTGTTGAGGTATTCGTCTTGGATCTTCTCGGCCTCTGTCGGCTCCTTGCGGGCAGATATGGTCTCTTCGACATCGGGGCCATAGAATACAGCCCTGGAACCACCCCTGAGCTTTGCCGCCATAAGACTTTTTGCGGATTCAGAAAGGGTCTTACCTAACCCAACGCTTACCGTGGCTCCAACGGCTGTTTTATAGGTATGGCAGATGCTGGGGAGGTCTTCCAAGACATCGGCGGGGATCTCGATGGTACCCTCATCGCCACTAATTTCAGTAATAGAGCCACCGCTAGTCACAGCCCACGATCTAAACACCTCATTACCCATTTTGATCGCATGATCTATTCTTCTTACCTCTTCGACTTCGTCGGAAAGTCTGGCCCGACCAACCATCCTACCAATGTGATCGCCATCGAAAGAAAGAAAAATATTAATCGACATAGCTAAACTTTCTCCCAGCAGAGGTCTTATTATAACCTCTCAATACATTACTTACAGCACCCATCGAAACTCCATATTATTTAACAGACGCTTCAGTTATGGAACGGAACTCATTCCCTAGATCATCTTTGATCCTCTTTCCAATCGTACAGAGGGATATATTGTTCCTCCGAAGGACCTTCACTACTCTTTTTGCGCAGGTATGCAAATTCTTGGCGATAGCCTTACTGTTTTTCACCCCTGAAGAATAGAGAGCACATATTTCCTCATCCGACACAAGCGAAACCCGACTGATGATACCGCCATCACCTCCCTCTGTAGAGTTGGTGAGGTCACATCCAATACCTCTAAAATAAGAGATCCAAAATCTTTCTGATTCGTTCCCTTCTTGTTCTTCTACTGTCTCAAGCTCTAACACCTCAGGAGTCAGATCTTCCTTATAGATAGTTCTAAGCCAATTGGCCCGATGGGTTGTATCCTCCCACCTATCATCAATTTTCATCAGAGCGTCTCTTTGGTGCCGACATATCCTTGTCTTGAGTCTCTGCTTGGTCTTACCAATATAACGCATCGTGCTATCTCTGGGGTCTAGCAGCGCATATACAATGATTTTTCTTAGATCCATCCCAGGAAAGATTGGTATCCCTTGACTTCATTAATAAATCGTGGTATTTATGAATCATGTCATCGAATACTTATACCGGTCGCAGGATCTACGGCAAAGCAGTCGTAACCATCAATGGGAGGCCTTTGACACCTATGGAGCGCGGGGAGCCTTTTGATTGGGGCTACAACGGGTCCGAGCCGGAACACCTCTCTAGGTCTATCCTGACCGCCGAGTTCGGGCCTAGTTTTGCCGACCTCTACGCCGAAAATTTCAAGAGAGAGGTTGTCTCAGCCCTAGATGAAACCCGCTGGAGCCTGGACTCCAGCAATCTTGAAGATTTCAAGACCCAGATGGAAGCTGTAGACCGTCATCAGTACCTCGAAGAAGACTACAGCTATGACGACTATCTTCGTGGAGAATAATGATTGACCTCTTTTAATTCACCACCAGTAGTCAAATATGTAGGGGCCCAGGAATACTCCAGACTTATAGTGATAGGGGATATCCATGGCTGGCTTAATCGAAACCATCGATCTCATCACCAATCTCGTAGTGGCTGATACTGATTTGGTCGTTTTTGCAGGAGACTACGTCGATAGGGGTCCAAAATCTGCCGAAGTCATCAGTTTGCTGATGGAAATGGAGTCTAATAGACCTCCAGGAAGCACGTTGTTCTGCGTCGGGAATCACGACATGAAGCATGTCAGATACCGTAGAACTGGTGTTTTTTGGAGAGGGACCGAATTTAATAGGATGCATTTTGGCCTGACTCCAGAACACATCGAATGGATGGGCAACGGCCACGGCGTAATAAATGTCAACGGCACCTGGATTACTCATGCCGGGTTTCTGCCCAAGGACCCTCTGGATCAAAAAGTCATCAACCTAGTCCATAACAGATATCTAAAACAGAAGAATGGAGTCTGGGTTCCTGCCAGCTTGGGAGAGGATTTCGAGCAGCCAAAGGACTCAGTATTCTGGACAGAAACCAATAACATTGGTAGAGTGGTCTATGGCCACAACGTCGGTAGCCTGGAGAATCCTGTTATTTCAAACAACACCTTTGGTATCGATACAGGATGCTGCTTCGGCGGCAGGTTAACAGCTTATATCGAGGATCTGAGGACCGGTGAAGTAACATTCGAGCAGGTGAAACATGGATGATTTTTCAGGAATAGACAGGACGACAACAGACCCCAAGCCAATGGAGGGAGTCGCTCTAACCGAGGAACACATCAGGCAAGGAGCAGAGTTGGTCAAGGAAAAATTCAAAAGGCCTTGGGTTGATTTTATGTCTCCTGATGAATACGAGGCGACTCTTGTGGCGTCCATTGGGTGCCTGAGTCCTCCTAAAGAAGAGTATATCGTTCCTAATTATGACGGAGGGTTCATCACCAAAGATCCCGTAACCCTGACTACAAACGGTACCTTAGCCCTTAGCTTACGTCAATTCCATGAGTTTTGGTACTTCTACAACATCGCCCCATCCGATATCAGGGATTTGTGGGGGTTTTTCCCGAACGACAAACTACTGGACGCCCTTTTTGAAGCTGCAAAACGGATTTACTCGTTGTTTGAATTACAGGAAAGACCCAAGCTTGAGATCGTACAAGGCGGCAGGGAACTTAGGATAAGCATTCCGACATCACTCGGAGATCTAGAAGCCACAGCCCTACTGGACAGATTTGATGAATGGTATCTTGAGCTGCCTGTTGATATCCGTTGTATCTTTGTTGTAGACGTATCCTTTCGGGAATAAAGACCCACAATGCTAATCTCTGGCGTCCCATACAAAATATATACCTACAGTGGTGGCAAATTCTTAGAAAGACCTAAAATGGCAATCAACACAATGCAGGACCTCATCGATGCTATGGAGAAGGGTTGGTACAAGATATCCCTCCCTACCCCTATTAAATTCATCAAGATTGATGTCGATATGAGTCCGACATCCACAGTCGATCCTGAGTTTCCACATACATGTCCGAAGTGTAAAGGACCGGCCTATGTCGGTTTCAATTCTGTCCAATGCAAAGGTAATTGCTGATGAAATTGTCATTCCCTGTTCTATTCCAAAAAACCCAGACCTCGGCTATTCAGGAGTGGAAGATTTGGGTCACAGACTCCACGATTCACGTCGAATTCGGTCACATCGACGGCAAGAAGCAGTATCTCAAGGAAACCATTACTACAGGCAAAAACCTAAATAAAAAGAATTCGACATCAGCAGAAGAACAAGCCGCCAACGAAGCACAATCCCGCTGGTTAAAGCAGAAGAAGAAAGGCTACGTCGAGAATATCGATGACGCGGTATCGGACAAAGTCGATGATACCGTGATTCTGGGCGGCTACGCCCCCATGCTGGCTCCGAACAAGTCGTTCCCTAAGGATGACGAACTGGAGAAGCGCATCGAGTTTCCTTGTTACGTCCAGCCCAAGTTAGATGGTATGAGGTGCATCGCTGTTATTGACAACGGCAAATGTACGTTGTGGTCCAGGACGAGGAAGCCGATCAAAACGGTTCCTCATATCGTTGCGGAGCTGGAAGCCAGATTTCCTGGTGGCATAGTTGTCCTGGATGGCGAACTCTACAACCACGACTACCGAAATAGCTTCGAGGATTTGATCTCGATTCTACGTAAGGATGCTCCTGATGCCGAGGGGCTTTACAAGGTGATGCAGTACCACGTCTATGACTGTATCGACATCTCGACTGAGAACCACGTCGTAACTGAGACGACTCCATTTAAGTCAAGATTTGCGGCCTTGATTGATATTATTCCTCGTCGCACCTCAACTCACATCCTGCCCAGCGACGACGACATTGTCCAGCTCGTCAGAACTCACAGAGTCCAGGACCTAGAAACTCTAGTGAAATTCTATGACAACTTTTTGGACCAAGAATACGAAGGGGCCATGGCCCGTAATTCTGCGGCTCCCTACGAATGTGACAAGAGGTCGAAGAACCTCCAAAAGATGAAGCCGTTCCAGGATGACGAATTCAAGATCGTTGGTGTCAACGAGGGCAGAGGCAAAGATGCTGGAACCGCAGGGACCTTTACTTGTGTGACCTCAGAAGGCAAAGAGTTCTATCCAAGACTAAAAGGTACCTATGCATATCGCAGGGAGCTTCTGGAGAAGCCAGAACTGTGGAAGGGCAAGCAGCTTACAGTCACCTACAAGAGGATGACCTCCGACAATATTCCTTATCTCCCAATCGGCAAGGCAATTAGAGATTATCAGGGGTAGCCATGGATCAGTTAACACCAGAACAAGAAGAATACGGAGTCGATGAATTCAGAGAAATCCTGAAAAGACCTCGTTCTGAACGCGAAGCTGTACGTTACGAACTTTTATCACGAGCCATGCAGTACAAGAAAACCAAGGCCGATTGCAATATCTACAGATGTAGGGAGAATTCCGCTACTCTCGATAAAGCTATCGATACGCTGGTTGCGGTGGCAAGGGCGATATTGCCGGAGGAAATGCTATGAATCGTCGAAGTCTTTTCAGTCGGCTGGCTGCGGTTTTTGTTGCGGGCAAAGTCGCCCCTGCTCCTACCCCCGCTCCTAAGTACATTCCAACCCCTTGGGGACCGGTCTTCTGGTATGTAGAACCTGCTAATCTGGATCCAAACCTCCCGACCTATACAAATGACCCCAATATTGGATTCTTCAGGGAGACAGACGACAAAATTGAACTCACAACCGGAGGCGTCTGGAAATGATCGCCCTCCTCATCAAGCCGTACACCACTTGACACACTACGCGATTATTTGGTATGTTCTATAACAGGAGCCAGATGCCACTAGACCCAGAAAAAGTCAAAATCCTTGAAGCCAATGCCGAACGACTGGCAGCAGAAATTCCGGCCTCAAAACAGGAGGGGTTTAAAAAGGATTACCTCGAAATCATGATTGCGCTGAACGAAAAGATAGACTACAGACTAGAGGAATTCCAACGAGATACGGCATCTGTGATCTGTTGCGTCATCGGAAAGAATCCGAGCTGGGTCCTAAAAGAAGCCAATAGACAGGCATCCAGCATTAGGGCTGTCTGTGACAACGTCATGGGCAAGGTTGTCGAAACCGATGTCTTTGCTTCAAGAGCACTTATGATTGAAGCCATGGCAGACATCGTGAAGTACTGCGGCGAATGGATGGTTGACACCCAGATCAAAGCGGAAGCCCGACAAAGTGAAAAAGTCTCCTGAATACATCAGAGACCTCATCATGTCTCAGACCTTAGAGTTCGGTCATGTCGTCGATGATTCGGTCTTTGTCGAATTCGTTAGATCCCAACCGCAACAAGGCATAGTCTGTTGCAGGTGTCGGGTCTGTGGAAAAAAGATGTCTGCTAATATCGATTTGGTCGGTGGCAAATATCAGATAACCACGGACCTTGATATCAAGAGATGCCCTCTATTTAGAGGTAAGTCTCTGTCGTAGAGACCCTAGCCCCTCCAGCAGTTTCTGGATATGGGTATCGGCTTCGTCCGGTTCCCTGTGTTCTGGGGTAAAGAGCTGATCTGCCGGATGTGCCTTAAAGCTGTAGACTTCGGGCTTATTCGCCTTGATATGATTCAAGATATCCTCATGGGGAGCACCGAAAGGGTCTAGCCCCGCTGCCTTCATTGCTCCAGCATAAGCCTCGCCATGCTTCGCTGCGGCTTCGTCGTGGCCACTGGCATGACTAGCCCTGACACCAAGAAGATGATGGGCCGCTGCCGCAATGGCGTGCTCCCTCATATAATCCTTGTGGGCTCGTTCCTCGGCAACCTGTCGAGGAAGCCTGTTCTTGAACTCGTTCACCGCCGCCCTGGCATCCAGGTCGTGTTGATGCGATTCATCTAGAATCGGAAATCTCTTGTTCCACACCAAAGCCGTGTCATTACTCATGTTTTAGGGCCTCTCTCAAAGTAATCGTGGCGTCCTCGTCCCAGCCCTTTAGTGTAATTTCTAGGCCTCCGGGGATCTCGGTAGTCCGTACGGATTTGGCTAGGTCTCTGAAGCAGTAGCAGCCGACAAATTTATTGGAAACAAACTGGGGGATATTGCAGAGCTGACACCTGGTTTTAGCCTCGGACAGAGTCAGCTTCATCTTTGGGGTCTTGGCGACTTCGACCTCAGCGGTCAGGTCTAGAGGAACCTTTGGGGCCTGTGGTTTTGGAATCACGGGTTTCTTTGGTTTCTTTTTGTCAGATTTTTTGTTATCGGTATCAGGGGCCTTCAGAGTCGGAGGAATTTTGTCGGTGTGTCCCAGAGGAGCGGCGGCTAGTCCTTTGGCTCCAGACGTGGCCTTAACCAAGGCATCAATGGTTTTGCCTAGTCTAGCGATATCGATATCCCTGAGTTCGGGTCTACCCGGGGCCGCCCCGATACTGCAACAAATAGCCGCAGCCACTGAACCGATATCGGAGCTATCGAGGAGGTAACTAGAATCTCCGACTCCAACGGTGCCGTACCAGGCCCCTAAGGATTTCTTGAAGTCAGCAACGGAATCGGTACCAGGAATCGGACCAGACCAGTCCTGGACCTCTTGGATCCAAGAAATAACTGTTCTGACCGGCAAATAGGCTTCGAGGTCTGGTGACGCCTTGGACAAAGTCTCTAAAGCACTCAGACCTCTGAGCCCGATGGTGGCGGCCAAGAATTTATCTTTGTCTGTCATTATCGTGGACCGAAGCCTCCTGAACGAGGGGACTTCTGTTGTCGTGGAGATTCTGGAGCCTCAGGATCTTGGGGCTCCGATTCATACACGTATTCCCGCTGGACAACAGCGGATTGCGGCATTCTTACCGCTCTGGTTTCTCCTGTAATTGGATTCTCCTGCTGAGAGACCCTGACCTCGTGAATCAGTCTATCGATATACCAAAACGGGCGGTAAAGGTATCTAACCGCATAGACCTTGCCTTTGCCGGTCTCTGGGTTGGTTCCCGGCCTGTTCTGGGTTGTCCATCGGATCTGACCATTTTCCAGTACGTAGTCAGAGGAACTATATCTGGTATTGGTGGCGTCTACGATGTCCTGGACCCGTTCAGCAGGGAACTTCAATTTATCGACCCCGGTCTCATGGGCATCTACCAGTTGCTGGTGACTAACTAATACGGTTTCCTCTTCGAGGTAGAGCCTGTCCATCGGGGCCAAGTAAACAAAATCTTCACAGTTCCTGTATTTCCGGGTCGGTGTCAACTGGGCTGTTGCCGCATTGATGTAGCCACCTTCCATAGACCTCAGAGTCTTGGAATTGCCGGTGAATAAGGCGCTGAAACATCCGGCTTTGGTATAAATCAATCCGTTGGAGGCGCCACTATGATCGGCATCAGGTCGTCTGGAATCGAATTTATCGATCATCCCTACGGGGTTACGCATCCCACGGTAATGGACAAACCTGACCCCGTGGGCCTCGATGGCGTCGTCAAACGCATCGATATCAAATGCGCTAGATAGCCCTGACGGGATATCCATCGTCAGGACATCTTGGATCTCAGTCTTGACTTTATCCATTGCGAAGCTGTAGGGTGAGTTCTTCGTACCCCGGCAATAAATCCTCGAAATGACGCAGTTCTAAAGTTTCGGATTTATTGAGTTCGGTAAATTCAACTGTGGTATCGAACTTTTTAGCAAGATGCCTGGCAATACCGGGATGGCTACCTGCGCCGAGGGTTTCCATTTTGGACCCAGACCTAGCCGCTACGACGAGGTGCAATCCGCCTATAGTTCCGATACCGAAGACATCTCCAGACGCAGATCTACCTATCTTCTTACGATATGACACCTGACCACTAGGAATATTCATGCCTAAAAGATTGGGGCCCATTTATTGTTGACAACATTCGGTAGAATCGATATAATTATTTCATGAAAACGATGTGGTCTGATGAGCAAAACGCCATTTTCGAGGAATTCCGAACAGGAACCTCCCATTTCATGGTCGAGGCCCGTGCTGGTACCGGCAAGACGACTACCGTAAAAGAAGGTATGGGCCTGGCTCCTGAAGAGAAAAAGGTCTACCTCGCATTCAACCGAAAAAATGTAAATGAAGCCAAGCTCAAGATCAAAGACCCCAAGACTCAGGTTCTGTCTCTGAACGGTCTCGGCTACCGCTTTGTTCTCCAGAACTGGAAGAATGCCAAACCTGATGACTCCATCGATTTTGACCGAATCGAGGAGGCCCTTAAATCCGATGGCTTCCGTCGCTTCAATACGAAGCCAACGGTTGTCATCAAGGATATCGTCAGCTTCGCAAAGAACACCTGCGCCTTTGCGTCATACCAGGACCTGGTCAACATGGCCAATGCTCGTGGATTGGAACCAGAAGGAAACGCAGAACGCGAAGGCTGGACCACCGAGATGTGTTGCGTCATTGCTGCCAAGGTTCTGGAAGCCTCGAAGAAGCAAGACCCTCGGGGCCGAATCAGCTTTGACGACCAGCTCTGGTTGCCAGTTGTTATGAAGTGGGTGCGACCGTGGTTTGACTTGGTCGTCGTCGATGAGGCCCAGGACATGAATTCGACGCAGCTTCTCATGGCCCAGAGGGCCTGCAAGCCCCGTGGCCGCATCGTTTTGATCGGTGACCCTCGCCAAGCCATCTACAGCTTCCGTGGAGCCGATGTCCGTGGCATGGAGCGCCTCAAGGCCACGTTGAAGGCGAAGGTCTTTCCTCTGACCACGACCTATCGATGCCCTAAGGCGGTGGTTAATTTGGCTAAGATCTTGGTCCCTGATTATCGCGCAGCGGATTCGGCTCCGGATGGTACTGTAGATAGTCTCGATATCTCTAAGGTCTCGATCACAGCAAAGCCTGGAGAGGCCATTGTTAGTCGCAAAAATGCCCCTCTGATGACGCTGTGTCTGGAGTTCATCCGTAGCGGCAAGCGAGCCTACATCGAGGGCCGGGATATCGGGAAGACTCTTGGGGCCATCCACGGCAAAATCAATGCCAAGGAAATCGAAAGCTATATCCTGGCTCTGGATACCTGGGCAGCAAATAAGATCAGCAAAACCCATGGCAACCCGGATTCGGATCAGTACCGGGACAAGATCAACTTGATCGAGGACCAGGCCCAGACCTTGAAAGCCCTTGCCGAGGTGTCAACCTCTACATCTGAAATCGGTACTAGACTGTCCTCATTGTTCGAGGACTCCGACAACAATCCGAGGCCTGCTGTTGTTCTGAGTTCGGTTCACAAGGCGAAGGGGCTTGAATGGGACCGTGTCTACCTGATTCAACACACCTTCAAGCATAGCTGGGGTCCTGATGTGAATGAGGAGCAGAATATTGCATACGTCGGAATCACTCGTGCCAAATCCCACCTGACCTGGGTGGAAGGGAAACATGAAACACGTAAAAATTGAGACATGGAACCAGATCTACAAGATACGATGTGAAATCTGTGGCTACAGCGATGCCAGAGACCTGCGTTCCTTGGATCCAGAAAAACCCCATACTTGGACCCTCTGCGATAGATGTGTAAATGATGTCTCTCCTGACTACCCCAGATATCTGAGATCTGTTGAACTCAAGCTGGGATTGACATCTGCTGTTGGATTACTGGCAGCGATACCTACGATCTATTTCGGAGGCCATCTAGGATGGCTCCTGGCCTGTGTAGAGGTCGGGTTAGGCTGCTTTACTGGAATCTTCTGGGGGTTCAAGACCCCACATCCAAAGGGAATCAAAAATCTGGCAGAAGTCGAAAAAAAGAAATCTGCTCTAGGTCTGATCGAGAGTTGACTCTGTTCTGGATTTCCGATATATTAAACAAATGGAAAAACATCCAAAAATTGAAGCGGCCTGGGACCAATACAAAAAATCTATGCTGAAAGCAAAAGGATTTGTGGCGAAGGCCATAAACTCAAGACCGAAGCCGAAAAACTCTGGGTTGACTTCAACGCTTCGGCAATCGAAGGCGATAAGCTCTGGATCGAAGGAAGAATACTCTTGGCCGAAGGCCTCAGGCTCTATGCCGAAGCCAGCCTGGTTTATGTCAATGCTGTAATTGATACCTACGGCAAAAAAAACAAGAATTGACTGGATAACTGGTGAGATCAAAACATGAAAACCTTGGGACTCGTCATCCTGATTATTCTTGCGATTCCTACCACTATTGATATAGTGGATGCTGCGGTAAAAGCTGATTCCTGGGAATCCGGATGGGAACTATTCAAATCTAGGTATCGTCGATGAGTTTTATTCATATCACGGACCGATTTCCTTTTTGTATCCGTGGCGAGGACTACAAGCGTTGGACCAGAAATGTTAAGCCTCTGGGACCTTACGAGCTTTTCGCCTATAGCTCAGACGGCTCCACTTACGTCCAGACCTCCGAAGGTTGGGTCCTGCTCCAGAATCCAGACTGCACCCTAGCTGACAGAAAGATATTTTATCACGACCGACTGCTCGCTCTGCAAGGAATAAGGAATAATTAAATGACCAATGAAAAATACCAGAACTACAGTTTAGAGGCCGATAAAGCTAGGGTCGAAGAAGCCATCAAAACCTTCAATTCTCAGATCAGATTTGCTTCTGAACTCGGAATTATCGATATCGATCATCTCGTGGTCTGGCACTCGAAGTCCTCGACTCCAAATAGTCCTAGACTGCATGTCATGGTTTACCTGAAATCAGATATCGAGTTCAGATCCCAAGTTATTAATCTACAATCTATGCTGGGTTCAGACCTGAAGAGATCGGCCTTTGATGTCTTCAGGGCGTTATCAAGAGTCGAGGGCTACTCCCGGCTTTTCAAGCCGAAGGACAGGCCGGAGGTCAGGATTCCTTGGTCAGGGTCCAACTTCCATGCGATGGCCTCGCTCCGTACGATCAAAGAAGACATTATTTCACCACAAAGGATTCCGTTTTGAATATCTCGTATGTAGAACTCGGTCTTGGTGTCGGGATCGGAGTGGCGATCTGGGCATTTATCTATTCCGGCTTTCTGAAGGCGGTCTTAAATGCAATTGGGACCGTTTTTGCCTTCATCGCTGAAACAGTGGTCCCGAAGAAGTCGATGAGTTCTCACGCTGCCGACATGATTCTGACCTACTTGAAGGCCAGTTGTAATAGGTCTATTATCGGTGGCTCAGAAAGATTCATCGCAGACCCTGTCTGGATCAAATCACTCAAAGCCAGATATCACGTCATCTTCCGGACCCTATCTGAGGGTGACCGCGTCTTCTTCTACAAAGGCTGGATCCCAGTTGTAGTCGCCAGATCTAGACAAGAGGAGAATAACACCACGGACCCCGCCCTCAGATATCTGAGAGGGATGCTTGATATCGATACCTTGATGGCTGAAGCCGCGATTCATTACAACCAGATTACATCGAAACAGAACAAACCAACTAGATTCTGTGTCTGGAGGTTTTATGGTTCCTCAAAAGAGAGGTCGGAGCAGACAGAGCTAAGGCTTAAACAAGATTCCCTGGATGACGACGAAAGTCTTGGCAGGGAACCTCTGGGATGGAAGGAATCTGACATCGGAGCCCCTCCACTCACCAACAAAGAAGCCGATTCCTTGTATATCCATCCAGACCTAGCTGGGTTCATCAGGGATATTGACTTCTGGTCTGCAAATGAATCCTGGTATACAGACAGAGCGGTGCCCTGGCGTCGTGGATACCTCCTCCATGGTCTTCCTGGTACTGGCAAAACATCAATTGTCAGAGCCGTTGGGGAGTCCTTAGGTCTGCCGATTTGTATCCCTGACCTGACCTCAATGGACAACGAAGACCTAACCTCGACGTGGTCCAAAATCGTGGCGACTCGGTCTCCCTGCATCATCCTGATCGAGGATATCGATGCAGTTTTTAATCTGAGAAAGTCATTGGTCAACGGATTGACCTATGACGCCTTATTGAACTGTATCGATGGGGTCGAAAAAACCAATGGCATCGTTGTTGTGATCACAACAAACCACATCGATAACGTAGACCCCGCCTTGGCCGCAGCCAATGCGAGCCGTCCCGGACGTATCGATAAGGTCTTCAAGATGCCGGACAGCCTGAATCGTGATGGTCGTCTAAAAATTGCGTCAAGAATCATCCAGGATCCCCAAATCGTAGATGCCCTATTAAATAGAGTACAAGGAACCGAGATGACTCCGGCTCAGTTCCAGGAAGTCTGTATCCAGGAAGCCTTGGGATTGCTATGGGAAAATCGATGAGAGTAAAAGTAGTATCAGACCTCCATCTGGAGTTTTTGGATTACTTCAGCTACAAGGCAGTCCTAGAATCCATCGCTGAGGGGTCTTTTGATGTCTTAGTGATGGCAGGAGACATCTGTTCAAAGGTAGACATCCTAGAAGACATCTGTAATCGATTCAGAGGCAAAGAAATAGTCTATGTCTTGGGCAATCACGAGTTTTATGGCGAGACCAGAGACCGTGTCCTATGGAGGGTCCGAGGCGTGGCTGATAAATGCCCTTGGCTCCATGTCTTGGAGAACGAAACGGTCACACTAGGAGGCATCAGGTTTGTAGGATGTACACTGTGGTTTCGCCATGCGCCATATCCTGAATTCGGAGACCTCAATCTCTCCGATTTTTCTCAGATCAAGGACATCTACTCCTGGATCTATCCTGTCGCTGAGGGCTCTTTCTCCTATCTCAAAGAGACGGTAAAGAAAGGGGATTTTGTCGTCACCCATCATCTGCCACATCCCGGAAGTATTCATCGGAGATATTTCGGAAATCCTCTGAATCGATACTTCCTCCATGATATCAGAGATATCGTTGAACTCCAGGAGGCCTCATACTGGGCCCATGGCCATACTCACGACAGCTTCAGTTATATCGCTAGAAAGACTATGGTTGTGTGCAATCCTGCGGGATACCAAGGGGAGAATATCCATTTCAATCCAGGATTCTGTGTAGAAGTAGATCCCGTAGACTTGACAACTGGACCCAAATAATTTATATTTGAGGTATGTCGAATCCTTGGAAAAATCCGTCGTCGTGGGTTGTTGTAAGTCTACGTACAGGCGAGGCCATTTTTGAAACCTTCTCTAAAGAAAGGGCGACATTGGTTCGGGCTGATAAGTATGTCGCGATCCCAATCATGGACTGGCTGGTCAGCAGGAATGACAAAGGATACTTCCCGAAGAATCCCTTCGACACCAGCCGAATGGAGTCCAAATGATCTGGGCAGCTCTGATCCTGGCGATATCGCCCCATGACCTGTCTGCTGTTATCAAGTCTGGTGGATTTGAGATGGAGTCCAGTAAAGTTCGTAGGTTGGCTACAGCAATAACGACTGCTAGTGTTGAATCCGGGGTGCCAGAGGACCTCCTGATAGCTACTGTTGAGGTAGAATCAGGATATACTGTCTCGGCTAAATCCCATATGGCCTGCGTCGGATTACTCCAGCTCCATCCTATTACCGCTAAAGCTGTGGCTACATCCCTTGGTATGGGTTACTACGATTCGGGTCGAATCGAGCACAACATCAGAATCGGGGCCCGATACCTAGCCGACCTCCATAAAAGGTTTGGGAAGTGGACCCATGCTTTGACGGCCTATAACAAGGGGCCGACTCGTTTTGTCGCCCAGAAGAAAGAGGTCTCGGGGTATGCCCATAAAGTCGTATCGACTCGGAAGAAAATAACCGCGATCAGAGCCAGGCTACATGCTGAGAAATGCATGAAGACTTGTCATGCGTCCAAAAAGAAGACAGACTACACCAAGATAGCTAAAGAGTCCAAAGCGAATTGATCGCTAGGTCTGGGGCCATGGTGTAGCAGATTTCCTTCAATCTCTGAAGTCTGATAACGGCTGGGGTCGGGTCGATGCCGTATCTCGATATCTCATGAGCTAAGGCATCGGTATCGATGGACTGGACCCAGGCCCCCAGTTCCGCTGCCATCTCTGTAGAAACTCGTGGAGCCGCCTTAAACCTCGATTCCTGGTCGAGATCTGCCCAGTTCGGTACAAAGACTCTGAGGTAATATGGGACAAAGCTCTTGTTATCATGGACGGGGTCGAAGTTTTCTCCATCAAAAGCTGAGCCGTGGTCAATCAGATTGAGGATATCTCCTCTGATCATGATGTTCCCAGCATTACGATCTGGGTTGCCCAAGATGTAGTCCGCTGCTGCCCATTTGTGGAGGTCTCCTCTGCTGAGGTAGAGCGAAAGCAGTCTCCTGGGACCGCTGGGGTCCTTTGCCTTCATCTCGTTCATGTCGTGGAAGTCCCAGGGCAGCAACTGGATGGCTGAATACTCGACGCCATCGATCAGGAGAAGATGGGTTTCCGGGATGAAATCCTGGATTCCTAAAATCTTGGAAGCCGCATAAAATGCAGATTCCCTCTTTGGCTGGGATCCCGAAGAATCCTGAGCACCTCTCTGAGAGTTCTGACCCTTACCCGGTTTCAGCAGAATCGTGGAGTTCTCCGGAGTCTTGGCCAGGAGGCTTCCTCCGCTGTGGACTCCACCTAAATCGACCTCAGAAATATCCCCAGACTCCGCAGCCGCCCTGACGGCATCTGCAAATTCTTTACCTGCCGGAGTCACGGCCTGGACGTTTTCTGGTTTATAGGGCTTGGTCTCTGATTTCTTGGCTTCGTCCCAGGTCATTACTGCCTTGAGGGCCTTCAACTTGTCGATACCGAGTCCAGCAGCAATCAGAGCAACCTCGTGGGGATCGTCTGTGGTGTTTCTAGCCGCTCTGATGGCTTCGGGATTTATTGCCTTCCCACTGAGAAAAGCCGCTGCTCTAAGTGCGGATTCCAACGTGTCGGAATGGCCCAGATGCGCTTTGATGACTTCAGATTTCGAGATATCAGAAACCTCGATATCTCCGGGTTCCTCTATGACCTCAACAGCTTGGGTCTGATTCAGGGAGTGAATCAAAATACCTACAGAGGCGTGAAGGCCAAATTTCTTCGCCAGCCAAGGAAACCTGTAGAAGAGGTCTCGCTTGACTTCAGATTCGGTGCCCTCGAAAACTTGCGAGGTCTCGCTATGGAGGTTCTTGATCTCTAGACGCATTACATCACTTTGACATGGATATTCTGCTGAGCCGCTAGTCTCGCAATGATATCGGGGAAATTACTGGGGCTGTGATTCGGGTTATAGGGGTCGTAGGAGAGCCATGGAAACCGTGTCAACAGTTGCTGGCCGATTTGGTTTGGCTCACCCCTGAAGTTTTCGACCGCAGAGTTGTGAAGGTGTGTGATTGTGACTTGCATAGTTTTATTATACCAGGTCTGTTGGTCTATTCAACGTCTTCCGTCTTGCGGACCACCCCGGCCTGAATCGGCTTGCCTTTCATTTCTGGTCCGGTCTCGGTATTATGGATCCTTGGAGAATCTCCATAGGTTGCCGGTTTCATGCCCCATTCCTTGGGCATCTTTTCGTAGGTATCCTTGAAGTGAACAGGAGCCGTCTGTGGGGTAGGTCGGTCGCTGTCGTCTTTGTGGCTAAATGAAATCGGCAGTTTAGACTCCACGGTATGGGTTCTGATTGAGGTGTTGCCATCTCCCAGGTTTCTGAGATGTTGCAAGAATGCCTCAGCTACTACCTTGTTGGGATGAACACTACCGAATATAATTTCGTTGATCTTTTTCTGGTGTTCTAGGGGTAAGTGTTTTTGGGCCCGGTCTACTGCGTAAGCAACTGCTGCTGGATCGTCTGGATATTCTCTACGAGTCTCGGATTCGATTTGCTTCACATAAGGTACGGCGTGATCGCTCTGGATCTCGTCAATAAAGATACTGCCGGGATCATGATAGGCAGGAATAGGAAGTCTTCCGGTATATCTGACCCATCCCACAGTGTGAGTATTTATGGGATGGGTTTCTGATATCTTTTGTCTTTTCCAAAAAGAATCCAGAACCCCGGCTTCGTGCATTTTTTTGATGTGATCTGTGGAGACATCGAGCTGGAAGACGTGAGATGGATCTACACTATGTCTCTGGACACCATCCCATTCAGACGTGCCCCAATTGAATTTTGTTGAAGGCGTGGAGTCAATCGCTTTCTGTATTAGGTCAGCCGAGATGTCTCCAGACTTAGTCCTAGCAAAAGGAATCTGTTCAAGTAGCGGCTTGAGGTCTGGGGTAAAGTGCTTCGGGCTCAGTTCTGTTTTACCGGTCTGAAGGATGTGGTCTCTGAGACGACGAAGTCTCATTGTATTAGTTCTTACGTCAATAGCACCGTGTTTCTTTCCTCCTCTTAATCGAATATCATCCTGGGTGCTTAGGTCTGGGTGTTTAAAGGTATCGGGGTCGAGCCGATGCATTCTGAATAGTTGATTCAGATTAGCCTTTTCCTCTTGCCCAAACAAATGGCTTGAATTCAGGAAGGCTCTCTCTATCCTACCTTTGATTTCGCCATGTGGATATCGAAGGGCGTCGTTTTCATCTATCTCAGTAGACTGCCTTTTCACCACAGCAGACCTAAGAATGGCTGCGTCTTGTTCTGGGGTATTGTTTTGGTGTCTCGGATTTTGTAGCAGGGCACCGGGGGCGTTTTCGACCATTTCGGGCCAGACCGAATCCGGAATTCTGGAGTATGCTGCTATATTATTGTAAATATTCTGGCGAGCAGAGGGGCCTAGGTCTTGATTTATTTCCGCTACAACATTAGAGATAGCGGAATCAGATACGTTTCCTCCCAGTTCATGAAGGACTCTTAACCTATATACCTTAGAGGCATTATTAGGAGAACCAGTTGTAGTCGGAGATTTGAGATAGTTCTCCCAGTCCTTCTCTGAAACCTTTGATCCGTCGAATCCGGAGTTTTTTGCTCCATTTACCGCAGACATCATTTCCGGCCCAGCCTTGGGATGGGATATGTACCGGGACAACACATCTGGAGTCAGTCTACTAAGAACCCCCTGCCTCGCCATTTGGTATAGGAAAACACTAGAGTTGGGATGGTCTTTATCGATATGATCAGCTACAGCATTGACTACAGGATCGGGCATCCTCTTCAATAGATCTCTATATCCACCGACCTCAGCTCCTAGGTCTAGGATATCTGTAGCCAAAGCGGGCCTGGACTTAATGGCCTCTATCACTTCATCGGTATGCTTGGGATCAGAAAGAATATCGTAGGCCTGTTTGTTTTCTACAGATCGAGTCCGTCCAGAGATGAGCCGAGCCAAGTTCTGGGCCATAGCGGTTCCAGAATCTGATTTATTTAACTCCGCAAATAGCGCATCGTTCTCAGCATCTCGTTGAGGCTTAGCCCTGGCATAGGCCTCGGCTTTCTCTTTTTCCTTGGCATAATGGGCCTGAATCTCAGCATCCATCAGACTTAGGTTGTGGTCGAAATGGCTAATATAGGTATCTCTATGCTCTCCAGCAGTGGCATCGACGATTTCATGAAACCTAGCCTTCATTGCATCTTTGGTCGAATCCCACCAGAATTTGTCTGGATATCCTCTGGAATTATCTCCAAGAACCTGAGCCGAATGTCTTCCCCATTTTTCGGCTTCACTTTTACTGGCACGAAAAGGTCCGACATCTTCTGTTTTGGTCCCGTCATGTGTTGCTCTGTGTGGGACATAAAAAGATCTGCCGTGATCTATGGCCAGAGGCCTGCCACCGCTGCGGCTCAACATGAGATTTCCGGCGTGGCGGTCTGAGTTGAAGGTCAGCCGATCCATCCACCCAATCCGGCGAAATGCTTCGGCACCCTCCGGATTACCAACCGAAGAATTTATTGCCGTAGCCGGGACATCAGCTATAGGCTCATAGCTGTGATGAGCCATATGGATGACTAGTGCTGGTTTTCCTCCGACATCAGCGATATGAGACGACTGGCAGAGACCAGAAATCCCTCCTGCCTTATACAATTCCTGAGTCGTGGCCTCTGACCATCCAGAATTTAGATTGGCCTCGTAGAAATAGTCTTTGTTTTGCTTGAATCCTTCGGAATCCTCGAATGTAGGGATCTGGCGAAACACTCCCATCAAAAATGGAGAATGTGCCGACTTCACCATGTGCCGAGACTGGGTCTGAGGATTCCTGTATACCGTTTTGGGCTCGATGCCGTCTAGAGTATGGGATTCTGGCTGAATATCATGAGGAGCTGTGTTGAGTTCCTCGAATGATTCTATCCTATGGTTTCTGTTTTCTGCTAATTTGGCCTGACCCGCAAAATATGACAGGTCCAGAGGTGAAATCGCTTTCGTCGTCTTGTATTGCTTGTCTTCTAGGGCGTCCGATACCGCAGCGGCAGGACCCTTGAGGTGGTCAGCGCCTTTGATGGCTTTCTGGAGCTTGCCACTGGCGATGTCGTCGAGGTGATTTAATCTGACCCCAAAATGTTTGATAACAGAATTCCTTCTGTCCTCAGGCAGGTCCCTCAGTCTATCGGAAAGGGCCCTTCGGATTTTGGGTCCGACCTGAGGCCACCACGATTTGATTGTGTCAATGTGATCGTCAAGTCTTCCATCTGTCAAGGAATTGCCTTGGTTCCTGGAGAAGTACTCGAAGCCATGATGAGGTTGATCCCAGAGTATTTCCGACCCCGAATTATCTATGGCTAGAGGCCTGCCATCGGGTCTAATCAGTAGGTTTTCATCATGTCTGTCGATGTTGTCCTGGATATAATCCATGACATGGATCTTCGAGACATCTCCAAGATGTGGCTTAATCAGATCCCAGGCATAGGCCTTCCTCACAGATGCGTCTGCTCTGGTTTTTGGGCCAGGCATCAGATCATTCATAGATCCAGCAGTATGTCCGGGCTCAATCAGAACTGCGACATGGGGCTCGCCTTCGTAATGGGTAACGAAGGATTTTTGATGGAGGTCTCCGATCCCAGCGGCGTGATATAGAGCTTGGGAATTTAATTCCTGCCAACCCGTGTTATAAAGTGTCTTATAGGGCTTCAGCAGTAGCCTCTGGGGCCCATCTGGGGTCGTGATGTTGACGACCTTCTTTCCAGATTCGACACCGGTCTTTGTAATTTGCTTACTACTGGGTGTCCTGTCAGTTTTAGCTGTACCAAACGCAGCCTTTAGCGGCTCCAGCTCTGGTCTAGTAGGCTCATTGACATCGCCGTGGAGGTCTGGTAGCAGATATTCAGCTTTGTGGAGGTCTTCGGGAATCTCGACATCACCAAAGCTAGGATGCCTCGAAATCTGGTAGAGTCGAGATGCCCTGATATCTGGTTCCAGGGAGTTATCGCCCAGAACGGTGTCGTACAGCTTATGGACGTGAGCTGCGGGGAGGTCAGGATTGCTCAGGATGTGAAGATGTCGGTCCCAGAGGTCGGTACCGTCATGGGCCCTGGCAGAGGCCAACAAAACAGATCTAGCATGTTTGGCTTCGGGATGATTCAGAGCCTCTGCCCAGACATCCGGATGAGGGTCTAGCGAAGCCTCCAGGATATCATGAGAACTACAGCTATCTAACTTGAGGGCAAGACTTCGTTCTACGGGGTCCGGATGTCTAAGTAGTGACTGGACCTCGGAATCTCTTGATTTCTTGAGTTCTTCAAATTCTAGAGCTTCCCAGAAGTCATCCTCTGATAGCATCAAGTCATTGGCCTCAGCCGCCCTCTGTACAGCCCTTTTTCGGTCTATGGGGTCGTCCTTTTGGTATCTCTCGATGTGTCGGATACCATGACGATTGAGGAGCCCCACAACATCAGGAGATGCGTTATGAGGGATAGCGGCGGCTTTGAATTCATTGATTCCGACGACTCGTTGAGGTTTCGCCTCGAAGTATTCGGTAGGGCTCATTACGAGGTCTGCTGCTAACTGTCTGATCTTAGCTTTGGTCTCGGCACTGACCTTTTCTGGATTGAATCCTCCAGCTCTGAGGGCGGAATCGATATTTTTTGTTTTATACAGATGTTTGATGACATCAGAGGTTTGGTCTAAACTGCCCCATGTCGAAAATCCAGAATCATTGGCGGTTTTCAGGGCATCAGAGATATCCTCGAAGTTCTTTGAATTAGCAGATTTGACGGATTTAACCTGTCTACCGTCCCCAGAAACTATCTCGGATGGAAAATTGCTGTCCCCATACCTGCCCAATTTGTCCTGATGGCCTTTGAGTTGATCAAAGGAACGGAACTTCTTGGCCCCTGCAGCTCTGATCTGACCCATGCCTCCAGACATGCCGCCTTCGCCGTTTCTTATCGTAGAAGTTAGTTCTTTGAGAACATTTTCCGTGGTATAGGGCTTCTTCTTCCCGTTCTTGAGGAAGTATCTGTCACCCAGTATTGGGGCTATTTTTTCTTTGGCATATTTCTCGTATTCTGGTTTGAGTCCGCTATCCTCGATGTGCTGGCGAATACCATACCGAATTGCTCCCCAGTCGGTGTCGTATTCATACGTCCCGATGGTTGTTGGTTTTGCGGACTCCTTAATTTTGCTAAGTACTTCGGGAGCCTTCTCGGAAAGGAAGCTATGCCTCAGGCCATCCTCGAAGCCTTTGCTTATCTGGTCCGAATTAAAGTGGATGCCGAATGAATCGAAGCTGGCGTAATGCTTAGAGACTTCTTTTTGGTGGGGGCGGATCCAGGTCAGGAATTCCTTGGCTTCCTTAGGCTTCAGACTATGAAAAACTCTAGGATGTCGTGGACTATAGATATCGGCATCAAAAACAGGGGTTGTCTTGGGGTCTACGACATGGGGAGGAGCGATTAAGGAGATTTCTCCAAATCCGTCGTGGCCGTATTCTTTGTGGTGGATCGCAATAGACGGAGCAATCAAACCACCTATCTCAGAGGCATGTTTTAGTTTGTCTTCGCTCAGATTGTGGGTAACGACAAGTTCCGGAGGTTTCGGGATTTTGGGTGTTTTGGGTTTAGATTCGGCCTTGCTCAGGGATCTATCTAGCCTTCTAAGATGGGCCCCACCAGGAGGAACCACAGCAGAAATAGAGCCTGAGTCTTCGCCGACATTACGATAGTAGTATCCCCTCTTGGGATTGCCCTTCTTTACCGCTGCTTTCATGTATCCATTTGCCCTGAAATCCTCATGAGGCGTATGTGGCCTGTTTGTCATGGGTCCTGTGATTTCAACAGGGAAGATGTCTGGTTTGTGGTGATCTAGGATAGGGGTACCATCTGAAAAAGTCGGAGCACCTTCGGGATGCTGATGTGAATAAAAATCGAAGTCAGGAGCACGACAGTTATATCCAGTCGGGAAGATTCCTCTAGCTTTTAATGTATTTTGACCGGCTAGAAGGGTATCCTTATGTGTCCTGGTGCCATCCCAACTGCCTTCAACAGGGTGCCCTATTTTGGCAGTTAGAGCTTGGCGTGCTGCTTCTTGGGTTCCTACATGTAGCCCGTAGTGGGACCCCACTAGTTCTCCACTAGGGGTGCCGTGCCACCAGACACCGGGCTCAGCCTTATGTAGATCTTCGGCCTCAAACATCTGTCTGACGACGTTCTCGTCACCTTTGGGGCCGTGGAGGTTGTCCCAGATCTTAACCGGGATGCCATCACCAATATCGATCCATTCCCACTTCGATACCTCTTGATCAGGATCTAGATGGGAACTAGGAGTTCCGAAGCATAGCGCAGTGAAACAGTGCAGAATTACGTCGTTACCTTGAACAGTACGATGAAAGGTCAAAGACTCTGGGGTTAGCCCAGTTTCCTCTTTGAGTTCCCTTCTAGCACCTTGCTCCGGGGTTTCTCCTGGCTCCATGTGGCCACCCGGCAAAGTCCACTTGCCTACATCTCGCCTCTTGCCGAGTAGCAAACGACCCTTGGAGTCGTGGACCTGGATTAGAGCTACTTCTCGCATCTTAGACGTTATCCGACCAGAATCCTAGACCACAGGTCCTCTGGATTTTTCTGATCAACCATTTACGCTTCTCAGCCAGGACACCTAGGCGGGTGTCGAATAGCTGGGGTCCAGGAGTCGAAATGGACTGAGAGAGACCATCAATACCCAGAGAGCTGGACTGAGACCTGGCATAGGTTGTAGCCAGCATGGATAGCGTTTCCATGGCGGCGACGACCCCGATCAAATGATTCACGATCTTAGGAATCGACCCATTCCTGAATCCCGTGGTATAGCTGACATTCCAGAGTCCAGGGACCCAATTAAATCGGAACAGAGACGGCAACAGGCCTTGGCCCGTAGGAGAGATAATTGGGATCGTACCACCACTTTGGGTACCAACAGCAAAAGGCATCATTTGGATTTGACCCTGATGTAGATATCCGGTATCGACCCAGGCCAGAGGAACATCCCAGATATGGACGTTGTCGGACGACGTGATGCTAAGCTTTTCGATAGACTGGACAGGGCGATGTCTCACAACCATGTAACCGAAACTATCCATCGCCTTCTGGTCATAGGGATGACGCTCGTCGTGGATCCTAGGAAAGATCTCGATATGGGCCTCCATCTCAGCCAGAGACACGGCTTCCTCAATAAAACGACTCAACAGGCCGTCATCCATGACATCGGCCTTACCCGTCATCGGATTTTTGATAGCAGAAACCAAGGGGATGCCCCAGAGATGAATCCTGCGGACTTCCTCTGGGGTAATCAGAGGGCCGCAGTCATCCCAGGAGGTCTCAACGGCTCCATCAGGAATCTGGGCTCCTAGCCCTGATTTTGTTTTGGAGTAGTCTCCCATTTAGCAGGTCTCCTGGATACCATCCAGCCTTAACGCACCGTTCAGGATAAAAGTCTTGGTCTGGCCAGATTCGGTCAGTTTGATTTTGAGGCTGACGGTACCGGCCACAGGGTCTGTGGAGAGAATACTGATCTTCCAGATCGAAGCATCCTGGGAAAATGGTTGCGTCGCCGCCCTTACAAATTGACGAGACGAGTCAAGATTCAGAACCGTGACCTCGACACTGGCCCCAGTGGCTGGGATATACCTGAGACCTTCTGGATAGTAGCCGTGAGTGGCCTTGTGTTTGGAATTGTCAACGAGCTGGAAGTAGACATCGAAGGCATCCCCAGAAGTTGCCGATTTGGCAACGACAGGGTCGTAGCTATTTACAGAAAGAACAGAATCCAGAATCCTAGCAGTAATCAATGGAGGCCTCCGGACCTAAAGATTAGGACGAATCCTAATATCCAGGCCAGGACCTAGCACATCTGTTAGCCTGTGCTAGGAGTTCTGCTGATTTAAAATTGAGGAATCCGGCTAGAAAAAATACGACAGCAGCCCCTGCAATAACAAATGCGGAGGGACCATCAATCATTCGCCAGAGTTCTAGTAGAAAGGCCAGATTAAAGGTACCTCCGACCACACAGCAAAATGACATCAAGGTGTAGATACTGAGCCAGTCTTTGATTTTGTACTTCATCTGTTCCTCTTCAATTATTGACACCGTTCACCCCATAGATCTGAGTCAGATCAACCCCGGAATCCGACACGATCCCAGAGTCCAGGAGAGCCTCAGACACCAGATACAGCATACGGTAGGAGGCTCCCTTGATCTCTTCGAGTCCGATAGCTGACAGAATCTCTACAGCCTCTGAGGCCAGGTTCTGTTCTATTTTATCGAGAACAAGGTTCAGTCTGGCATCGGTAAGACTGGTTCCTGAGATTCCAGCCGATTTACAGGTTTCAGTCAATATCAGGAGTTCTTCCATTTGTCCATTCCTCTTCTAGGTCTTTGTCTCTTGTTTTCATCGTACCTAAGACTTGGTCCAGTTCGTCTTCGAGGTCCTCGTAAAAGATATCACCAGCCTTCAGCTTTGCCACCATAGACGCAAAGGTCTTCTGGGTCAGGTCAGAGAACTGTTGAGGAAATGCCAACATCTGGGCCTCGGGGACCTCGTCTGGAGGCAGATGTTTGAGTTCTGCGATTACATCGCCCTCAACAGCAAACCATCTGATCGGAATCCCCTGCATAATTGCGATATCAATCTCCTGCTGCATTCCATCAGAAATCGTCCGATTCCTGACAAATACCCAGACCTCGTCGCAAACCGAGAGAAAGCTGATTCCGGCCGCTATCCCCTTGGCTCTGTGGTCTGCATCGGAATCATCCAGGAACCTAGGATACAACAGGTGAGGGGCAAAAGCGGCTCCGCCTTTCTCGACAACATACCTGCAATATTTTTCGGCATATCCTGGGTTAGCAGGACTTCCTCTGAGCTGGCTACAAACGAAGATACGATTCACTAATTCCCTTTGTCTGGTGGGTCTGGATTTGGGTCCACTTCAATATCTTCAGATTCTACCACCCCTTAGGTATTGGGAGCAAAACAATTCAATCGCTGCTGCAACGGGATGATTCGCCATTCCTACGGCCCTGCCTGCTGCTACAACGAGCGAAACTACAGCCACTGCAGAAAGCCCCTCGGCATCGTCCATCGCCTTCTGGATTAACTTCAGGCTATTGGCTTGGACTAGGTCTCGGAACTTGGAATCTTCTTGGAGGATACCCATATAGCCTAAGATTACTCCGAGATTTAGTGTTTGACAACTACGATTAAATCCGATATTGTTTATTTATGGCAAATCACACATAAAAGGAAAGAAGGAAATGATGCCTTACAAAATTGAAATCTGTTTTGACTCTTTTGGTTCAGACCGAATCTCCTGGGTTGCGTCACATCTCACCAAAAGACTCTGGGGCAAGGCTTCGCAGACTCTGGGGCAAGGCTTCGCAGACTCTGCTGAAAAAGCACATACGGAGGCTACTTTTCTGTGTTGGGACCACAGTCTCTCAATGAGACCAAAAATGAAAGAAGAAGGGAAGTAACGATGCCTTACAAAATTGAAATTCATTTTGAAGATCGCGACCCAGAGCGAGTCTATTGGGTTGCGTCACAGCTCACCAAGAGTGGGATCGGTGAAAAGACTCTAGGTGAAGGCTGGGCTCCTTTGGAGGAAGTCCAGAAGCAAGCATATCATGTATGTTATGATCACAGTATCCTGGAGTCTATCGCAGAGACAAGACGCCGAAAAAAGATCGGCATCGGGCTCGCAGGAGAAATGACACCAGATGAGATGGAAGCCGTTCGCAACGGCAGATCTCTAGACTTCATCCGTAGCTTCCGGAGCCGAACCGGATTTGATCTAATCGATTCAAGAGAAATTTATGACGGCCTCAGGGCGATGGAGGACCTTCCGGGATTCAGAGAGTTCCCCGAAATACTGCCACCTAGCAGATTGCAACAATTGGCTGAGGAGTTCAGATCCAAAGAGCAGGATCGATGCAACTCGTGCCCTACCCAGCCTTCGGACGCGGAGGGGTCGTGAATGACATCGATGAAATTGTGGCTGAGCTAGAAAACATGCTGCAATGCGTCCCAAGGCTCCCTGTTGATTGGGCTATTCTCAACGGGGAGACTTATTTACAGTATGACGGCGGCGTTGAAATATTATGCGTAAGCACCATCGGCAAAGGCATTCACCCATGTGAAGTAGACCGGGAATTTATAAAACTAGCAATCAACGCCCTACCTGCCCTGCTCGCTGAACGCCGCGAATTGCAGGAGCGATTGAGTAAGGTTTCCGGTGTAGAGCAAAAATAAAAACCCCGCAGTGGAGAGGAGCCACTACGGGGTTCCGAGACCGAAGCCTCTCAGTCTAGGCTAATTAGATCGTACCTTTGAGGTTATCGATCAAGACGTTCTTGCGGGGCTGGGTCACAGCCAAGCAGGTGAACCGGAAGTGACCTTCAGGGGTGCTGAGGTCAGTCGTTGCCAACTTGATCCGGCTGTACGGTGCGAGTTCTCGGAACTCCATCGTATCGGGCTGGACGAAGTAGCCAGTGCTGAATGCCGGGGTCTTGTTGCCAAGATCGACGAACAACGTGGTAGCCGAGTTCGGCGTAATGGCGCAGCGACCAATGAACTTGGCCGATGCCGCCGTACCACCCGCTGCCGAGCGATAGACATTGAAGCCACGAGCCGTGGTGCCAGAACCGCTGTGCGTAATCGTCAGCGTGATCTTGTCGTTCAGCGATGCCGTTGCCGAACCGCTGGGCGAACCCACCGACTCACCAACCTCGTTGAAGGCTGAGACGTAGTAGGTATATACACCAGCAGGAAGCGCACCACCAACAGCGTTGGCAGCAGCGATTGTCGGGGCGCCAGGACCATTGGGGCGAGCTGGGGCGGGCTTGTACTTGCCTCGCAAGAACTGCGAGGCCTCAAGCGTCACGGTGCCACCGCTGACCCACTGCTTACGCAGGGTGCCACCAGTTGCATCCTGTGCCGAACCAGCCAACACGATACGCTCTTTGCCGAACGTGATCTTGTTGTACGCAGCCAACACGACCGGATCCACGATGAGCTTTTCGGCATTACCAAAGTTCAGGGCCGAGCGCAGAGCGCCGTCCTCGATCTTGTCCTGCGTCAGAGCAACACCACCGCCGCTGAGAACCACGGACTCATCAGAGCCGTATTCAGCGAACATGCGATCCCGTGCGTTGACCTGGAAGTCCGACTGACGGACCTGGAGGCCGAGGCCATGGATATTCGGCATCGAAGGAACAATCATCGGATTGCCATCGAAGACGCCAGCATTAGAGTAGTCGTCGAGGCCACGGAAGATATCATTCTCGATATCAGCAGCCAGCTTCAGGGCAGCGTCAGCAGCAGCCCGCTCATCCGACTTCTTGCCGTCCACCGTTGCGACCATCGTCGATGCCACCGTGACTCTACGAGCGTGGCTGTAGAACGACATCGGAACAGTACAACGGACGTAATCCGAAGTCTCTTCCTGACCGATGTTGCCCTCAAGCTGTGCGGAACCACCAGTGATGCCGTACGACAACTGACGAGTGAATTGGGCAGTCGTAGACTTGCAGGACTCCACAGACACCAGCTTTTGGAGCTTGATGTGAGAATTCTCGAAGGTGACGTTATTCATCACCGAGCTGAGATCCTCGATCTGAAGAGCTGAGCCTTGAGTCAGCGTACCGGGAGCGGCATCATAGCTGCCTGCCTCCAATGCTTTAATAAGAGCCTGAACCGAATCTAGTGTTGACATTTTAATTACTTTCTCCTAAAATTACTTGCAAAATTTCGCGACGGCTTCTACCGGCACGTTACCCGAGACCACGAACTTATTGATGAGATCCCTATCAGACTTCGTCAAAGTGTCCGAGCGTGTAGCCTCGTTGAGTTTCTGAATGATTTCGGCCTTCGACAATCCTTGGATAGGATTGGTCTCAGAACCAGGCTTACCGACGAACTGCATCGATTGTACCGATGTCACCGCCTTACGCATGGGCTGGGTCAAGATCTTCTGGAACCCTTCCACCAATTTACCGAGCTGTTCCTCCATCGTTGCGATGGTGAGGTCCTTGTCAGTAAGTGATTTCTTCAGCTCCTTTAGATCTCGCTCGATGGATTCGGCTTTGGAGATTTTGCCTCCGTTACCTTCACCACCGAACTCCTTCTTGCCCATCATTGGGTCCCCTTGCGGGGGGCCAGCAGAAGCTTCCGGACCGGGAGCCGGGGCCGATGCCTCGGGACCAGGAGCAGGAGCTTGGCCTTGCTCAGGATCTTGACCACCAAGAGCCTGAGCCAAAGCTGCCTTAGCAGCCAGGAAGTGCATCTTGAGTTCCTCAACATCGAGCTTGGCGTATTCGGCCTGGAGAACTTCAGGAGTTACCTGTTGTTCCGTACTCGGGTCTTGGGGTGCATCTTGGCCTTCGGGAGAAGCCTCGGGTCCTTCAGGAGAACCAGGAGGAATCTGACCGTCGTCTTCGGGCGAGGCCGACGCCTCGGGACCCGGAGCCTGAGGCTCAGCAGAGCTGCCTTCCGGAGTTTCCTCCGCAGGAGCCTGCTCACCGGGGTCCGCCTTGCTGAGGTCTTCCGACTTCAGCAGTTCGGCAATATCATCAGTTACCTGAGCCAGCAACTGATCCATTTGAGTTTTGTTCAACTTCATTTTGACCTCCTAAGTCAATTGGGTCAAAAATTAGCCAGCAGCCAAAACGTTCCAGTAGAGGTTACGCCATGTCGAGGCCAGATTTGCTTCAACCATGGCCGAGGTCGAAGGAACCGTGGTGTTAGCCGTACGGTACCACTCAACGAACGAACCACGACGGCCACACTCAATCAGGACCGGGAGCAATTCCGCTGGGCTAAGGATATCATTGACGTTATCCGTGGCACCTTCAAAGTTCTTTTCCGTGCAGACCTGGATAACATGATGGCTGAACTGTTCCGCAGTCTGACCGATGATGTTCTGAGCACCGATGGCGCCAATCGGCTTCATACGGATAACAATGACCTTTTCACCAGCAATAGGCGTCGCATCTGCGCTCAGCGTCACAACGGGGTGGCCGTTTGCATCATTGGATTCAACGACAACAGGCAACGTAGCAGCAACCTGAAGTTTGATCGAATCGACCAGCTCACGCATTGCGGCGATAGCTTTGTAAGTAGTAGCCATATCTAAAATCTCCTTGAGTTAAATTCAAAAAGCCCCAACGTTTAGAGCTTTTTTGGTTAATACAAGAGATTGTTATTAATTCGAGACAAAAAATGACCAACAATCTTGTAGATATGGATGACTACAAATGTGCAGGATGTGGATCAGTACTGCCTAGATCTAGATTTCACGAGTTCAGAGGACAGGACAGGACCAGACCTGTAACCTCTAGATGTAAAGCCTGTAGATCTGAGGCCTACTACGAATCAAAATATTTGACTAAATGCGCCTGCTGCTTGAAATCTAGGGAGCTAGATGTTAACCTGAGCTGCAAGGCCTGTAATGAGGCCAGCGGACTGCGACAATGCTTGAAATGCGGAGAGGTCCTGCCTCTCTACCTCAAATTTTATGGCAGGTCTAGGACCTGTAAAAATTGCCAAAAGGGGACCAAATGCCTAAAGTTACACTAGAATTCAACCTGCCTGAAGAAAACGAAGAATTCAAAGCCTGTTGCAATGCAGCTAGCTATGTGTCTGCATTGAATAATGTTAGACAGGAACTCTTCAGACCTGCTCGAAAGCATGGATACACAGACCGACAGATTTCAGACCTCCTCGAAAAACTTGGAGGAGATGGAGAGAAACTAATTGGATTTCTGGAAGATAAATTCTCCCAGATTTTGATGGATGATCAGATCTATGATATCTAAACCGGAGCCGCTGCCTGCTTAGGTAGGGTCTGAACCGGAGGCGACTCGTCGTGGAGCTTGATAGCTCCTGCGTTATCAGGAACCAAGGAATGGGCCATGTGTGGGGTCTTTCCTACGGGAAACATTCTACCACCAGTGGTAGGATCTTTCTTCTGTTCCTTGGCATGATACAGGGCCTTATCAGCAGTGGCGAAGTCGTTGCCTAGACCGAAACTCATCGAGTGTTTATGGACACCACCAACAGCGGGAACCTGGTCCAGATGCTTCGTGGCATGTCTCATGAATTTTGAGGCCTCTTCATAACTAGGGGCATGAATTACGAATTCGTCGCCTCCCGGCCTGAAGAGTTTCACGGTACCTACCTTTTCGGCAGCAGATCTAAGAGCGTTACCGACACCCATGATGGCTTGGTCTCCGGCATCGTGACCATAGGTATCATTAATTGCCTTGAAGTCGTTGCTATCTGCACTGATGTAGACTCCTGGCTTATTCTTGGCTCTGAATTGCTGATAAGCATATTTATTGCCTAATCCGGGAGTCATTTTGTCTTCGTAGATGTGACGGGTCAGAGCCCTTTCGACATCGGGATGGATATGACCGGCAGCTACAGCATTTCGGATATGTTGTAGAGCACCTTCTGGATCTAGGTCTTCTTCTGTCTTATTGAGAGGTGTAGGCTGCGACTTATATCGAAGAGTAGCGAGACCTTTATCAGCATTGCTGAGGAGCAGTTTGGTCTCGGCATCGGACAGTTCTCTGCCATCCAAAGCTGCCTTGCCGTTGCTGAACTCAACGGTATGAGGTCTAGCCATCCCTGGTCTGTGGTATTCAAATACAGGGGGCCTCTGAGGCAGTGGTTGCGGTTTGACCTCAACTGGAATCTGTTCGGGTTCTGCTGGATCCTCGTGGTAGTGTCTCTGGACCCTGAAGTTAGGACTCCATTTAATACCATGCAATCTGCTGATCGTAGTGGTATCGACATCGCCCTCAGGAATCATTGCATCCAGGACGCCGTGGTAGTCCTCCAGGTGATGGAGTCTGCCGTTATGAATCATGAAACGACCCGCAGGGTGACGGCGTCCACCGATACTGAGATTGACTTCGTGGACCTCTGGAGGCTCGAAGGCATAACCTGAAATGACTGAATCTACAGTCTTTCTTAGTTCAATTAATTCGGCTTCAATCTGTCTAGACTTAGCCAGGAACTGGAGGTCTCGCCCTGTCGATTCCCGATGTCTGGCGGCATCGAGAAGATGAGGAACCAAGTGGTGGTAGTAGAGAAACATTGCAGGGATCTCACCAAAATCCTTGACATATTGCTGATGGACCATGGCTGTCCTGTAGGGGACTGTGGAATCATGGATGTCTGCCTTATTTAACATAGGTGCAATCGACTCCCAGAACGGAGCATGGTTGGTACCTTCCTGCATGGCAAGATTTGGCATCCCCAAGAACTTTTCATGAGGCCTGATTGTCAACCAATGACGCCAGAATGCCGGGAACGTGGCATCCTCGGGTTTCTCGAAGATGGAGCCCCACTTCGGATGCTCCAGGGTATATTTCATCGCGGGATGATTCTTCTGGTACCAGCGATTATACGGACCCATAATGCTCTGCATGTTGGTCGGGGACCACATGATATCTTTCAATCTAGATAAGGTATCGGAATCCTTATGCATATCGAGACCGAAGGCATTCCTGATAAAATGTGTGTCTGGGACTACTGAATTTCCGCCGCCCAACATACCCCAGGTGTAGAGGCCTGTTTCGACTTTGATTCCGGGAATCGATACAGGGTTGCCTTCCTTCGGAGGAAGTCCTGCTTTGGCTCTTGCTCTATTGACGTTGTCAAAATTGGTTTTGGCCGTTTTGGCATCCATCAGTTCGGAAACGGCGCCCATCATGTTGTGACGATGCCTCGACATCACATCTAGTAGGCCGTCATGGAGCTTGTAGTATTGCGACATATTTTTGACGCCATCGGATAGCAAAGGACTGGTAGACAGAAGATCTCCGGCCTTACGACCTGTAACATCTGAGTCATTTCTCTGTCTATACGCCGGATGGGTTGCAATGGTTTGGCCTCCAGTAACAGGAGGAACCGTTGCGGAATCCAGGGCTTTGATGTGGGGGAGGATTGCCTCGAATCCGGGCTTTCTCGGGTCCAATCCAGACTGGTTCATGGCATCGACGAGTCTGGCGTATTGGATCTCTTGAGTTGGAACCGGCTTGTTTGGACTAAGCTGAGCAAAAAGAACGGCGTGCATCAAGACTTCCGGAGGCAGCTTTCCGGCCTTGGTCAGCTTGTGGACCTTGCTCCAGTTCGTCATGGCGTGATCCATGGCATCCTCGATATCGGGATGGCTCAAGATCTTCTGGTAGTTCTCAGCAGCCTCGGGACCGTCATGACTCGGGAGATAGGCCTTAAAATTCCCTATAGGGGTTCTCAGGACACCCTTCTTTTCGTCGAAGCTAGAAGATATCAGGCCTTCATTAGGCTTCAGTTTTTTACCTCTGAAGGTACCAGCAGGTTTAGGAGACTTCGGTTTGGCTTCTACAGGGACAGCCTCTGGAGCCTGGACAGATTCTACCTCAGAGGTATCCTTTTTGATCAAAGAAGAAGCCTTTTGCAGAGCCTTCTTCACCGCATAGGATTCTGCGATATCTGTGAAGTGGTCCAGGAAGTCATCAGACATCTCTGGTAGCTTGGCTTTGGAGAACGCCCTGAATTCAGACCTCTTAAAATTCCGTCCCCAACCATAGTCCCTGAGAACGGCTTTAGCTGTATTTCTCGCATCCTCACGTTGGAGCGCGGCTCCCTGGGTCCTAGAGCTTGGGGCACCGTCAAGACTACCGGCTTCGATAGCCTTTTTGATGTCGGGATCTTCGTGGATGTCTCCACAAGAATCACACATATACAGAGGCTTCTTAGGAGGTGTGTATCCTTTCTTGGCATCAAACCCAATTCTAGACACATAGTGGAAAGACTCCCCATCCTCACAACTTGGACACTTGACTTTATCTTTAATCGGGGATATTGCTTTCCTCAGAGTCCTGATCGCAGTTGCCGCCGAAATCAGACGCAGCGAGGCCTCCGTCTGAGAATCAACAACGGGATTGTAATTCAGTTCTACTGAGCCGCCAAGACGACGGAATTCGGGGTTGACAAACTGGTCTTCACTTTTTTGAGTATCAATAGCATTGTCCTTCAGAAGGCCAGATATTGCGGTCTTATTACAAGGAGCAAGTGTTATGGCGAGTCTCTTGAAAATAGAGGCCTTTAAGGTGTTTCCCTCCTTAGAGGTGGTAGAACCTTCAATGGAAAATCTACAAGCCAGAGGCTCATCGTGGGCTACATTGTCTCTGATGATAGCTGCAATAGCTTCAGCCTTCTTATGACCGCTACCATCAAACAGCCTACAGGTAACGTAAATAAACGGATTTTGCTTTATCTTATCCCAGTACATCCGCTGACGGTCGTTTTCACAGTCCGAAGCCGACAGAATCTTCTTGAGATAAGTCACCTTACCTACAATGGTATCGGCACCTTCGCTCCCGTCCTTGTGTTCCCAGTTCAAGAGAATTCCGCCCGCCTCCTCCATTTGAGCGCAGTCTACTCCTTCGATATCTAGGATTTCTCCAGAACTATCAATACACTGCGACGCAGCAACACCGTCGATTATCATTCCGGTCCTGGATTTAATGCTTTTAATATCCATTATTTCGACCCCTTCTCAGTTAACCACCGTCCGACAACTGCCTTACGGAGCTGAACTCCTTCTCTGGCGAGAACTTTTCTGATTCCAGTTTGGCTAAAATTGCCTAAAATCTCCGCTATTGCCCTGCTGCTTTTTCCTTCGGAATACAAAGAGACCACTTTTTGGACCTCACTGTCAGTCAATTTACGAATATCATATCTAGGTCCTCTCAACTTACCTGCCTTGCTTCCGGACATCTTTTTTCTTGTCTCTTCAGTGTGTTTATATCCCTTGCAACCCTCTCCTCCAAAGGTGTGGTTGACCAGCTTGGCTCCAGAAGAAAGGGCGGATGAAATCCAAAATTTTTCGGCGTCATCAAGATCTCCTCCGCTCAGATTTTCTTCTAAAATCTCTGTAAGTGGATTCAGATCGATAGCCCGAAGCCACGCATAAACGTGACCCCTCCTAGACCCATGTCGGGCCCTAGAAAGATGTTCCCGGAGTCTCTTTTTGAGAGTTCCTTCTGTCTTCCCTACATATCGGAGTTCCTTGGTCCGGGGGTCCAATAACCCATAAATAATACCCATTACCCCAAAGATTGGGCCTTGACTCGTAGAAGGAACCCAGATATCATATCGAAATGACGAACTGGAGACATAGTTTTAATAACAAAATGGCGATGGCGGCGGCTGTGGAGAGGAATCGCCCCTACGTTCCGTGGAGCCTTGACGAAGTCAAAGATTTTCTCCTAGACGATGAATTATTCAATCAGTTACCTCAATTTGATGAGGTAAAGGACATGCTTGGATGGTATCCGAGATATGGAATTACGAGGAAGTTAGAAGGTTTTTTTCTAGAGCAAGAAATGCGGAAGCTACACGAACAGGAGGAGTTGTTTGGCCTGGACGTAGGTCTGGCTAGGACCAGACAAGGACTAGCGATCCTGACCCGCCCAACTCTTTATCCTTGATCTCTCTGAGCCGACCACTCGTCGTGGTCATTTGAGATATAGGTCAGCTTTCCTTCGTCATTAAATCCGAAGCCTTTGCCGATGTAGACAAGACTACACCTACAATGAGGATGAAGTCCGGTAACCTTCGGATTTTCTTGGCCTTTTTTGTGATAGCCGTGGCCGACTTCGGATAGTTTGTAGACCTTCGGTGGTCCCGAAATAGTCCCAGTTACTTGATGGAGTCTTAGGCATTCATCACAGACGTGGCCGTCTCTGACGATTACGAAGTAGACCAGCGGATCGTCCTGCCCCGTAACCGCTGCGATCTTAGCGATGCCGTCGATGGTCCCGGAATTCTTGGCTCGATTCGTTTCGGCTTCTGCGATTTTCTTGACATTAGCCGTAACCTCTCTCATCAGGTCTGTGAGTTCGCCACCTAGGACGGTATCGACATCTGTTTTGGTCTTCTTCGCGGCGGCTTCCTGTAACCAGTTATGCACGGCATTGACTGCCTTGACTTTGGCTAGTTCTTTATGGGCATCGAGATATCCGGAAGCGACTCGGTTCAGGGATTCCCTGAGATTCTCCGATGGCTTGAAGCCTTCGGATTGGGCGCTGTGGTCAAAGACTCCGCCTAGGGTCAAGTCATCTCTGACACCTACTGGAGGAGTCCTGATGCCTATCCTGATTTCCTTCGGAGGCCTTCTCCCTAGGAATCTGGCCTTGGCCCTGTCGAAGAGGGCTTCAACTGCGGCATGAATTTTGGAGACAGCTCTGGCTCCTAAGGCATGGGCTGGCATTTATTTCTTCGGTGCGTGGTGACGCGCAATGGAAAGGATTTCGTCGATGGTCTCTTTACTGTCTTCGACGAAGCCCCTCATGAAGTGGTCTACAGTCTTTCTTTGTCTTGCTAGGATTCTGCGTTTCTCCGGAGGCAACTGGCCTTCTGATTTCGTCAGATATTCCATGGCGACATCGATGGACCTAGCCAAGTCTGTGGCTTCGGATGCTCCTTGGCCCTGAGTAGATCCTTTGGCTGAGGCCTCGTCTACTGCTGCGGATTTTTGATTTTCGGTCTGTTCTTTGGGTTGGTCCGATTGACCTTGTCCACCGCCTGGCTGACCACCCTGGGCAGCTTGCTGTTGCTGCATCTGGGCCTGTTGCTGGAGCTGCTGGGCCTGTTGCTGGAGCTGGACCCACTGGAACCAAAACGGATCTCTGCGATAGGCCAATTGGGGGTCTTTTGATGCGCCCTGACGACCACACCATTTTTCCAGGATTTCGCCAACAGTGAAATACTGATCCCAGTACGATTTAATCGCCTGGTTCAGAGGAATGGAGCCACCAAACTCGATGCCTATTGGCTTCTTCTCGACTCGTTCCAGGATACCATCATAGGTCTCCCAGATATTCATGTCTTGCTGGATTCTGACGGCTTCTTTTTCTGCATTGTCAGCATCGAGGCCTGCCAGACGAACCTTTGCCTTCTTGGCTAGGTCGGGGTCAATCAGAGGCAACAGGTGGGTATTGATGAAGTCTTCAAACCCAAGGATTAGTGGCTTGAGCCCGACATCTCGTGCGGCTGTCAGCTTGTACTCGTTGTTCGATTCAGACAGCGATTGAGAATTAGTACCTCTGCTGAGATAGCTCCAGCCAGGCAATTCATCCGGAGACATCATGAATGCTGTGAGAATTTCTCTAGCATTCATGTCGGTGAGGTACTGAAACTCCATATCTTTGGAGCCGCCACCATCAATAGGTTGCCACGTCACCGATTCATCAACACCGCAACCAAATACTGGGAGCCTATGGGAATTGTTGACGCTATTAATCGAGTTATTGAACTGCTGCTTGACGTTGTGGATCATCGTAGGTGTGGCATCATCCGACTTGATGACAACCATACCTTTGGCAGCTCTGCCGCTCTGAAAGTACAACTTGTTATGGGTTACAATATTGATATGGGTTGTGATCGCAGTGATCACGGTATCAATAGGAGTAACCGGATATCCATCTAGCTCGACATCAGGAACCGCATAGAAGTTGTAGACCTTCATCTCATCAGAGGTAAAGACCTGACGAGGGGTGCCTTCTATTACTTGGATCCAGGCGTACTCATTCTTTTCAAATCTCTCCCGTTTCAGGTTCTTTTTGCCAGTGACCTCGACAAGCAGATTGAAGGCCTCCTGTCGTACTGACTCCTGTGACTGAGTATCGGTAGTTGCCTTATAAATAGTACCAGCATCAGTCGCGGCGAAGTGGTGGAATTTCTTATTTCCCGCTGGGTCCTGGACATAAATAATTTCTGTAGCTAACCTACCTACGACTACACCCGACCTCGCACTTAAGCTGAGGTATTCAGCAAAAGTAACTCTGTCAGGTTCGGGCAGACCTTCAGTATGGCCGCAGAAATTCAGAAGCCTGACAGCCCTTTCGATTTGCTCGTTGAGTTCCTTTTTCCCTGCCTCGTCGAGGTCGTCAAGAATACCTACTTCTGGCTCAATTACGTATCCAGTCGAAAATCGATTTGGACGAGGTCTCCCGAACATAGAGACGTGGTTCTGACGGGCTCTAACGATATTGGAAACCAAGGAATCCTGGATTGCAATTCGTTTACAGACATCATCTGGAACAAGTCTGGTCTTGGTTCTGTAGATACCGGAGTACCTATTATTCAGAGTCGGATTAGACTCAAAGGCCAGTCTCTCGATTGAATCCGGGGACCCATTCAGGATGTTAACGATAGACTTGACCAGAGTCGGCCCCTCGGAACCAGACCTTCGGTCGGCTTCCGATTTTGCTAGATCTGCGGATTGCTGTTCGGTCTCAGAAAGACCAAACGTGATATTGGAAACTTTTTTTCTGGGTGCCATGTTATTCCGCCGTGATGACCATCACGCTGGCTCTCGATGTAGTCTTGTTCTTAATCGATAGAGAAAACGCTGTTCCCCATTTCTCGAAAACACCAGGAGTAGAGCCCACGGGTTCGAGCCGGTTCGATTCATCCGAGGTGCCATTGAATTTAACCGCAACGGCTTGGTCCGATTCGACATAGACGAAACGTTTCGCGCTGCTGTAGATAGAGATTCCAGTGGCCCCAGGAAGTACAGTTTCGGCCCCTAGAGGGATGGTTGACATGATATCAACCTGAGACGCAGTAACCGCCAGGACTCGATATGAAGCCCTGGTGGAGACGCTGAAGCCAGCAGAGATATCCAAGACATCCCCGACCTGGACCCCAGTAGTGGAGAAGACCTGGAATTGTGAATTATTAGAAATTGCCACAACCTGAGAAGCACCGGAAAAGACACCTCCCGATGCCCGACTTAGGACTACAGTCGTAGAACTAGCACTCAATACGTTCCAGTATCCCTCGTTGAGGGGATTAAAAACTGAAGCATCTCCCGTTGAAGGACCCGGGATATAGCAGGTATCTCCGACCTGGACGGCGCCGAAAATCGCCCCGGCGCTGTGGGTAATAGTCACGGTCTGATTTGCATTTAATACAATTGTGATGCTGCCACCGCTGGATGATACCGATCTAGAGGTTCGGAATCCAGGGGTCGTTCCGGTTCCGGTCCAGGCCAATCGATATCGAGTAGGGTCAACAGTCGTCAGAGATAACGCGATTTGAGTCGTATTGTCTAAGGTAATGGACCTGGTCCCATTAAATACCTGGACCTCTGCTGATGGATCGATCTGAAGAACCGTCGTTTTCGGGTTAGATACCGGAATTGATTCGATTTTTCGTCTCCAATCGACAACTCTTAGCTGAGGATTGTTGGACACCTGGTAGTCATCAAAAATGATGACCTGAGAGCTTCGATTTAGTGTAGACATCTGTTGAACAAGATTGGGGCTAGATATCGAATATCAGGCGACCCTTCTTCCCTTTGGTCGGAACCTCTTCCCCATAATATGACTGTGGTTTAGAGGTTTCCATCGGGGGTCGGGTCTGGACAAAATTCGGAGCCTGTCCGGTCCTCTCCGAAATGACTTGGGTCATCCAGTGTTTGGGGTCGTAGAGTCCGCCGTTCCCTGGAGCCGAGAACTCCTGGGCCTCGGTATCCTCTGTCCTCATCGTGGAGGTGACGATCTGTCCAGCACTGGGGTCGAATACATTCATAATGGCGTATCTGAAGGCATCGGGCTCGTCGTCTTTGTCTTCTGACGGCACCGCTGTAGGCTTCCTCGCTGCATCTAGCTTCCAGTGGTACTGAGACAGGTTATCCCAGAGCAAATCGATCTGGGGGTCATCTCCGAGGTCTCTGACAATAAATAGGTTTGGGTCCCCCATAGGAGGGTTCAGCATCCATCTCACGATATTGATGCCTCCGATCACGGAGCCTGGACCCTTCTTCCACTTCATCATCCTGTAGCCGTTTTTCTTGAACAGCTTATTCATCTTGGGATCCGCAGTATCCGGATAGATCTGGGGATCAAATCTCTTAAACGGGGCGCAGACATCCAACATCTGGTCTGGGTCTAGTTCTGCGATACTGACACAATGAGTTACAAAACCTCTGTTATGGTCTTTGAAGCCATGGACGTAGGCAAAATTATGAGTACTACCCCAGTCGAGCCCACCGAACCAACCCACATCTCTGGCAGCCAAGGCATCCATCAGTTGGGCTTTTGAAAAATTCTGGGGATCCTGGACCTCTTCACCAAAAACCTTGTAGTAGGCCTCAGCAGGAGTGATGACGTGTTTCATCCGGTCCAGTCTGGAGTAGACCAAACCTGTAGAGCTAGGCTTGAGACAAAGTAATTGGGCCTTCGCCATATCAATTGAATTATTCTTGAATTGATTGATGACGTGTTGGATCGGTTTCAAGAACTTCGAGGTCGAAGTCTGGGCCGTAGCAAGACGACCTCGACAAGCGACGAAGAGTCTGCAATTCTGGCAACCGCTAAAACCGGTAGCTAAAGAAAACGACTCTTTTTCCTTGAAGGACATCTGCCGATATGTGGCGTCATCAACATGTCTCAGTTCGTCTGTTGATACCCACATCTGTGCTTCCGGTAGGTCTGGACGATGTCTCTGAGGAGGGCACCTCTCGGTCACGTCGAGGATGTTGAAATGTTTAACCCGCAGACCAGTCAGAGGTGCCTTGTTGATTTCATCCTGGACCAAACCGAATGCTGACTTCCTAGTCGAAGTGAGAATAGTTAAAGGCATCTGAGTTTTACCGTCCCTACGCTTCACTGCTGTAGGAATATTGACGGATTCGGCATAAGCCGCTGGGTTGGACAAGACATCGATTTCGTCCAAGCAAACTATTCCGGCGTGGAGACCATTGGTAGACTGCATCGTCGCCACTATGATTTCAGCTCTATTCTGAACTCTATAATACCCCCGCTGTTGATTCTGATTTAATGTTAACCACTCCTTTTCTGTCAGCACTATTCCGTCATCGGTCGGATCTTCTGGACGGTATAGGCACACCTCTGTTACCCTTATATTGTTGCCCTCAAGAAACCCTATGGTGTCGCTTCGATTTAAAAACGCTTTTAAATATTTTTGAGCATTTTGGCTTTGCTGGATAATAGCAGCAAGATGTACAACGTTGACATCGAGGTGAAGAAGAGCTAGAACTTCGATAACACTTTGAGTTAAAGTTTTTCCTGCATCTCTTGCTGCGTAATAAAGAATTCGAGAAACTTCTGCATCAGTGATCTGACCCGTAAAATGAGCATAGGTGTCCCATGCCATATCCATAGGAGTTGTGTTGGATTGGGGGTCTACGATAACATCAGGCAGTTCGAGGTCTAAGAAAAAATAGATCCAGTCCTTCAATTCAGACTTAGATCTACAAATCCTAAATAGTTCTCGCCTCCTATCCAGGTCCAGTCCAGCAATCATCTTTCGGCTTCTTTTTTAGATCTTGCCCAGTCTCGAATTTTTGAAGAAGAATTCTCCTCTTGTTGTTTAAAATCCACAGTACCGGATACCGAAACCCTCTTGATCTGGTCCTGTCCTGTCAGTTTCATCAGGACTTCTCCGGCCTCCTTGATCTTCCTGATAGTATCAATGGAAGTCGCCTGATTCAGGACATTGACATCTCCGGTCTGGAGATACTTCGCAATAGCGTCACCATGCTGGGCCCTCAGAGCTGCGATGATATCCGAGGCCAGCTCGACTCCATCGGCAGCAGCAAGAATGGCCCTAGCCCTTGCCCTCGAAACAGCAGCATGGGAATGGGCCTGTCTACGATCAAACCAATTAGCATTTACTGCGGCAGATACGATTTGACCCAGGCTGAAGTGCGGATTTAGTTTTCGGATTTCGTCAAACGTCCTGCCCTGGAGGAATAAAGGATACATGGCCTCGGCGGCCAGAGGAGAAATAGGCGAATACTGAGAGCTTCCGACGCCCTGTTTCGACTCGAAGTAGGATAAAGCAAACCTCTCCGACTCCTGGAGCCAGGACAGATCTCTACTTACGTCTAGTTCTTCTGACATCTGGCTTCTTCTTGGTCTTCTTTGGTTTCGATTTCTTTGTCGGAGGAAAGAATTTCTTACCATTCATGGAAACTGAAATCTTCCAGCCGTTACCGAGCAGGAACCTGACCGATTCCTGGAGTCTATCGATCCCTGATAGATATTTCGATGTTGCCTTCCATGTCTGTGATTTATCGGTATCCTTCCAGGCAAAAGATACCTGGTGTGTTGGGAAGTCTATTGAAGCCTCCGAATTGGAGAGGCTAGGATCTACAGCAAACGGCCACAGCCTGAGTTGGAGGACCTGGGCCTCATGCAAGATCTCGGTTCTCTTCGTCAGTCCTCGGAGAACCGCGATTTGTTCGTCATTGCTAAGATTGTCCAAGTCTGGACTCCAACATTTGGTATAGTGTCTGCCTAGAGGTGCCGAGGGGAGGGTTGTAGGACTCAGAAAACTTCTTGAATGCTACCGAGATTCCTTCGGATTCAGAAACTGCCGAGACCTTTGCTTTATCCGGGAATCCTCTGGTAATTGCTCCCGGATATGCTGTTTTGATGTAGGATTCCCGGTCTCTTACTGTTTTAGCATCCTTGCCATAGACATCGACCAACAATCGGTCTCCTGACTTATATCCAACCACCATGAGAGGAGCCTCCGGAGTATCGGTAAAGACGTGGATTCTACGACATCCATCAGTAGGGACCTTTGACTCTACTTTCCCTGTAGATGTATTGACAATCCATAGATGCCTATCGAGATTGGCGTCCGAACGGGTCCTCCATCTGGGAGCCCCAATATACTGGACCTGGGAAATCTTCTGAGGGCTGTGGATGTGTCCGCTAAATACTACGGGGTGGGGAATATCTTTGGTTTCAACAGCATCCTTGGCGTAGAACCCATTTTCGTAGGTGGCCCCCTGAAAGGTCTGATGACATAACAAGATCTTGCCGCCCACATCGTTTGCGGCAGCGACAAATTCCTGAGGACTATGGGTATACGGAATCATCGCGACTCCGTCTAGCTTAGTTCCTAGAAAAATACCAGGCTTATCTACGACCTTGATTAAATCCTGGTGAGCCACCAATGAATGAGGAAATGCTTTTGTAGGTGTCACCTGGTCGTGATTTCCGACCAATGCAAATACTTCCTTGACCTTTGACTTCAGAGACCTAAATCTGCGATTCCAGAACTCGATACATCTCACATTGACGATGTCGTGAGTATTGTAGAGGTCCCCCATGAAGACAACAGCATCTACTTGCTCCATAAATGCTGTCACTTCGACTAGGTCGAGTAAAGTCTCGCAGTCCTGGAGTTCGTCAGGATTACTATGGACATCGCCGACTAGAAGAATCTTCATTTGAGTTGCTGGTTATCTGGATTGACAGCTACAGCTTTTTTCGCAAAGAACGAGGCCTCCTCCAGTTTTGTCCGGACGATTGCAATTTCTCTGCCAGAACCACAAATGCCTTCGAGTTCATCGAGAAGATTAGAAAAAAGAATCGAAACCGTCTTCGCCTTTCTTACCCCTTCTTGGTTGAGTTGATGATAATTGAACTCAGGACGAATCGTACGCTCATATGGTTTGACAACAACAGGGACATCTTCTTCCGTTGTCGTTTTCACTACATTATTTTCTACGAAAATTGTTCCGTTGTCCTCTTCTTCCTCTCCACTCCACTTCACGGTACCCGAAACGACATAACCCCACGGAGTAAGAAAATGTTCGATCAAATATTCAAGCCATTCGACGTAATGATAGAATTTTTCTCCTCCGTCCCATTCGAGACCTTTCCTATCTTTCGTCGGTACCCAATGACACCAAAGGCCAGGCTGAGAACCTGGAGGTCTATTGAAGTCTAGTACACATGGTCCGTCTTCTTGACCAGCGAATCCTACAGCACCGGTAAAATATTCCCCATCCCCCCCAATTGGGAGCAATACGGCCTCGCGAATTGAATCGAGTCGATTAAAGATTTTGTCCACATTCCACGTCATTCGACGTGTTTCACAAAATCTTTGTAGATATATCGCATCTACCTCTCTAAACGCTGGAGAGACCCTGAAGGCTCCCTCAAATTCCGTCGTGTATCCCATTTTATTTTTCCTCCGCCTTTCGCAATTCCGGCAATTCCTCTCTGCTTCTATGTAGCAGAACCTCATTGATGGGGACCAAGATAAAATCCCCCTCTATCCCCGGAGCTTTACAGATTTCTTTGGCCCAGGGCTGAATCGAACGGTCGGGGCGGACAAATACGTGATCATTCACTCTTAAGTTAGAGGAAAGACCTGTAGGTCCGTAACACTCCGCAACCACTTCGAGTTCTACTAGTGCTGTGGTCAAATTGCCAAACGCCAACCCAGTCTTCTTCTCAGTTTTCTGAATTTTCTCCGGGAACGGCCTACACGCCACAGTGTTCTGACTAGTTCTAAACATAAAATCCTCCAATGTAGGAATTTACCACGCCATAGCATTGATGTCAACCCCCTTCAGCCTCAGAAGTTTTTGGTCAATTAAAGGAAGATCTTTGATTGCCTCAAAAACGATTCTGGAGGCCTCTGTCTTTTCTGCTCTGACATCTGGCCTCGAATCTGGACTGGCTTCTATCTTACCTCCGATTTCCTGGATATCGTTGCCATGACTATCTGACATCCCGGTGTCTGGCTTGAGGTCGAACGGCAAAATAGAAATGGCGGCGACGAGTTCTTTGATTTCGAGATCTGAGGTCTGTTGTCGGAGTTTTGCCCCTTTGTTGACGACATCGACCAGTTCGGAGGTCTGGTAATCTCCAGTAGGCCTCTTCGACATATACTTATTGGCCCTGTAAATCTTCCTACGGTCGTTGGGGTAAAAATGGAGCATGGTATCAGAGTAGGATTCGATAAAGTTCCCGACCATTCTACCAATAGCAACCGACCTGAAGACTTCTGAATAGGGTAAAACAAATTTATCCACGGCTGCCAGGAGACCCTCTGTGGCAATGGATACAAAGTCCATGAAGGTGAGGTGAGATTTTGGTGTTCTGGACCAGAAGATCCTTGACCTCGAAATTGCTAGGGGTAGATTCATCTCTACCAACTCCATCCTGGCCTTCTCGATTTCCTTGGTCAATCTGTAGACCTCAGATTTCTTGTCGAGGTTTCGTTTTGACGCAAATCTGATGAAAGTCCAGTTGACGTGAAATTTTTGGATCTCCTCCCAATTCCTGGCCTTCAGTGCGGGGCTGATGGAGACCGTAAAAATCTTTTGACGCTCTCTGAAAAATGGCCTAGCGGCTAAGATATTTCTCCTCTCGTCCAGGATATGAGAAACAAAGGCCTCATAGATATCTTGTCCTCTGTCACTTTTGACTAAGGCATCCCTCCATTCTGATTCGAGACCAACAAGCTTTTCGACCTGGGCCTTCTGCATCTCAGTGATGTCTGTTTCCTGGAGATATCCGTATTTTGCAATCGCTCTTTCAACGGATGTCGCAAAGAGTCTGAAGTGTCTATTGGAGTCTAGGTCTTGCTGATTCATGTTAATTTATATTTATTTCCCATCGCACTGTTATAGGCCTCAATCGAGGCCTCGTAGAGATGTTGCTTTGTCGAATTATTGATCACAACAGAATCAAAGTAACTATCCTCAACTTGATTCAAGTCCTCTTCTGAATCGTGTCCTTTGAGCCCGCCTAGATCGGCAGCAACAGATAAGGTTCGGTCTTGTCTCGTCACCCTAATTGCGATCCCGCCCCTGGATTTGACTTCCTGTATTTCATTTCGGAATCTACCATCTGTAATGATGGCTATATTGAATCCTTCAAATTCCGGAACCACACACATTCCATCTTCCCGGCTGTAAAGAAACCCCGGGGAGGTAAGACGAGTTGCTTGTTCGCAAGCAAACCGTATCCATACGTCTGGATCAAGGGCTCTTCCCCATTCGGTACCTAGTGTCTGAAGAACCATTCTGGGGCTGATCCCGTTCTTCTTCTCAGATAGTGCAATTATCTGACGATTCCAGACCTGGAGACCTCCCCAGGCCTCTTCAAGACGATCAGGAAAGAACTTCTTACACCAAGATCTAGCTTCGTCTTTCCTTTTGCTGAGACAGTCAAACCCCTTTAGATCGGGGTCAACAAAATTCCTACACTCAGAAGGACCGAATAGCTGTTGATCATTAAACGGGAACAGGTCCCCCGCAATCCACTTCAGAGGATCTGCTTGACCTATTGCGACACCATTTATTTTATTAGCCAAAATAGAGGCTACAGTATCCTTTCCTGAACCGGCCTGTCCGCACAAAATTACTATCATTAAATCACTCTCACTGGCCCAATTGATTCAAAAATGCTTCGTCTCTTCTCGGCATGACGGCTCAAAACCTTGATATTATGGATGTCGTAGTCGATATAGACAAATGAATCCTTTGTAGGTGACCTACGGGTCCCCCTACCTACATTCTGCCTTATTCTGACCTCGGATGCAAGCCCAACTAGGTCAACAATGAAGTCAGCCGTCTTAATATCTGTTCCGGTCCCGATACACTGGGTGCCTACAAGGATATCCAGCTCCCCGGCATCGAATGCCTTTACGGTTTCCAAGGGGTCTGACTTCCAGTAGATTTCTGGGATCTTCGTCTTCATCTTTGCATCAAGACCGCCATGAGCAAAACCTAGTTTAAACCCAGACAGCTCAGCCAGATAAGGGAATTGAGAAATCTCCTCAAGTAGGATTAGAGGTCTCTTCTTCTTTTCTATTGCCTTCTTCACCAGAGCTACGACATGGGTATAGACCACAGGATTTCTGTGGAGGTGCCTCCGGTTCATTTTTATGCTGTCGGTGGCATAAAAATTTTCACGACTGGACACCTTGTACTGGATAAATCGAGGAGCACTCAGGAATCCTCCTCGGACACCGTCGGCCACATCCATGGACATCACTACGGGTCCTGTGATTCCCTCCAATACGGTATCGAGACCGTCAGACCTGATATGGGTCCCAGAAAAGAAGAAGCGATATGGAGCCTTTGACAGGAGCCTAAGGATTACTTTTGACAGAGTCTCAGCCGGAAGCAGATGACATTCGTCGCCACAGACGACATCTTTTGACTTCAGTTCGGACTCTTCTCTGGAACCTGGCTCCACGGCGGTCAGAGACTTGGATACAGCGATAACAAATCTCTTCGACGATTCTTTTTTACCTCCGTAGAATCGTCCGATCTTTCCTTTACCGAACCAGGTGCAGAAGTCGGCATACATCTGGGTGGCAATCGACAGGGTAGGGACTACGACTACCCCAGTGGTTCCGATCCTTCTAAGGATCTCAGCGATACACAGGGTCTTACCCATGCCTGTGGCCAGAGATACTCCGGCATGAGTTTCGGCTAAGAGAAGTTCTACTGCTTCCTTTTGGTAAGGCCTAAGAGGAGGTGGAGGCCTGTCCCACCCCAATATTTGGGGTTCCGGCAATTTATATTCTCTGGCTATCGGGAGGCCATATTTCTTGGATAGACTCCTGGCCAGTCCGGAATAGGTATAGAGTCTGCCGGATTTGTCCAGAAAGACAGCCTCTTTGATTCTTTGGCTATTGAGTTCTTCTACTTTCTCGTCTAGGACCTTACGTCCTTCTTTCCTCACAAACCAGTGGGTTCCTGGTCTCTTGTCGTCGGCCTTCTGGATTTCTTTCCAGCGTTTCCATTCGTGGGTGGCAGATAGGTCTTCATACCTGAGTTCTTTTCTCAGGTCTTGCTCTACCTTGGTCCCAACCCACTCCAGAGGGAGTTGCAATTTGACCGGAGTCTTGAGAATTAGTTTCATTTAGAAAGTAGAACAAAGGCACTGCAATCAAATACTGTTCTTCTCATTTTACTGAGATCTAAATACTCTATCTGACCTCGACTTATCCAACCCCCTGCTATGAGTGCTTCTTTCAAATCCAAAAATATCATTGCATCAGTCTTCGGAACCTGAGGTACACTAAAGAAAGGTCTAGGGACGACAAGCCCCGAACTCAGCAGGGTAAGTCCTCGTAGGAAGAGTCTTCTGTCTAGAGATTCTAAACTCATTTCTTTTTCTTGGTGCGTTTACGCTTTTTCGGCTCAGGCTTCTGAGGTTCTTCGTCTGGAGCCTCGATTGTATATCCGGTTCCGCAGTGGAAGCAACTGAACCTATATTTCCCGTCTGGACTCTGTACTACTACTGGAATTATTCCTCCAGATTTACTCGTCGTTTGGTTCATTTTGTTTCCTTAAAACGGCTGGCTGCCTCGATCAAGGCTTCAGTTGGAGCCGGAGGATTACTGATCATAGTTTCGACAATAGCCTTTGACTCCGGAGACAGCAGAACACAATTACAGCAATCGAATTCAGAACATGTCTCATCAATAGGGAGGTCATCCCAATCCATACACCAATGCCCCTTATCTCCGTCAAGGACCTTGCCGTAGTAACGTACGCAGTCATCTATCCAATCCTGTGAAAACTTCATGCTACCGTCTTAGGCGGTTTCGCTGCCTGTCGATATGCAGCATTGTAGACCTCGACTGGGTCCAAGACTATGTCTGACCCCAGCTTTTTGTTTTGTTCGACCACGACTGCACAGATATCAGATATTGTATCCTGGATCTTTCCTTTTGTAGTTCCAGATTGAAGCCGTCCTAGGACCTGATTGGTAAGTCCAGAAGACAGATTCATTAAAGTCTGCCCCTTCCAGGCCTCGGCAGGAACTATTTCCAGGATTCCTTTGCTGATATCCGCAGCAATACTGGAGTAAGATAAAAACGTCTTCCAGTCTCCGATGAATCCTATCAGATTCTTGGCATATTTGATCTCGTTCAGGACCCTGTGGTAGGACTTCACTGAAGCCAAGAAATCAAATCTCTGTTCCGGCTTGACATGACGTAGCCAGAAAAGAAGGGCGTCTTTCTTCTGTTTTTCGGAACCACCTGCCCTCGGATACCAGGCCCAGACAGCATTGAAGTCTTCGATATCAGTCTGACTCGGTGCAAATACAGCACGGGCCGACCATTCGGCAAACTTCGAGGAGTCTCCAAGGAAATTGGAAAGATGGTAGGGATGAATCATTCCTGATGTCGGGTCATTGAACGTTGTAGCATAAAAGCTACAGGTCTCGACAACCCCGGAGAGACCATTTTTCTTGACAAAACTACGGAATCCCGAAAAAGCCGATTCCCTGGATTCTGGCCACGAAAAATGGCGAGGCCATTGGGCCCAAACGGTCTCGAAGGCTTCGAGAAGTTCAGGACTATCCTGTTCAGTAGGATACAGAGAGGTCAAGGCAACGGGACTCTTGGATACTTTCTTGGTCTCCGAGCTGATAAACATCGCCAATGTCTGAGACGTACCGTCCTCGATAACGATTTTTGCTCGTTCGAGCAGCTTCTCAAATGCCTCCTGGGACATAACCCTGGACTCGAAGATCTGAAAATCTACGGTTTTGTTACGTCTTTTCAGAGGCCAGATATCCGCCAGCTCCTGAAACGCTTCTTTGGCATCAAAACTCAATCTAGAGTCTCCTTGAATTTTAACACGGTATCGAAAAAGTCCCTGAGGTCATAGGTATTGCATTCCCCGATTTTAGTAACCATACCATGGGTCTGCATCTTAGTCAAAGCCCTTCGTACTGTTCTAGAGGTGCAATTTGCATATTTTGCCAATTGTTTCTGGGAGGATTTGACCTCACTTTTTCCGGGTCTGATCTCAGAAGCCATAGCAAAGACTACCAGGATTTCGGCTGGACCGAAACCCATGATGTGCAAGGTTTGAGGCAAAAAATGAGGTACCTGTAAGAATTCCTCAGTAGGAGGAGCCCCCCAAGGGGACCATTTTTGAGCCGTCATTCCGATATGACCTTCTTAGGTATGCTGCGGTCGCAGATACAGTTAAATACTTTTCCACAAGCAATACACATAGCCCAGACTTCTGTGATTTTTACCACTGGAATCCGCACCAAGGACATTTGGATTTTGTATTGATTCGGAACCGTCTTCGGTTGCAGCCGAAGCAGACCTCTATCACGATAACAACCATGACAGAAACATTACATCCGGATGCCGTCTGATGTCAAATCAAAAGCGGACATTATGTCCTCTTCAATCCTTGACTCGATGTTCCAAAAGCGGACATCTTGTCCTCTACTGAACAGATATACAGCGGACAAGATGTCCTCAAAAGCGGACAAGATGTCCTATGGGGTAGGACATTATGTCCTCAAAAGCGGACATTATGTCCTCAAAAGCGGACATTATGTCCACCTTCTAATAGAAGAAAAGAATCCGGAAAGAAAAGAAGAGAACCCGGAGTCCTTTCCTCTCAAGGTTCTTCTTGACTTAATTTTTAATTCAGGTAAGGTTAAGTCATGTACTGGACGATTCAGGCTCAGATTAACTCGACAACAAACGGCTGGATGTCCAGTCGTCAGCTTCCTGCTTTCGAGGTTCAGGCCTCGACGAAGGAAGAGGTATTTGAGAAGGTCAAATTAATAATTGATCCCCTGGACAAGCTAGACCAGGTTTTCGTCAAAGCGGTATCTGACCTCGGTGAGGAAGCGGAGACGGCTGTGATCCGAAAGAAATCGTTCTTTGCCGAGTTTGAAGAAAAAGAAAGACTCCTCCAAAAAGGTCTTGACACCAAGGCCTGAGCTAGGTATCGTTTGAAACGATGCAATACGTAAAGGCAAAATCTGCCTCAAAAATTATCCTGGGTCGCGGTCCTGCTCTGAAATCAAAAATCCTGGACACCATGGCCACGATTTCAAATATCGTGGGTGGTACTCTGGGTCCTGGAGGACATCCGGTTCTGATCGAACGTCAGGAGTATGACCTACCTCCGATCATCACGAAGGACGGCGTCACGGTTTTTAGGAATCTTGGATTCCAGGACGCAATCGCACAATGCATCCTGGAGGGAACCCGAGATGCTTCGGTTCGTACAGCTACGGAGGCTGGCGACGGAACCACAACCGCAACGGTTCTGGCGGAAGCCTTGATTCGACTGACCTATAAATTCTCTGAGTCTAATTCCAGGATCAGTCCTCAGTCCGTTGTCAGAAAGATCGACAAGGCCTTTAGGGAGGTCTTAGACCCTGCACTGAAGTCCTTTGCTATTCCTGCCGATTTGGAATCTGACGAAGGAAGATCTCTGCTGCGTTCTGTGGCTAAGATTTCCGGTAACGGAGATTCTGACCTAGCCGATGCTGTGATGAAATGTTTTGATATCTGTGGCGATGATGGCAACGTCACAATCGTAGAAGGGTCCGGAGTATCTTCCTACGAGGTCGAAAAGATCGAAGGCTACCCCATCGCTATGGGATATGAGGAAAGTTGTCAGAGGTTCTATTCGGCATTTATTAACCGACAAGATCTCCAACAGGTCCATATCGAGAAACCTGCATTTTTGCTGTATTTCGGAAGAGTTAATGACATCGAGACTCTAGTCCCGGTCCTCCAGCGCCTCCAGGAGGCCTATGATACTCAGTATTTGAAGACTCCAAATCTCGTCGTAGTCGCTACTGGATTCAGTGAATCCGTATTGGCTGGTTTGATGAACAACTGGGTATCTCCGGGGTCCATCAATGTATTTCCTCTACTAGTACCGAACAATTCACCAGTCCATAATGCTCAGCGAAATTTCCTGGACGATCTAGGAGGAATCGTAGGAGCCGAGGTCTATGACCCGATTACAAACCCGCTGGACGAAGCCACATTTAATGGTATCGGAAACATTTCAGAAGGCGATGATTCTTTCTGGCATCCGGGTGGAGTCAGAGCTATTGAGGTCTCCAGATATCGAACTACGGTGGTTGGGATCTATGATGATGGCATCCTGATTGATAGAGCCGATGTCGTCAGGGCCCAAAGGGACCAGGCAGAATCCGAACTGGAACGAACCCTTATTGACGAGAGACTTGCCAAGCTGACCGGAGGTATCGCTAAGCTCAAGGTGATTGGGTCCAGCAATGGCGAAGTCAAGGAACGACGAGATCGCGCCGAAGATGCTGTCTGTGCCGTTCGGGGTGCAATTAAGTCCGGTGTCCTAGTCGGTGGAGGTTGGGCTCTGCTGAAGGCCTCGACTCTTATCGAGGAATCCGGAGAAGACTCAATTTTGTCTGAAATCTTGGTTCCTGCTTTGATCGAGCCGACTCGGAGGTTGATGAGAAATTGTGGTTTTGCTGAGGATACCATCGAAAATACAGTCAAATTATTGTCGAAGTCGGCAACGATGAATGACGAAGCCTTCATCGTCGAGTTATCGACAGGGAATGTTGCTCCTGGAAAAGCCCTTGAGGTCTACGACAGCTTTCCTGCTGTCCGTGAAGCTCTGAAGAATGCAATTTCTATTGCTACCCTCTTCGGTACTTTAGGGGGTGTCGTGGCTCAACCCAGAGATCATGAAGTAGACAAGACTGAAGCCAAGGAATCAGCAGAGTTCAATAAAACTATTGGCCACAACTTTGCTGACGAAAGGCCGTAATGGCTCTCTTCCATTTGGTCTGTGGATGCGGGAAGACATCAAAAGTCTTAGCTCCGACATGGAATGATATCATTCAAGAAAAGAAAACTTGTAGCTGCGGTCTAGAAATGATACGGTCTGGTACGGGTCCTGGAGCAACCAAAATGGAACGACTAGATAATGGAGGCATGGCCAGAGCTGTGGAGAGACTGGCAGATGCGGAAAGGCTCTTTCAGGAGAGAGTCAAGAATTCAGACCCATTGGCTGGTGGTGTTGCTGGATTAGGGACTAAATGAACTGGGTCCAGCTCACAAAAATATATGGCAGATCGTTTCGTTCCCTTCAGGAACCTTTCGATGTCTCTTTTCCTGAATCAGGAATGACTCTGATCCGAGGTCTCAACAAGGATACCGGAGATTCCTCGGCATCTGGAAAATCTAGTCTAGTCCTGGCTCTTTCCTATTTATTTGGAGGCTGCCCATTCCCTAGAACAGAACTACAGTCATGGGGTTCAGAAGAGCCAATCCTAGTCGGAGGTATACTTCAAACCTCTTCTGGGGAGGTCGTAGTAGAGAGGGGTAGTTCTGGTCTTGAGGTCAGAATAGGAGGAGAAGTCCATAAAGGGAAGGCCGCAGAATCTGTTCTAGACAAAGTATTCGGCATGGATGCCAAGACAAGAGCCTTGACGACCTATCGAGGTCAGGGTCAGGATGGTTTGTTCCTGTCGATGTCGGATGCCGACAAAAAAGAGTTTCTGACCGAAACCCTGGGGCTAGAGATCTACGAGAAGATTTCCGCAGACGCCCAACAGAAGGCAAAAATTCTCAAAGAGCAGGTGACTGTCCTCAAAGGAAAGCTAGAACTAGCCGAGGAAAATTGCAAGTCACTGGAGACGCCTCCAGATATCTCGGCTCTGAATTCTGAGATGGCTAGACTTTCTAAGAGCCTGTCAGATACAAATGCTGCAATCGCAGCGGCTACGACAGAAAAGAACAAAATAAAGGTCCAAGTCGAATCCGAGAAAGAGGACGTTAAAGCCCGGTTTATTCCTAGGCTGAACGAGGTCAATGAGAAGATTTCAGCAACTCTCAGAATGGCCCCTGCGTTAGGAGATCTGGAGTTCAGATTAGCTGAGGCCAGGTCAGAATTAAAACGACTTCAGGCCGAAGAGAAGAAAGCCGTAGAAGACTTCCATGGTATCAAAGCTAAATTACAATCCAAGATTTGGGATGGCACCTCCGCCAAGAAAAAAGCGATAGAACTCAAATCGACTCTCACTCTTTTGAAGGCTAAAAAGGTAGAGATACTTGCCGCTAAATGTCCGACCTGTAAGGCCCCATGGTTACATGGTACGGAGAATGAACTAGAGAAGATTAATTCCGAGATCGAATCGATTAAATTACAAGGCAAAGAGTGTCTCCAGAAGGCAGCCCTTGGGGGAGAGGCCTCTACGATTCTTGAAGGATTATTGGTCAGTCCCACGACTACAGTCGATACGGGTCCAGTCGAATCCAAGATTAGAGACATCGAGAATCAGATCAAAGAAACCAGAGATAGTCATAAACAAATCTTGGACTCCGAGATTGCTAAGCTAAGAGAAGAATCCAAGATAATCAATCAGGAATATAACAACGAACTAATCACGACTGCTGCGGGCGGTACGGAATCAATAGCTCAAATCGAGAAGCAGATCAGATCAGGAGAGGACCTAGTATCTCAGATTAGCTCAGATATCGGAATAATTCGATTCCAGATTTCTTCAGCAGAGAAGACCTTCGCCAGAAATCTACAGGTCAAAAGGATCAGAGATATTCTAAGTCTGGAGTACAGCGAGGTCTCGGCGGAGATGTCGGCTGAATCAGATTTATCCGACCTAGTCGGCAGGACTGGATTTCTCGGGGTCATCTTCGATGAAATCTTGGATGAAATCTCGGCGGCAACAAACGACATCCTGGCTAAGGTCGCAAATGTCAGGCATCTGACCTTTGGATTTGTATCGGAGAAGGAATCGGCTTCAGGGAATTCGCAGAGGAGGATTTCTCCTGTTGTCGTCTGTGGAGGCAAAATAGTAGATTTCAGGTCTGGTCTCAGCGGAGGTATGCAGTCGGCTGTGAAGCTAGCAGTAGACCTAGCCGTAGGTGAAGTCATCGCGAAACGTCGCGGATCCTATCCGGGATGGCTTGTATTGGACGAATCGTTTGATGGACTCGGTAGGGTCTCCAAGGAAAGTTGTCTCGAAATGCTGGGCTCCTATGCTGGAGATAGATTGGTCCTTGTCATCGATCACGCCACGGAGTTCCAGGGTCTATTTAATCAGACTATTGATATCGTTTCATCTGATGGAAAATCTTCGGTATCTTCCCTAATGTGTTGACAACAAAATGATCTCACTGTTAATCTGGGTCTTCTCAAAAACAACAAAGGAAATAAAATGGACAACTTACTAGTAGCAGCAGCGGTAGGGTTGGGCGTAGGCGCGGTAGCATACAGACTCACATATTTGCTCAAGGCCGTTGAAGAGTATTTTGTAGCTCTTGCAGACAGAGCCGATGCCAATACTGAACTAACCTTAGTTGAGGTCGAAATTCGGTCTCATCATCAATCTTCTCAGCTTTTGAAAAAGGATTAAAGATGTCTGATGAAAAACAACAGAAGAAATTCCGAAAACTTCCACCGGAATGGTGTGAAGCAATGCTTGGAGCCGACGACTTCGATATCGACAAAGGTATCAAGACAGCGGCAATCTCTTTGGTCACTCTGGAGCTTGCGAAGCAATTTGATGAAGACCTTATCTCCCTTCAAGAGCAGCTTAGTACAGCACAGGAACAATATAAAGAAGGCAAGAAGGAAAATCTCTTGAAAATTGAATTTTTGATCGAGGTCCTTCGCTCCAGGGGTCGGGATGTACCCGATGCTAAGACATTTATTAAGCAGGCTACAGCAGAGTAATGCTGCAACAACCTTCTCTACCTACCCTGAAGAGGTATGGTCTCAGTCTTGAGGACTGGACAAAAATAGCAGAGGCCCAGAACAAGGCCTGTTTTGTTTGCGAGAAGGTACCCACCAAAGGCAGACTCTGTATAGATCACGAGCACGTCAAAGGGTGGAAAAAGATGCCTCCGGACCAGAGGAAACTCTATGTCCGGGGGCTTCTCTGCTGGGTCTGCAATCACTACTATCTGGGCCGAGGAATTACGATTCCGAAGGCTGCTAATGTTGTCCGATATCTTGAACTCTACGAAACCAGGAAACCAAAATAAGAATGTCTCTCCGACCATTTTCAAATCTTAGTGAAGTCGTCTACAAGCGTACCTATTCGAGGTCGGATACTGGGTATCCCGAAAACTTCTTAGATACCGTTGAGCGTGTGATAGCAGGAAACGTCGAAGGCCATGGAGTGAAACCGGAGGAAATCGATCGACTCCGATATTTCCTCCAGAACCGTAAGGCTGGGCCCGCTGGTCGTGGCTGGTGGTGTAGCGGAAGTCCTGCACAGAAGAGGTTTGGCGGAGCCTCAATGACTAACTGTTGGTTTCTGACAGCAGATGATTGGATGAATTTTGTGATCGCCCAAGACCTTCTCATGCTTGGAGGCGGTGTAGGTCTCAGTGTGGAGCGACAGTTCTCTGACAAACTACCGAAGGTCAAGAAGTCTGTCGTTATCCAACATAAATTTACGAAGGATGCCGATTTTATCGTTCCCGATAGTCGAGAGGGTTGGTGTGAACTGACTCGTAGAGTCCTGGAATCCTTTTTTGTTACCGGAAAAGGTTTTAGCTACAGCACTGTTGTTATTAGACCCGGAGGAGAACCGATTAAAGGTTTCGGTGGTACCAGTTCTGGTCCGAAACCCTTGGTTCGTATGATTGAAAAGATCTGCGGAATCTTTCTGTCCCGAGAAGGGCACAAGTTGCGGCCCATCGACGCTTCAGATGTCTTGTGCTGCATCGGAGAAATGGTTGTAGCGGGCAACGTAAGACGCTCAGCTTTGCTGATCTTAGGAGACGCTCACGACAGAGAATATCTCAAGGCCAAGAGATGGGATCTGGGCCCAGTACCGACTCAACGAGCGATGGCTAATTTTAGCATCGTAGCTGAAGATGCTGAGAACGATCTCAGACCCCTGTTCTGGGAGACCTATAGCCATGGCGAGGCCTTCGGTATTGTCAATCGCCATGCAATGCAGCATTTCGGTAGGATGGGGGAAAAGAAAAAAGATACGGCTCTTGGTGTCAATCCCTGTGGCGAAGCCACGCTTGAGGACGGCGAACCTTGCAACTTGAGTGAGCTGAATCTAGCAGCTCTTGAATCTCCAGAAGAGTTCGAGGAAGCCGCAAGACTGATGCATCGTTGGTCGAAGCGGGTCACTATGGAAAAATACCACTGGGACAAGTGCCAGGAGGTAATTACCAGGAACCGCAGAGTAGGAACCGGAATTACAGGATGCCTTGAATCTCCATTATTCGTTCCGGAGCACCTCAACAGGGCCTATGCCGCTATTCAGGAAGAGAATATTTCATATGCCAAGGAACTAGGAATCAATCCTAGTATCAGAACAACTGTTGTTAAGCCTAGCGGCTCGATGTCCAAGATGATGGGGGCCTTTTCTGAGGGCATCCATCCGGCCTACTCCAGATACTTTATCCAGCGAATCAGAGTTGCGTCAAACGATCCACTGATTCCACGACTCCAAGCAGCAGGTCACTACATGGAGCCTGTTGAGAGATTTGACGGTACCCTAGATCCAGACACCCAGGTTGTTGATTTCTACCTCAAAGCCCCAGATAGCTGTCCAGTAGCAGATGAAGGATTTGATACCTGGAAGCAGCTCGAAGCCTTGAAAATGGCCCAGAAACACTGGGCAGATCAGGCAGTATCGGTCACTGCCTATTACGATCTCGAAAACCTTCCGAAGATTAAGGAATGGATTACATCTAATTTAGACGAAATCAAGTCAGTATCTTTCCTTCGACACCAGGGCCATGGATTCAAACAGGCCCCCAAGGAACCGATCTCAGCTTCGGAATACGATAGACTGCAAAGCAAAGTTAAACCTCTGGACACCGCAGGGGTAGGAGATGGTGATAATATTTCCGGAATCGAGTGCGAAGGCGGATTTTGCCCAGTAAGATAAGTCTTGACTAGATTTAGTTCTACTGATAACCTGGGTAGGTAGTAGATATGACTGATTTTTTTAACTTAGAGGAATTCGGGTTTGACCAAGATGAAGCCCAAGAATCTGAACCCGAACAGTATGGATTAAGAGGACAAGACCACCCAGTCTTCGAGGACCTGCCTCAGGAGCTTTCTGAGGCAGAGTCCAGGCTACAAAGAGCCATGCTTTACAAGCAGTTCCTCAGTGGTTCCATTTTTTCTGGAACTTCCGATGCCCATACCAGAGAGGTCGAAGGGGAATTCAGACAGTTTGCTATTGATAAGCTCAACGAACTGCTTGGACTCAAGGCTCCGGCAGTTACACCTACTGCGATTCAGTCTCCATTCGATGAAGACGAAGTCAAGGCCCTGAAGGCAGTTGCAGGTCGAATGCTGCAAGATGCCAAGATGAAGGCCAAAGCAAAGTCTGAACTGATCAAGAAGCCAAATGTAGAGGAGCCTCCAAAGACCGAACTTCGCAGAGTCGAAGTGGCACCTCCTAAGGCAGCAGAAAAGCCGAGACCACAAAGAGCTAAAATTGAGGTAGCTCCTCCTAGGGCTGCGTCGAAGCCGGGTCCCAAACCGAAGGCTTCTGGAAAGATTCCTAAAGACGAAGAGATCGTCAAAAAAGGCGGCAAGACCTATAAAATCAGATGGGTGGAAACCTCCGAATCACAGTTCCCTGGAATGGAATCGAAAATTGACGGAATCCCACCAGGAGGAGCCTACAAACTCCCTACAGGGGTCATCATTCATAGAACCGAGGGCGGCGAACTATACAAGATAGTCTCTCAGGACCTCACAAAACAGGCGGTGTCGTCGGAATCGATTCCGTTCCCATCCATCGCTCAGTATGAAGTCATTGCAGCCATGAAGTCGGCAGAGGCCGTCGGTAACGCATCTCCAGGAATCGCAAATATCGTTAGTAAACTCTAGAGGAAATATGACAAATTTGAACAAAAAGTTAGTAAGAAAGCAGTCAGGATTGACAAACGCAGGAAAAATCAAAGGTTCGCTGGAACGACTCGATGAAGTCGAGCGCAAGCTGATTTCTGTGGTCCAGCAGATCCAAAAGATCTTCGCCGACTACGACAACCGATATGAAGCCACGACGAGAGCGATTAATGCCCTGGTAGAGCTGGTAGGACGAGAGCAGGTTGCTCAGACCGTTGAGAAGCAGAAAATAGAGGAACTCGAAGCAGAGTCCAAGACGGTGTCGGATTTCATCGAAGCCGAGGTCTCAGCAGGACGGTTGAAGTCAGTAGAGACTATCGACAGCGAAAATCATATCGTGGTTTCTACCCAGAAGGATGCCTCGGGAAAGACTCTACATCCTGAGAAAATTCAGATCCCGCTGAGCAATTACCAGCCGGAAGTCAAAACCCTTCTTCAAGGCAAGAAGGTTGGTGATTCCGTGACCCTTCCCGATGCCAGTGTCGTCGAAATCCTGGCCATCTACGAGAAGGTCTCCCAGGACGAGGCCATCTAAATGAGCAAATCTCAGGAAAAGCGCAGTCGAAACCAAACGCTGAGGAAGCTCCTTGCCGAAAAGGCAAATGAGCAGAGAGAAGCAGATGCTGGATTCGTAAATAGCAGAACAGCTACTATCGCTGGTAAGGACGCGCTTTTTGCTGAGGAACTCAAAAAGACCCTCAAAGGGGTCTTCCATAAGGGATGGACCAAGCCTCAGCCGTATCGAGGGAAGAAAACCTCCCATGTCGAGCGCCTGGAACACATCATCATTAGCGATACCCACTTCCAAAGTCTCCTGGATCCAGAGGAGTGCCCCGTAGAATATGGTGCAATTCAAGAGTCCAGGAGATTTGCAAAGGTGGTGACGCAAGTAGCGGACTACAAGCGGCAGTACCGGGCTCAAACTCAGTTGAGAGTGAAGCTATTAGGGGACCTCTTCCAAGGTCAGCTCCATGACCAGCGCGAGGGAAGCCCACTTACAATGCAGTTTGCTGCTACCCTACATTACCTACTGCAGGGCATCCTGTTCTGGGCCCATGAGTTTAGATCAGTCCAGGTGGATTGTGTGCCTGGCAACCATGGCAGATTGAAGACTCGACACGTAGATCGAGCGGTCCAACAGAAGTGGGATGCTATCGAAACTATGGTTTATCATTCCCTAAAAACAGCAGTTGCGGCATCTGGGGCAACTAACGTCAAGATCAATATCGGGATGAGACCTTATATTATCGAAGAGATTTTTGATAAAAAGGCATTCTGGACCCATGGTGACACCGTGCTGAAGCCGGGGTATCCAGGGAAGTCTATTGATGTTGGAGGTCTCTACCAGCAGATCTGTAGGTGGAACTCGGCTAGACGTATCAATGGACCTTTTTCTATCTTTGGAGTCGGTCACGTCCATTTTGGTTCGATCACCAATATGCCTGGGGAAGTTGTTATGTTAACCAACGGTTGTTTGGTGCCTCCGGATCCATTTGCTCTTAGTATCGGTGCCCCAGATGTCACCTGTGGCCAATATATGTTTGAATCCGTAAGGGGTCACGTCTGCGGAGATCAAAGATTCATTCATGTCGATGACGCCGATGGAGCCAAGGAATTAAATAAGGTGATTACTCCGTTTAAGTCTCTGTAATGGATTCCAGACAAGAGATGGCAGAACTCTTCTCTAGGATCAGGGACCTAACCGTAGGTCTCGATTCAAAGAAGAGGGAACTCGGAGAAATAGAATCCAGTATCCAGGAAAACGACTCCGAAATCGAAGAGATCAAAATAGAACTCCTAAAAATAAAATCAGAAGATATCATCTCTTTCTCCAGGTACCAGGAAGCCTACAAAGACCTTGAGGTTTGCAAGAAGAAGCAGAAGATTCTTAGTCAAAAAAGAAGCGTGACAAACAGAGAAGTGTCATTGAAGTTGAAAGAAATCCAAGGACTCAAAGAAAAATACGAAGAGGTCTCACAGTCTCTTGGTATCATCAAGGCAAGAGTCCTGGAATTCAGAAGGGATCCAGATGTTACACCGAATCCTGATGTGGGTATTTAGACATAAGGACATCGTAAAATCCGGAGAACTCTATCTCCGGAGGTATTACATCACTCCTCGGAAGTGGCCATACAAGGTCATGCTTCATTACATCCGGAAACCGGATAATGACAGGGACCCTCACGATCATCCCTGGAGCTTCTTGACCCTAATCCTATGGGGTGGATACCTGGAACTTGTCTTCAAAACAGAAGACCAGCTCAGAGGCAAGGTTCCCATGATTTCTAGACTACTTAGGGTTGGTTTTGTCTGGCGTCGAGCCGAACATATCCATCAGATCCATAGCTTGTTGAAGCCCACATGGACCCTGGTTTTTGCTGGTCGTGGTCGTAGGGTTTGGGGTTTTTGGAATTCTTTTGCCGAATTCATTCCATGGACATCTTATCTCAGGAGGGAAGACGGAGCAATTCCTGAGTCCTTACCCGAAGACGGCGACATCAATTGCAAGGCAATAAATGCCTAATCCGGAACAACTCCACATGCTTGAAACAGATCCCGAATATATCGTGATGAAGCGATTCGACTATTCAATTACCACCTTGGAGCAAAGATATCCCGACGGCTGCCCAGACCACGTCGTTGGTCAGGCCCTAGGAATCTCCGAGGACGAAGTACAGCAGAGGTTTGAGTCCATCCTGACCAGGATTCGAAACAAAATCGGATATGTCCTTGACTAGTAGTCGAGGTCTGGTATTGTCGGTAGAATGAAACAATTTGTGTCTTGCCACACCCATCCAGCATCTCTGGATTCGGCCTCAACCCCAGAGGCCATGGCTAAACGAGAGGTAGAACTAGGATCTGGGCACTTCACAGTAACAGACCACGGTACCCTAGCAGCTGCTCCTCAGGTATATAGCATCGCGAAGAAGCATAGCCTCCAGCCCATCATCGGACTCGAAGCCTACTTCAGAGACGACCACTGCCCTATTCTTGGAAAACTGGGTGTTCCCCGAGGACATACTGTTCCGAAAGGTCTAGACCCCAAGATTTGGAAAGAGACCCACCCAGACGGCACCTATTATGACTATCTCAAGTACATGCATCTCACCATGCATTTTGAGAATCATGACGCCTACCTCTGTGCTGTCAGATTGCTGTCAAAGGCGGATTCCAGAGCGGAACGACATGGGTCTGAGCTGAAACCCTTGTTCTCCTGGGATGATATCGAAGAGCTGGCGTCCCACAAGGTACTGACAACCAGTTCCTGTTTGGTCGGCATTATCCAGAGACACTTATTTGTCCACAAGAATACAGATGCCGCCAAGGCCTATTTTGACAGAATGAAATATCTCTTCGGAGACCGATTCTATGTTGAGGTATTTCCTCACGTCTGTTCTCATAACTGGGTCAAAGCCGTCTTTGTCGAGGTCCAGACTCCCGAAGGCGACAAAGAGACTCTGAGGTTCTATTATGAGAAAAAATTGAGGACCTCAGCAGGTGAACCCGATGGCATCACCGCAGAGACCCTAGCAAATAGTTTCAATCCAGGGACCCACAAGAAATTAGTTGAGATCCGAAACTTCAGAGCCTGGAAGCCTTTTGACAAAGACTACACCATTTTGGGTGTAGAGAAGAAGGAAGGGTTCTTCCAGAACGAGTGCTCGGCTTCGGCTCCAGGAGGCGATGTCCAGTGGGGCACCAATGCCTATGTCATAGGTCTTGCCAAGAAACACGATGTCAAAATCTTGATCGCAGACGACAGCCATTTTGCGACCCCAGACGAGAAGGTCATCCAAGATGTCAGACTGGCTCAGGGTGGCGGAGGCTGGAGATTTGCTAATTCCTACCATAGACAATCATCTGAAGAGGCCTGGGGTCATTTTAGGGACTATGCCGGAATCTCTCAGAGCACCTTTGAATCCTGGATAGACAATACCCATGACTGGGCTTCGAGATTCAGTGGGTTCAAGATGGACCAGACCCCGAGCCTGCCGACTAAATTCTTTCCTCAGGATTCCCTGAAGTATACCAAGGAACTAGTCAAGAAGCACGGCAGGATGCCTAATGACCCCGTCTACTTCGCCAGGCTAAAATCAGAACTCGACATCCTACACCGTAATGGGTCAATCGACTTGTTGCCTTATTTTCACATCGACGAAGAAATTTGCAGGATCTACGAGAACCAAGGCTGGCTAACAGGTCCAGGTCGTGGGTCCGCAGCGGGGCTTCTTTTGTGTTATCTCTTGGGAATCACCCATATCGATCCCATCAAATACGAGCTGAGCCAGGACCGTTTCATCACTTTGGACCGTATCAAATCAGGGAAGCTCCCCGATATCGACCAAGACTTGAGTTTCAGAGAACCTCTTGTCGGATGGCAGACGGAAACCATAGAGTTCGAGGCATCAGACGGTACCAGACAGGTTGTTCCCAAGGATTTTAAGATCGAGACTTCAACAGGATTAATGACCGCAGAGGAAGCCCTGGAAGCCGGAGCCGAATTTGAACCGTGGTGGCAGCAGAAATCGGAATTGACATCTCGTCAGACTTCCGATATATTAAACAAATGAAGACGAAACATCCAAAACTAGAAGCAGCCTGGAACCAATACGAACAGCTCCGTGCCGAATGCGACAAGCTCCGGGCCAAAGGCAGTAAGTTCCGAGCCGAAAGAGACAAGCGATATGCCGAAAGCATCTTGGCTTATGTCAATGCTGTAATTGAGACCTATGGCGAAGAAGTAGTGATCAACTGGGGGACCGGTGAGATCAAAAAACATACGAATAATCCAGAGATTCCTCCAACTGGATACAAAATAGTTGCTTCAAAAAGTGAAGCGACAAAACATCCGACCCGTCTGGGTCTTGCTGCGGCTCTTTTTCGTGTCGCCCCAAAGTGGGATTTTGAAGAAGGCAGGATATCTGATCCCGAATGGGAGTTTTCAGAAGGTTGCAATGGTAAGGTTCGAGGCGTGGAATATATCTGGCTGGCCAAAGAATGAAGATCGCCAAAATCACAGCCAGGTCCAGTGCTGGGGAAATCCCGGCATATTTCAAGGGCTTTCTTGATGCCAGGTATGGTAACCACTATGCCCAGATCAGCGTTGATACCAAGCTCAAACTGAAATCTGCGGTCAAGGATGTTTCCAGGTCCATGCGGAAACGCTGCGAGAAGTGTGGGGCCCAATACGAGACACCGGACTACGTACCTCGATGCGATTGCGGAGGAGAAAGAGTCGTCGGATATGTCCCTGATGATATCGAGGGACTCTGCAAGACCTTCTTGATGCCACCGCAGGGTGTCGAGGACATCGATTTTATCTCTGGCTACGCCTCTGACGAAGGCTGGGTCCTGGGTAGTTCTGAGCCCGATCACGTCGGCACGGATCAAAATCTCCTGGCCTATATCGAGAAGTATCCCGAAGACTGGGCCGTGGTTAAAAAATGCTTAGGGCTGACTCGACAGAAGTCCAAGCACGCCTGTGGCTTTGTCATCGCGAACAAACCGATATCTGACTTCATCCCACTGGTCACTGTGACTGACTCTCAGGTTACAGCCTTTACGGCTTCTGGAGTCGAATCAGTTGGCGGCATCAAGATGGATTTTCTTGTCGTCAATTCGTTACGAGACATCCAAGATGCCATCGTTTTGATCCAGAACAGGACGACAAAATACAAGGCCCAGACCCTAAGAGGGGGACTGACTCCGTCTCATCTCATCGTACAGGACCCCAAGACTCTGGAACCGTTCTCTATCTGGGACCTACCTGAGGACCAGGATGTCTTCGACGATATCTGTGGAGGCAGGACTGAAACTGTTTTTCAATTTAACACAAATTCTGCGATCCAGTGGTTGTCTCACTTCAATTATGTAGGTGAAGACGGCAAGAAATCGATTCAATCCGTATTAGATATGGCAGCTTTTACAGCTCTGGACCGCCCGGGTCCATTGGACTACGAAGTCCAGAATCCGGAATACGTCGGTCCCCCGGGGGCTCCGGGATCTACTCATAACATGTTGGTTGAATATGCCCGCAGAGCCAGAGGGGCTAAACCGAGTCCGGATATCTTGCCTCTTCTGGAAGAGTTGGTTCCGGAGACATACGGCATCATGTGTTATCAGGAGTCGCTACAACGGGTCTACCAGAACCTTACCGGCTGTTCTGGGTCTGAGGCCGAGGAATTCAGAAGCGATATCGCGAAGAAGAAAAAGGCCAAGGTCGATGCGGCATATCCAAAGTTTATGGAGCGCGCCTCTCTGAAGATAGGCGAAGAAAACGCCCAGAAAGTCTGGGATTCGTTGAAGACCTGGGCAAAATATGGTTTCAATAAATCTCACGCCGTGTCATATTCCGTTATCGGATACGCCTCGGCTTGGTTGAAACACCACTATCCCCTGGAATGGTGGTGTGCTGTCTTGAGCAATGCGACCAAGAATGAGGTCAACGACAAATTCTGGAGGCATTGCGGCCATCTCGTCTTGCTACCAGATATCCAGAAATCAGGATACGTCTGGCAGATTGAAGGCGACAAAATTAGGGCTCCTATCGGTCTCTTACACGGTGTCGGAGACAAGGCCCACGAACAACTTGTCAGCTATAGTCCCTATTTGGACCTGAAGGACTTCTGCTCGAAGCAGATGGAGCATCGTCAGAAAAATCTGGAGACCAAAACCAAGGAAGTCAAAGATAAATCAGGAGCCGTTACTGAAGTCGAAGTTCTGTCTCTAGGTAGATCTGCGATTCGGAGAAAGACGATTTACGATCTAATTGTAGCCGGAACCCTGGCCTCATTATTTGAACCCGGAACTTCGGTTTCGGGCTGTCTTGATGCCTATGACACGGCTATGATCGAAGCCTGTACGGAAAAATACCAGAACTCCGTAGGGGAAGAGAAGAAGAGATGGAAGGCTGCCTTAGCTGCCTACAACAAGGCCTCCAAAACCAACTACAAGACGCTGGATGCCCTCGGCAGGTATCAGACCATCAAGGGAGTTCTCCCAGCCTATGGCGAGGATCTCAGAGAACTCCTGAAGTCTACCGAGCTGCCACCATTCCTGATGATGCAGAGTGACAGGATGAAGTATTTGTGGAAACGATGGGACCGCGACCAATACAAGGAAGTGTCGGTAGCCGATTTTGTGGTAGATACCACTAAACTTACTGTCCTGAATGAGAACAGAAAGAACTTTCCTCCCGGAGGCTACCGATGTGCTGTTGTCGGTTACGTCGAGGAAACCAAGAAATTTCGCTACGGCGAAGGAAAATCAAAAGAGGCTTTGGAGTTGACACTTGAGGTCGGCGGTGATAAGTATAGATTTGCATATTTCGGCAAATCTGGATCGATATCGGGCAAAGCAGAGGATATCGAATCCGGAGTAATACTAGCAGCGGTTCTGGTCAGAACCAGAATAGATAAATCCTTTATTGTCCAAGATTTTGAAATAATCAGAAAGAAAGAATCCAATGCCACCGAAGAATAAAGAAGACAAGACGGAAACCAAAACAGAGGCCAAGGTCGAAAAAATCGATTCTGTCGTAGAAGGGTTGATTGAGGACATCATCGGAGCCCAGAATACAGCTTCGACTCAGATGGAAGATGTCCCTGTTTCGATTAGACCCGCAATTGAGATGCGAAAGGAACAGGCCTCAAAAGCCCTTCCTGTTCTGATGAATTCGTTGTGGGCCCAGACGCCTCGTCGTCTTGTTGCGGTTTCGGTTGGTGGAGACCAAGAGTTCCTCGACGAAGCAGCCAAGTTGATTGAGGGGTCCGGAATTGTATTTGGTGTCGGTGCCTTCTGGGATAGGGTGGCATCTGAAATCGAACCTTCTATGGGTCTCGACAGAATCTACAGGATGACGCAACACCATATCTTGGTGAATATCTTTACTGCCGCAAAACAGGAGTATAACGAGGACTTCCGATATGCCTCAGCATTCCTGCCTCAGTTTTCCGAGATCTGCTGTCCGACTCATTCCGACCTGGTCAACCATATCCGAACCATGGTAGCAGAGGCCGACCGGACATATCCTCAGGACTCAAAGATGTTGACATCGGCCCTGAAATCAACTATTCTGAAGGAAACAGTCAAATCCGACCTCTGCAACCACAAGGTGCCTGTTCTTCTTCTCAATCCAGGAGAACTCGATATCGAGGAGTTCCAGACGCTTTTTGCGAAACACTCAGAGGCCGTTCTTAAAGAAACCCCTACACTAGAATCACTTATTAACCTCTTCAAAAACTCAAAAGGATAACATGCAATCACAAGCCGAAAACTATAGCCTCCCCGAGGGATTCGATGACCCCAGCACTGGAGGTAACAACTACGAAAACCTCAGTCTGAAGCCCGATACCGATGTGGTCTACCGCATCTTGCCAGCGATGAAGTCGCTGCGGGCTCGTCGAGATTTTACCCAGTTCTGGTATACCCACTTCTGGAAGGGTCGAAATCCCAAGGACCCGACCAAGACGAAGTCTGTTCCGATTCTCTGTATCCAGGAGAAAGACTTCCGCAACGGAGGTATGATTACGAAGCAATGTCCTCTCTGCGAAAAGCGAGAAGAGGTCAAGAACCAGATCAAGATTGTCGAAGCCAAGATTCTGGAGAAGAAGGGTACCAAGGCCCAGGTCCAGAAGGCGGTTCAGCCCTACAACATCTGGCTTAAAGACCATGGCCACGACGGGAAATACCGCATCTACGTCCTCGACGAAGGCGGTAAGCTAGGAGTTCTCCGACTCAACTCGACTTGCGTCAAGAAGCTGCGGGAAGAAATCCGGAGAGCAACCAAGGAGGGCTACGAGCCTTTGAGCGGACGCGCCGGGTTGTGGTGTCAGTTCAGCCGCAGGGGTACTGGATTCGATGTCGATGATACTGTAAGGTTCCTCACAGATCGACCAGCCCACATGCTGGATGCCTCGCTTGCCAAAACCGCACTTGAGGTACTTCCTGACTTCGATGAGGAACAGGCCAGAATTCGATATTCCGAGGAACAGCTCCAGGCTCTGGCCTCGATGGAGACCGACGATCCTGATGAGGTCAATCGAATCCTGGGTATCCGAGATGTGTCCGATTTGGAAGTTGACCAAGAGCCAGTAGATCATCCCAAAGATGACGTTGAGCTTCATCCCACTGGGGTGAGCGATGAGGATGCTGAAACGGCAGCACTTGAAGCCGAAAAGGCAGCGCTTGAAGCCCGACTGGCAGCTAGTCGAGCCGCGAAACTGGCAGCGGCGAAGACGGGGTTCACTCCACCTCAGAAACCGGCTCAGCCGAAACCAGCGACATTTAGTGTCGAGGCCGCATCAGAAGAAGATCTTGATGCAGCCTTTGACGACAACTAGTATTTAATCAGACCACAGGTGCATGGTGCCGGAGGAGAACTCCGGACGGGTTTTAAGGTTGCTTTCATCCCCATGAAACACACCTGAGGTCGTTTTCGAGAGACTGGCCGAGCGGGTAGGCAAACGGCACCGTTAAGACGACCGTCACAGCTAGGTTCGATTCCTAGGTCTCTCTCAATTTTCTGTAGAATAGTGCCGGAGGAGAACTCCGGACGGGCTTTTTGATCGTTTCACGGCCCCTTTAAACACTACAGGAAACCTTTTTTGAGGAGCTGATATGATCGAATCCGGAGAATCCAAATACATCATTCCAAGCGTTGACGGCACCCCCATTGTCCTGGACATCGCAGCCGTAGTTAAGGCGGAGTCTAGGCTTCATGAGGTGGCGCAAACCAACACTCATAACGCCCCAGAACTGTTGTCAACCTACAACGAACACTGGCTAACCCTGCATAAGTGTGTTAGCGTCGTGACTCATGAGAGAAATAAGGCCGACGAAGCCCTCAAAGTTACAATTGCAGAAGCTACCTTGGACTGTAACGATGAATTCCTGAAGAAAAAGGGGCACAACAAATCGTCCCAAGACCTCAGGGAAGCTATGGTTACGATTGATCCCAAGGTGCGACTTGCCAAGGAAAGACTCAACGAGATCAAGGCAATCCTTGAATATCTCAATGGTAAGAAACAGGCCTTTGAAAATGCCTATACATCGGTGAAGAAACTGATTTCGTCGATGCAGCCTCCTCCTGAGCGTTTGCATGGTCAGAAATCAGAGCCCACGTTTGAGACCAGGCCTAGATCTACTGATGTCACCAATACATCATCAAAAGGGTACAAACTACCTGAAGGTTTTGATGACTACAGCCCAAGGAAATACTAGATGAAACGAGTAGTAAAAAAGGCTCCAGTAGAACCGGTTTGGTCCATTTGTTGCCAGTTGAGAGATTCTGGCTACGCCGCTTGTAGAGACAAGAGGACCTCTATGGCATCTATTTTTAGGTTCCTTACAATTAAGTCGGCAAAAGAAATATATGTCCATGCCGTTGCTGTTGAATATGGCTACGAACACGAACGCAGTATTGATTGGAATACCGGAGAAGTTCTTGTAGAGGAAGAAGTTCCTGTTAAAAGCGGGATCTGTATTGTGGCTGCTGCGATTGTTCAAAACGGCAAGGTATGGTCGGTTCCGGCTCCAGGCAGACACTGTGATGTGATTCAACACATGAATAATTGCGGAGTCGAACTCACAGCAGATCTGGAGGCGCAGGGATTCTTGACATCTAACGGGGTCTTCCTCACCAGAACAGAGGCCAAACAAACTGCAATCGAAAGTGGACAACTCAAAACGAATAACCCTATCTTGAAAGAACTCTTCTCCGAGGATCTCTGGTAATGGCAACAAATAAATGGTTAACTAAGCTCCGAAATCTCGAAGGCGTCGTCAAGAATGACTACGACCGCTTCACAAATGTCATTAGGACTCCTAGTCCTAGCGTCAATTTCATCTTCGGCAACACCCATGGTCTTCCCCTGGGCTACTCCGTCTTGCTCTGGGGCCCTCCAGGAGGCGGTAAGTCGCTACTCACCAATGCCACCATTGGCCAGCTTCATAGATCAGATCCTGAGGCCATTGTCGTCAAATTTGACACCGAGTTCCGTAGCGATGGCCAGTTGACTCCAGAGATTGCCGAATCCTTCGGTGTCGATTTGGATCGCCTGATTGTCTTCGAGGCCAATAGGCCGGGAGAGGTCTTCGATACATTTAGCGACAAAATCGGTGCCCTGGTAGCCGATGGGGCTCCGATTAAGCTCGCTATCATTGATAGCATCAACGGTATCCAGGGCAGACGCGAGGCAGAGTCCGATTCCGTGGAGAACTACACCATTGGAGACCACGCCCAGACGGTTCAGATCGGAATGAAACGAATCCTACCGATCCAAAGACGCCATAATATCGCTTTGATCGTCACCGCTCAGCAACGAGCCGAGATGGACATGTTGGAACAGAAGCGAGGCAACAAAACCAAAGCTGCTGTTAGCTTCGGTGTCCAGCATCACTGCGAATATTTCATCCACGTCGAACGTAACAAGAACAAGAAAGGCCGCGTCGATGCGCTGGGACGCAGCTTCGAGGACGAATCGAAGAAGGATATCAGTGATTCCGCCGATATCACGGGCCACAAAGTCACGGTCTGGATGCAGAAGTCTTCTGTAGGTGTTGCTGGTAGGACCGGAGAATTTACTCTTGACTACAAGCGGGGCGTCATCAACCAGCACGAAGAGGTCTTCGACCTCGGTGTGCGATGGGGCCTCATCGAGAGGCCGAACCAGGCAACCTACATCGTAAATGGTTTGAAGTTTAATGGTAAACCTGCCTGTCTCAAGGCACTGGAGGAGTCCGCTGAACTCCAGGCCTACATCGTCAAAGGCCTGCTCCAGGCCGAGAAAGAAAAGCGTATTATTACCGAGGTCGCTGCTTCCGAGGTTTCGGAAGATGTTGACGCCATGATGAATTCCTGATATTGTGTAAAAATGAAAAATCCTCTTGAGACATTATTGGAGACTACTCCAGCTAATTTAGCTGCTCAACAAAAGAAAGCTCTCAAAGAGCATCTTATCTCTGTTCTAGACCATGTGAAAAAATGTGTCGAAAAGGAACAATGGGACAAGATCCCGGTATTCTTTTCTCCAGCAGGAGATTGCATGGGGTCTGACAATTATTGTATCGATTTCTCTTGGTCTTCAGAAAAAGAAGTCGGAGAAGAAAAAGACATCTGTTATATCATCCAAACAATAAAAGACTTGACAAAATCCATCAAATAGTTTAGGTTAGACAAATGGCAGGAAATACTTGCCATCCGGGGATGTAGCTCAGTAGCAGAGCGCGAAAATCTGTCTTCAAATTTTTGTCCATTTAACTTTTTGGACCCAATCGAAGATAGTTATCTCATTGTAAAGACGAGGACGTTGGTGCAAGTCCAACCATCTCCACCGGAGGACCCTGATGTCGGTTTATCATGCTTAGAAAACACCGGCATCGATTTTGTCCTCTTTACGCGACGTAGTGTAACGGTAGCACACTTAAACCCGGCTTCGATTTTTGTCCGCAAGGACCCAACTGAAGGCGGTTATCTTTTGGAGATAGTAGAGCTGGTTCGATTCCAGCGGTCGCGACAGCGAAATCTAAGGTTCGACTCCTTAGCAGGTTACAAACCCTGGCGGGCTTTGCATTTCGTTAGCACCTCCGCACATCTTTTAAAGGGTGTGTAGTTTCCCAATATCGGTTCCGATACGGGGCGGGGTGCGGTACTTTAGGAGAAGTTGTGTAGTAGTAGCACGTCGGCACAAAATCGTTGTCTTCAAATCTTTGTCCTTCACGGACCCCGCGAAGATAATTATCTTATCCAAGCTGATAGCGGTGGTGCAATTCCATCCTTCTCCACATCGTTCCAGATCTGGAACCCAAAACGAAGAGGAAAACAATGCAATACGCCAAACATGTGACGACAAAAACCAATAAGAACACCTCAGTCAAGATCAAGGCTGCCACAGAGCAGGTCCTCAACAATACAGGAGGCTTCGTCTTCCAAGTTGATGACTGGGCTCGACTGAATCGATTCTTAGTCCTAGGCTCTGAGGGTGGCACCTATTACGTTGGCGAAAAGAAGCTGACCAAAGAGAATGCGGCCTGTGTCCTGCGGTGTCTGGAATCAGACCCGGCGCGTACGATCAAAACAATCGTCGAAATCAGCGATGGTGGTCGGGCTCCAAAGAACGATCCCGCAATTTTTGCATTGGCTATGGCGTCTAAGCTGGCGAAGTCTCCGGAGACCCGAGCAATGGCGTATTCTGTCCTCCCCAAGGTTTGCCGTACTGGAACCCATATCCTTCAGTACATCTCAGCAGTCCGTGAACTCGGAGGCTTCGGTTCCGGATTTATGCGAGCCATCACACGCTGGTATATGGATCGCCCGGCGAAACAATTCGCCTATCAGGTGGCAAAGTACCAGAACCGAAACGGAGAAAACCACAAGACTGCCCTGCGTCTGGCCCACCCCGGAGTCCACCACGAGTTGGATGCTTCCCAAAAAGAGGTAATGCACTGGGTCATGAAGGGTTGGGATAGTGTAGGCGAGGTCCCTCATCCTAATTCAGATCTACAAATGATCTGGGCCTTCGAGCGAGCCAAGCAGATGAAGACCAAGTCGGATGTCAAAGAACTGGTCAAGCTCATCGATACCTACCAGCTTCCTCATGAATGTATCCCATCAGAGATGCGGAATTACCCCGAGGTCTGGGCTGCCATGCTTCCTGCTATGGGACCTACGGCTTTAATCCGAAATCTCGGCAAGATGACTGAAATCGGACTGATCAAGCCGATGTCAGCGGCTCAGAAGATGGCCAAAGCCAAGCTCACCGACCTGGAGGTCTTGAAGAAGGGCAGGGTCCATCCTCTTCAGGTCTTGGTTGCCTTGAAGACCTACAGCAGCGGTCATGGGGTTAAAGGAAGCCTGGTCTGGACTCCGGATCAAGGTGTGGTCCAGGCACTGGATGACGCTTTTTACCTCAGCTTCGGTGCTGTGGAGCCGACGGGGAAGAATACTCTTCTGGCCCTGGATGTTTCGGGGTCTATGACTTCCGACAGTATCGCAGGGATGCCGATTAGGCCTTACGAAGCCACCGCTGCAATGTCTATGGTTACGGCAGCCGTAGAACAGAATCACCACATCATGGGTTTTGCCGACACCTTCCGGGATCTTAAGATTCGTCCTGGGATGAGTCTGTCCGATGCCATGGAAAAATGCCATAATAACGCTTTCGGTGCTACAGACTGCTCGCTACCGATGCAGTGGGCAGCAAAAAATAAAGTGGCCGTAGACACCTTCTGCGTCTACACCGACAACGAGACCAATACTGGTCGCCACGCCTCTAAGGAAATCGAGAATTATCGCCAAAAGACTGGGATCCCAGCCAAATTGGTAGTAATCGCGACTTCGGCAACGAAATTCTCTATTGCGAATCCTGACGATGCCGGTATGATGGATATCTGTGGATTCGATACCTCTACACCTCAGATCATCTCAGACTTCTCCAGGAGCTAGATGAGAGCGGCAGACCCCACGCTCCTGAAGACATTCATTCAGGAGCGTGGACTCAGTTACAAGACGACTACGTCGAGTTACGTATTTGACTGTCCACGATGTCTGAAATCTGACAAGCTCTGGATGTATCGAGACGGTACCCAGTTTAAATGCTGGGTGTGTGCTGAATCCGATGGTTTCGGAGGGAGGCCAGAAAAAGCACTGGCGGAAATCGCAGGGATCCCAATTGATGAAGTCAGATCCCTGATATATACCGACCTGGCTCCTAAGGGGACCTCAGAGGTCCTCTTCGGATTCAGAACTGAGGAAGAAGAAGATTCCGAAGAGGAAGGTCCGCTTCCAGATCTGGTCTGGCCACTTCATATCGTTCCTCTGGATCAAAAATCTGCGGTTCGGGGCAGAAAATATCTGGAACAGAATCGAGGCATCCCTTTAGGAATTGCCATGGAATACGGTATCAGATATAATCTGGATACCACCGCCGTTGTTTTTCCTGTATATGTGGGAGAACTCCTCGTCGGCTGGCAGGAGAGGGCAACAGGAGTAGTTCCGAGGTTCCTGGAGAAACTGTCAACTCCAGGGATGCCAAGGTCACGGGTCGTAATGTTCCAGAACAGATTGGTATCAGCAGAATCCGCAGTTATCGGTGAGGGACCCATAGATGCGCTGAAAGCCCATTTTATTGGCGGCAACGTCGCAACTATGGGTAAAACCATAAACAAAGGACAGATCGAGGTCATCAAGAATTCTGGAGTCAAGTCAGTCTACATCGCCCTGGACCCCGACGCCCATACTGAGATCACAAAGCTAATTGACACCTTCCATGACTACGAAACCTATCTGGTCAACACGAGGATCTACAAGGATTTAGGAGCTATGCCTCTTGATGAGGCAACTGCCTCAATTATGGAGTCTCCCAGGGTTCATCCTGGATATTTTGTTAACCCGTTCCACTGAAAAAGTTACAATGCAGAAAATAGTAGACAAAATCTTTCTTTCTTCCATAGCCCTGCTGGTCTTTGGATTGGTGACTTTACTCCTATATGGGTCATGGCAAGTAGTGTTGGCAGACTATCAAATTAAAAACTGCTATTTGACACTAGACTACTCTGGTACCAAGACTGAGGTAACTGCTTATATTCCATGGAAACCTGATGTTACCTTGGGGAAATTCGATAAATATGAAGATGCAGAGGCCGCAATGGCTAGATATCCAGCCTGCCAGCAGACCAAGTCAATTAAAAATCCATGAATACAAGTACCTGGGTTGTCATCGAGTATCTGGAGCCTGTATCTCCAACTAATCGTCGAGTCTGGGACAGCGGCTGCGGTCCTCTAGTATTTGAAGACACTGTTTCTGGAGCAATGGACTTCTTCAGCAAAATAGGAGGTGCCCCAGGAAACTTCCGAGTAGTGCCTGTAGAGTATGCGAGGAAGGCAGGGCTATTCCGGGAACAAGAAACCAGATCCCGTTGTTTTGCCGGTGGCCGATTCTGCGAAGCCACAATTGACATCAATCACAAAACCCTGTAGTAATAAGGAGACAGATGACAGTTGATGGTATCGCTGCGTCGCAGTGTATTGATCGTTCTGGAGAAATCCTAGATATCGAAGGAGTAGACTGCCACAAAATAAACAGGAATGATGGGATCCCTCTTAAATGGGAGTACAGGGACGATGCTGTTGTTGGTCGGCTCACATACCTCAAAAAGATCCTGACTCTCTCAGACTGCGAAAATGACCGCCAACGGATGTATTGGAACAAGACTGAATGTAATCCGTTTATTTATGTTACCTGTAGACTGAATGACGGTGACGAAAGACTCACTTCCTTTATTCGAGACAACGTTATCCGTCTTGGTTTTGGTATAGGAGGTTTCACGACCCGTAGAGAAGGTAATGTTCTGAAGGCATCTTGTTTTGAAGAACTCGCAATAACCTGTAGACCTATTGACAAGGCCACAATGTTTTCTATCGTAGGAGACAACGATGGTCTCGAAGGGAATCAGTGACTCCTGAAAAAAAAGAATTCAGCGTCTTCCACCAGGAAGCACTCCTAGGACATACCTTAGAAGTTCCGGACCTCTGGGGTCGCCTCGACGATATCGGCGTAGACAAGGCCTGGTTCAAGTCTGCTGTTTTGTCCGAGGCCTTCGACCAGATCCAAAAATTCCGGAAAGCATATAAAAGACCTCCTAGGCTCAAGGAAATTGAGGCCTTCGTAATTGCTGCGGATTCAATCGACGGTCCTGCTCAAGCCAAGGCCTTCCAGAAATTTGCGACATCTGCGACTCAGATCGGTCTAGATATCCTCCAGGCCAAACTTCAGGACTGGGCGAAGTCTAGATTTGTTGTCCAACAGGCGACCCAAATCGGTGAGGCCTACAACAAAGGGCTCCACGACAAAGCATATGACCTCTGGGAATCAGGGGCTGTCCAGCTCCAGAAGTTTGACTTTGGTTCTGACGGCATCGACCGCATGGAATCGATGGCAACTCGGATTGATTCGGAGTCAGAGGAACGAGCCGAAGAAGCAAAAACCTCCCTAGGATATGGTGTCAGCTTTCTAGATGATGCCCTGATTAAGATCGCAAAGAAGGATCTAATCGTAATCGGAGCAAAGACGGGGGTAGGTAAGACCGAAATCGCCAAAATCATTGCCAAGCATAATGCCAGCCTTGGAGTCAGGGTATCTGCCTTCTTCCTGGAGGCCGAGAATCTCGAAATCGAAAGACGCATCAAGTACAGCATCTTAGTCAATCGCTACCTCGAAGAGAATCCCGGGGCCTCGGCTAGTTTTGGATATGCCGAATGGCGTCATAACATGTATGAAGCCAGTTTGGGTAGATTCAACGCAGAGGCAGATGTCGAGATCAAAGAAAAATACAAGACACTGAAGACCTATTACCGAAAAAACGGAGACTTTGACCTCGACACTTTGGATCGCGAAATCATCAAGGCCCACAAGGATTCCGACCTAATCATCCTGGACCATCTCCACTACGTGGATCTGGATTCAAAATCAAACGAGAATTCCGAGATGTCTAGGCTAGTCAAGAAGCTGAGACATCTTACCCTAGTCCTGGGGGTTCCAATTATCTGTATCGCCCATCTCAAGAAGGGATCTGCAAAGACCCTGGTCCCAGAACTCGACGATTTCCATGGCAGCTCTGAGATCACCAAAATCGCGACTACCTGCCTGATGCTGGCACCGTGTCGGAATTTTACAGCCACCGACCTAGGATACGAGGGAGGGCTCCCTACATTTATGAGGATCGCCAAATTCCGTCTAGACGGGTCCAGAACCGGGACCGTTGGGATGGCATTTTACGACCGCAACCTCGGCAGTTACCTTGACAAGTATGCCGTCGGCAGGTTAAACTTTTCTGAGACCAAGTGGACACCCAATACGGACAGACCTCCGTACTGGGCGAAGCAGAGCCACCTGATTTCGGATATCTCGGAAGTCGAATAAATGCTAAAACCTTTTCTTCGTAAGTGGCTAGGGATCGACCAGCTTGATGCCTGCACGATTCATGACGAACACGCCAAAACATTGAGAGTACTGAGATGGCAGTTGGCCATGATAGAAAGCCTCCGTACCGAAATAAAAACTCTTTGCTACAGAATCGACCATCTGGAAAATCCCAATCGATGAAGCCGTGGTCAATCCATAAAGAGGACTGCGTCGAGTTCCTCAAATCGATGTCTTCGGAGTCTGTTGATTTAGTTATAACCGACCCCGCATATGAAAGTCTCGAAAAACATCGTGCTATAGGAACCACGACCAGACTCGATAACTGGTTTGAGATCTTTCCGAATTCTAGGTTCCAGGAACTCCTCCCAGAAATCTACAGAGTCCTGAAGAAGAATACCCACTTCTATATGTTCTGTGACCAGGAAACCATGTTTGTCGTCAAGCCCATCGCAGAGGCCTGTGGCTTCAAATTCTGGAAACCAATTATATGGGACAAAGTTTCCCTAGGAATGGGATATCATTACAGGGCCCGTTACGAATGTATCCTCTTCTTCGAGAAGGGCAAGCGCAAGCTGAACAACTTAGGGATCCCAGATATCCTGACCTTCAAGAGAGTCAGAGGAGGATACCCCACGGAGAAGCCTGTTGGGCTCACCAAGGTTCTAATTGACCAAAGTTCTAGACCCGGTGAACTCGTAGTGAATCCATTCATGGGGTCTGCCTCCGTTGGAGTCGCAGCCCTGGACCTCGGTAGGGAATATGCCGGATGCGATATATCGGACAGATCAATAGATCTGGCCTCGGATAGACTTCAGGATAGATATGAATGTCTTGAACTCCAAAGGCAATTGGGGTGCCGATGAAGGTTCCGTTTCTATGGAATGATGGGACTTCCGATACCATTCATCTGGAAGACCTTCCTCCCTATTATTATAGACTCACGGTCCGTTTACCTGCCGTCAACGTTCTAGGAACGTACGATGTTGTGGAATTCAGCCCTGTACCTCAGATCTGGGTCTCGTTTCGGAGATACTCCCTACAGGGTCCGGGCTGGGAAATGCACTACTACGAGGAAATATGAAGCCTAGAATCAAGAAAGACAGTAATTCGGTGGAGTCAAATTCGGTAATTATCAACGAGAAGCGTCGAGAGGTTTTTCTCTTCGGTGAAGTCAACGGAGAAAAAGCAGGGGCCATTGTAGCTGCTCTCCGTGAGTTTGATAGGTCCCGGGGACCAATCACTATGATCATTTCCTCAACAGGCGGCTACGAGGGGGCCGGTTGGACCATTTATGATGCCCTCAGGCTCTGCAAAAACAAAACAGTCGCTCTGTGTTACGGCGAATGCCAAAGCATTGCCACCCTTATCCTTCAGGGCTGCGACCAAAGGCTACTGGCCCCGAATTGCCGCTTCATGATTCACAACGGCTCCATTGCTATGGACATGACAACGGACCAACTCCTGTCCTTGGCCGACGAAGTCAAAGCTCTATCTCTGCTGTATTACGGGGTCCTAGCCGGTAGATCTGGAGGAGCGGTTACCTCCGAACAGGTCAAGGCCCTATGTGAGATGGAGACATTTTTTAGTGCCAAAGAGACAGTTGAATACGGATTTGCCGATGGCATCATGAAGGTAGTACCTAAGACAAAAAGGACCTCGACAAGGAAGAAAAAATGAAGAAAATCAAGAAATATCCAAAAATCGAAGCGGCCTGGAAACAATCCCAAAGTGAGAACGATAAAGCGGATAGATTTTGGGCCGAAGCGGAAAAGCTCTATGCCTTAGCCAATAAGCTACATCAAAAAGGGGTCAAGGCGTCAGATAAATCCGTAGACATCTATATCAATGCTGTGCGAAAGAAGTATGGATCTAGTGTAATGATTGATTGGAAGACCGGAAAGATCACAATATGTCCATGAATAAATTACCCATCAAAATCGCCATTGGAGTCGGTATCATCGTGATGGCCTTCCTTGGCGGGAGGTTCTCGAAGTCTCCAGAAATCAGAACGGTCGAAATCGAGAAGATCAAAGAGATCCACCACGAATCGACTGTTATCGAGAAAAAGGTAGATATCGCAGAGCTGAGGGAGGCCATCTCAGCCGTTGCTATCAAGCGTAACGTCGCAACCCGTAGAGTGGTCGTCGAAGCCGCGGATGGTACTAAAACAACCACAGAAGAGGCTACAGACAAAACAACCTCTGACTCCACAACGGCCACCAAGGAAGCCATTGCTACCAAGACTGAGGAGTCCACCAAGATCTGGAAGGAGACCATAAGGGTCGAGGAAAAGATCAAAATCGTGGAATCCCTCCAAAAACAATGGACAGCTTCGGTTCAAGGTGGTATCAATGTTCTGAACCCGATCCAAGGAATTCCTGGATATTTGGTTCCAGATAATTTTGTGGTAGGGGCAGCTCTGGATCGACGTATCCTTGGTCCATTGAGTCTAGGAGTCTGGGCAAATAGTAGGGCCGATGCAGGGATTCAGCTAAAACTGGAGTTCTAATGAAAAAGCCAAAAACAGTAGATATGGCCCTGATCGCTAGGTCAACTCCATACGGCTTCACCAATCTAGCCATAGGTGAACCAAAGCTGGTACAGGCCGGGCTGAAGCAGTTCTACCCCAAATTTATGATTCCGGATTCAGATCAAGGATATCCCAGATCTGGAGGCGACTTAGATCTGATCTCTAGGATCAAGGAATTCCACAATATACCACAGAAACATGTCGTCTTGGTTTCAGGGGCCAAACAAGGCCTCATCGCCGCGATGGCGGCAGCCCTGAAGCTGAGCTATTCCGATGTCTATACTTCGATGGTTCCGTACTGGCCCAGTCTCCCTACCCTAGCTGCCCATGCTGGACTCAACTGGACCTCAGATCTCAATGACTACCAGGTCATCATCGATACCTGGCCTAATAATCCTACAGGATACAACAAGGACGCCCAAAATCACTTCGAGGGCTCTTTTATTATTAGAGACTCGGTCTACGACTCTCCTATCTTTGACGCAGGGCTGGGAGCAGATATGGCCCCAGATGAAGCCGATGACCCCGAAGTTGTTGTAGATTCAGCATCGAAGCGTTACGGTCTCAGCGGAATTCGACTGGGCTGGATCTCCACAGACCACAGCGATATCGCAGATGCCATCACCGAATACGTCGAAACCACGACCTCCGGGGTCTCGACTCTTTCCCAGACCTATTTTTCAGAGTTTCTCGACACCATCATGAGGGGACCCGTTAGATTCGAGCTAGCTACTGACTGTATCAATGAGCAGATCGCAAATAACGGGAAGACATTAATTAATACTATCGGAGACCACGTCACTAATATGGCAGGTGTCCCTAGTGGAGACGGCGGCATGTTTGCTTGGTTCAAGCCGAAGCATTCCAAAAAGTTCAGGACCGCCTTAGAAAAGACAAAAATCCTGTTTGTTGATGGCTCCTCCGCTGGTGTTGACGGCTACTACAGGGTCAACATGGCAGAATCCCAGGAGCTTACTTCTGCTGCGATGCAGGCCTTGGGAGAAGCTCTAAATGACTCGAAATCTTAAAACCATCAAATTCGAGACCGTGACTAGGTATATTTCTACGATTTACGATATACCTAGTACTTATCTCGAAATGAATTCGAGGCGGCTCCTGTTCTTGCAGGAGGTCATGACAGATGGGATGTATAGTGGCTTGCTGAACTGCGGCCCCGTCGGGTTCCAGAAATTCGAGATGCACCACGACGGACAGAGATGGGTAATCAATATGGAGGCCGAAGAAACCAATGAGTGATATCGTATGTACCAGTTGTGTGATTCCTTCTGAAGAGGACTACGAAGTTGTTATCTTTCCAGATCACCATGAGATTCCGGAAAAGCTAGTCAATATCCATAGAGGTTTACAAAACGCACTTGCCGCCATTAAGAAACTCGGGGTCAGCTCTGGAACCTACAAAGGGATCAGATTCGAGATCCAGAAGACCAAAACCACAGTTGACCTCGACAAGAAGTTTGATGGCAACGAAGCCGACGCCATCGCTGCGGGATGGCAGGAAAACGAGTTTGGCTGGGTCTGCCAAGACTGTGCGACCCCAGTTGACGAATACAGCGGAGCCGTAGAACTCAGTGAAGCCCTGGTTAAGGCCATCGTACCGGACCTAGACAATAGAACAGACGCCGAGAGAAGGCTGTGGAAGCCTGATTCTCCGGGACAGGAGAAGTTCACCCAAATCCTGAAATCTGTGGCACCTACCGTTATCTCAGAAGATTTCTGTTTTGAAGTTACCCTTCTGGGGTGGTTCCCTTTGATCTATGACTGCTGTCTTAAGCTAGAGGCCATCAATCGGCAGTATCCGGCCCTGAACAGAATCAAGGCGATCCAGGTCAAAGAAAAACTAGGAACCCTTAGGTTCTATTCTGATTACGCCACTAGAGAGGTAGATGAAGTGATCGCTGCTGCTGAACGGGAGTCTGCGAAAACCTGCTATTACTGTGGGGATCCTGGGTCCCTAGAAAACAGAGGCGGCTGGCTCTTGACTATTTGCTCAAGATGTGAGACTTTAAGGCATCGAGCTATATGACTATCGTTGAACGTCTTTGCGACAAGGTATTAGAAATCTGTCGGACTGAGCACCAGTTACTGAAAGGGCTGGAATTCTATGTGGGACCTGCTGCTTATTCCGCGCTGGTTCGTGAGCGCCCGCTACTAACAACGGAATGGGACCACACCAGAATGAGCATCGGTACACCTGCTGGTCAGGTGCCAGTTCTCCCTCATAGAGGGCTAGGGGCGTTATTGGTGATAACCTGGGAGGGTACCTCTGGGATGTTGGCGTGTTTTAATTTTTTCCCAGAGATCGAGATCTATGAAAATAAAATTTAAAAATCTGAGACCAGATCAACGCCCCCTTCCTAGCAAGGCCAATCCCTATGCTGCCGGAATCGATATCCGGGCCGTAGAGCACGCCTGGTTGATGCCGAGAGAAATGTCTGGGGGCGGTGCTGCTGTAGCCGTTAAAACCGGATGGGCAGTTGAGATTCCTGATGGCTACGAGATTCAGGTAAGGTCTAGATCTGGTCTTGCCAAGAAAGGTATCGTAGTCGCCAATTCTCCGGGAACCATCGATTCCGACTACAGAGGAGAACTCATCGTGCTTCTCGTCAACACCGGAATGACCCCTTACGAAATCCTACCTGGTGACAGAATTGCCCAGCTCGTGGTTTCTAGGGTTCTAGATGTAGAAATCGAGGAGGTCCAAGAGCTGTCGGAGACTGCCAGGGGCTCCAATGGATTTGGGTCTACGGGGATAAAATGAATAAATCAGATATCACGCCGGATTGTATTCAACACTTCAGGATCAAGGCATACGAGGATGTGTTGGAAAAGCAAAGAGTCTTAACTTTTGCTCTTTCTAAAATAGAAGAAGAATTCAAGTCACTCAGCAAGTCAGATCCACTGGATCCCAGGAGATTCCCGTTTGTTTTTGATCCTGTTTCAGGAGAAGCAAGAGTCCAGCCAGGAGCAAATCTCTACGACTGTCGCTCTGTTGCTAGTTTGATTGCAAAATACTCCGGGAATTCAGTGATATTCAAGTTCAACGATCAGATCTACGAGGAGTCCCCTTGACCCCTATTGAAGTCATAGCGAAGGCGATCCAAAACGATTCCTCAAGGCTGAGTAGAGGCCAGAAGAGGCGTCAAGCCATGGCGGAGGCAATAAGCCAAGGGCTGAGTCCTGAAGGGCCCCGAGCTGAATGGTTGAAGGCCTCGGCTCTTGCTGTTCTGGATACGCTGAAGGCACAGGCTGAAGACTTCAATACAAAGAATCCTGACGACAAGATCAGTAACCAAGACCTAGCCGATGTCCTTGTAACTACGTTGAGCTGGATGTATGATGTAAAGGGAGACAAATGATAAAAGTATTTGACCACGCCGCCTGGGCTCTGAGAGCTGAACGACAGGAAAGGATCAAAAAACTGAGAAAACTCTTAGATAGTTTTCCTCACATCCGGGACCTCACAGGTCCCGATATTGCTCAGCACGACCCTATCTTGTCCATTGATTTATATCAGTTACCAGTGAGGCTGTCTGGATATATTGCCCACTTGGAATCAAAGGCGGACTGGGAATATATCAACAAAGCGAAATCCTTCATTAAAGATGAAGCCAACGAGACAGTTGTAATCGACTGGCGTAACGGAGATATCTCCATTTTCACGAAGCTACCCAAGGACGAGCAACTTTGGATAGATGCGAAGAACTTCCCTGGAGTCTTGCCCAGCTATAGAGAGGCTATCGAAGCTAAATACGGAAGTTTCGCGACCTACGATCTCAGTACTAAAGAGGTCTTGGTCTAAATGGAATTTTGTATCACAGCAGAACAGCTTCGATCAGCCCTGAAGGACATCGAGCAAGCAGAAAAAAACGGATTTATGCACTGCCTCGCGGTGTTTAGGTTTGTCAGCGCAGGTCCTATGATCGATCAAAACCAGGCTAATTACAGCGATTTGCTTGAACGCGCCTCGCCAACCGATGACTCTCTGAATTGGGGGCGGTTCCAGAGCGTTACGAGACACTTCCGGTTTGCTGATGGTAAGCTGATCGATCCCCAATCAACCAAAATTAAGAAAAAGAGAGATCCCTGATGGAATCTCTCGAAGAATTCGTAGCGGTTCCAACCGGGAAGCCATCTAGATGTGTGGCATCAATCCAAGAGGCCGACAGGCTTCTTGTCGTCGATGTCAGCAACATGGCCTATCGCGGAGGTTTCGCCTACAACCTGAATACATCAAAAGGGGTCTTCAGCGGCCACGTCTTCGGGGCCTTTAAGATCTTGATGTATGTCATGGAGCGGATCCCAGCCATGAAGTGGTATCCCGTTTTCTGCTACGACGGTATCAACTCGAAGGCAGTTAGACAACAGATAGATCCCAACTACAAGGCCAACCGGGACCCAACTCGATTTGACCCCAAACCAGATGTTTATATCGCGTTCCAGAGCATTCCGGGTCTCCATATCGACCATCCAGATCTCGAAGCCGATGACGCCATTGCTTGGGTCTGTCGTGGACTGAAGAAGCCGGTTTCTATCCTGAGTTCGGACAAGGACTTCTGGTCTCTGATCTCAGATACCACCGATGTTTGGAGCCCCCATTTCGACAGGTACGTCAATACGGCAGATATCCTGAAGGCCTTCTGTGTTCAGGACCCCAAGAAAATTCCGATGTCCAAGGCCCTATTTGGAGACGCCTCAGACGACATCAAGGGAGTCCACCGCCTGATGAAGGCTCAGGTTACGTCCGCTCTGAATTCTACGGATTCCGTAGATGAATTTATTGCAGCAGTCCTGGAGTCAGGAGCCACGGCCAAAACAAAACTAAAGGTCCAGGAGTCCAGAGATATCATCCTGAGGAATCTAGAACTCATCAAACCTCGACCCGGGATCAAACGAGAACATACCCGAATCCAAAAAATAGATGCCGAGGCCCTACTCCAGGTGTTGACATCCTGGGAGTGTTTCTCTATTATCGATAAATCGGATATGCTTCTGGGAAAGACTTGGTTTGCAGATGAATAGATTTGAAATCGGAGATATTGTAGAACTCAAAGTCTCTGTTTGTACGGCTAACAACCTACGAGGACCTGGGAAAGAGAGAAAGATCTCGTTCAGGATTATTGGCAAAGAACCCAACTCCTGTTATCCACCAGATGGGGACTGGATGTATCGTCTTAAGGCTCCTTCTCCGTATCATTTCCATCCGACAAAACCTTGTGCCTTAAATATCACTGAGAAGTTGATGAAATCAGGAATTGCGGGAAATCGTATCCCAGTAACCATTTATTGTCGGTAATTAGATGAATAAATGTCCGAATTGTGGTGGACCATTGCTAGACATGAGGAATGTTGGGTTCAATCCAAATCAAATAGATACTTGCTTTATCTGGACAGATATGACTTACACCTGTGTCAAGGGAATGAAGAAAACGAGGGTTATATCGGGATGAAAAAGAAAATTGGAGATGTAGTAAGACTACCGGTTTCTGTGTCTAAGACCTGGGGAGGTCCTCAGACTCACACAAAATTGCCCTTTAGAATCACCAGGATCTTGCCTCCAGAAAGACCGTATGACGGCGAGTGCATCTATGTTCTGGACTATCCAAAAAAATACTTAATTCGGAAAAATAAACCTCGTTGTGTCTATCGGATTTCAGATACAACGATGAGACTTGCTCTTAAAGGGGATCGTCTTTTAATACTTTTTGTTGAACGACAATGAAATTAAGACTTACGGTTGGAGGTCTTATTCTTGGTGTCGGCTTGGTCCAGGTCTTTACCGGGAACTACAAATGGGGCCTAATCGACATCCTATTGGCGATGCCGTGGTTTATTGATCGATGATCCTACAGAACCACGAAGTCCTAGTCCTGAACAGATCGAGAACATCTTGGATCTGTGCCAAATGCTGGATCGAAATCAGCTGTCATTTAGTTGCCACAATAGACCAGGCCTGGGAACAGATTCCTCCGGATATCCAAAACGACCTCAAGGAAAGTCTCGAAAGATGTGAAAGGAAACTTGACGCGATGGGCGAAAGACCAAAGGAAAACAGATGAATCTCAGTCAGAAAACAGAAGGTTTTATTGCAGGAATATATACACTTTTAACTATTCTATGTGCGATAAACCAAGACTACTTGATGGTCATATTGTTTGGTGCTATTTCCATGATGTGGCTCCTTGAAGGGGAGGAAGTCATCAAATGAGGTAGATCGGACTCTATCCATGACACATTGCTCACATAACAACACCGAAGCAGTCGCTTTAGACCAGACAATAGGGTTGTCATGCCTAGACTGTGGCCGTGTGTTCAGTTGTTGGGGAAACGAACACATCTCAGAAATCCTATGGAACCAACACGCTTCCAAAGATCCCGACGTAATCCCTACACAGTACTGTCGTCGTAACTTCTGCGCCATTTGCGGTAAGCTAATAGCGCCCTTTACAGTGCATACGTAGGAAAACAAATGCCAATTAAACATCCACCCGGAACTCCAGAAGATCTATTAGGAATCCTCCCTCTAAACTGCCGTGTGGTATCCTATAATTTCGACGAGAAGACCGCTGAGGTTGAACAGCCCGATGGAACCGTATCGGTCTGGGGTTGGCAAGATAGAGTCTTTAGTCCCATCTTTAGGCACAAAGACAGGATGACCTCGCCCCCTCCTCAAGACGGCTATTTTGATTGCAGAAGCGTCGGGACTAGGTCTGAGAGCCTACTAAAATTAGGCTCTGACTAGCTTGCCGCCGTCAGAGTTGTCACCAACAACCTGAGGTTCAGCGTCGAACTGACCCGAAGTCGTAAAGGCCGAGAGGTCTGAGAACGAATTGGTCGGATATCCCGCCGGACTCGCGGTTCCAGCAGCCTGTGGACCTAATTTTGCAAAGTTGTCGCCAGAAATCACAGGAATCGCTCTGGCCCTGAAGGTGGTGGCCGAGATGATTTCGACTACCTGAATCCTTAACGAGGTCTGTCCAGTCTTCGACAACCAGCCGATTTGACCCGGCCAAATCGGAGTCGTCGAGTCTACGGTGAGTACACCGCTAGCTGTTGCTGTGGTTACGGCCTTCGATACTGCTGCGATGAGTGTAGACATGTCTTTAAGATTGTTACCAATTATATTTGTCAAGAACCGCAAAAACGGCTTCTTTGCCGCCTTTGGCATATACAGACTTCAACTGCTTCCTCGGACTGATTCCTACAGATCCCACATCTAGCTGGGCATGGGGGCCGTCGAAGAAGTTTTTCCAATAATATCCAGCATCTAGGCCGACTTCAATACAGGCATCGGCCCAAATCTTGATATCGGTCTTATCCCAGGACGGCTGCAACCCTTTTGACGGGTCCTTGTCAAAAACGCCATCTACTGCGATTGCATAATTATGGGCACTGTCTCCGGCATCGACCGTTGTCACCTTGCCTTCACCTGGAATCCCTCTGCGACCCTTGAGATATAGCTGATGCTGCTCGTCCCAGGTCCTCTCGCCTTGAGTAATCCAGAAGACCTTCCCCTTAGACCTACAGATTTCGAGGGCTCTAATGGTCATCCTGAGCACCGCTGGGTACAGGGCTAGAGGTTGGATCCGAGACAGCTGCTCTGCGGCTAGAGGGCCAGCCGCAGCCATGATGTCTCGGTTCTGGTTGATATACTTAATCAAGGACATTAGCCGTCTACTCCGTTGGTGCCGTTTGAACCACCAATAGATCCAATCAAACCTGTTGTTAGATCGACTAAGAAAATATTTCCAGCATTGCCACCCACACCACCCGTAGAACCATTGTGGTCGCCGTTGCCGCCGTTGCCGCCGTCTACCCAAGTACCGCCGGTAAGGCCACCTGCTGTATTATCGATGAGCTTGTGATAGATCAAAAAGATGACGCCTCCACCACCACCACCACCGCCACCGCTAGGAGAGACAC